GACGTCAAGAAACCGATGAAACGAAAGACCGTGAAACCGGCGCCGCTCGATTTCTCGGCGATACCGTCCCAGCAGATCGATGAGTGGTTGGCGTCGCCCCCCGACGTCAAGAAACCGATGAAACGAAAGACCGTGAAACCGGCGCCGCTCGATTTCTCGGCGATACCGTCCCAGCAGATCGATGAGTGGTTGGCGTCGCCCCCCGACGTCAAGAAACCGATGAAACGAAAGACCGTGAAACCGGCGCCGCTCGATTTCTCGGCGATACCGTCCCAGCAGATCGATGAGTGGTTGGCGTCGCCCCCCGACGTCAAGAAACCGATGAAACGAACGACCGTGAAACCGGCGCCGCTCGATTTCTCGGCGATACCGTCCCAGCAGATGGATGAGTGGTTGTCATTGAAAAGATCACATTAATTTCACAGCAAAAGTATCTGTGTAATGATGTAATTTTTTTTTTGAAAACATACATAAAAATATTGGTATCTGCATAAAATGTTGCTGGATCTAATGAACCGACAGCGTACTTCTTTTTCGGGGGGGGGGTCGCCGAATATCCTTGCACAGGCATCTGTCCAAGCAGTTGGGATACCTTTGCTTGTCCTTGAAAGGTGGTCTTTCGTTTTCTCTCTAAATAATCATATACATATTCCGATGTCAGATCGGCATCAAACACGATATGGGTGATTTCTGGATGTTCCTCGAGATATCGTAGGATTCGTTGGGCATCATAGGCGGTCAAAGCATAATCCGGATTGACCTTGAATACATGAAATCCATCGGCACGTGAGGCGACAATATTTCTTTGACTATCATCGATCAATGAGAGTTTGTGAGGAACCTCTGAGATCCGAGCCAGCAATCGTGGAAATAATCCGTCCATCCGCAGACATCGATGATCGCTTGAATCATCTCTTTGTACCCAAACGAGGCAATATAGATTTTATATTTCTTGCCTTGAACCATTTTATCATCATAACGACAATAATGAAAAAAAAAATGCTGGTTGTAAAATGATGGCCGAATTCCTTCTGGAGAAATGTGAAAGGTTTTTTTCCTCGTAAAATCCGATAATGGTGATGGGGAGATTCTCACCAAAATCTCCTAGATTTTCGGACATGTCTATTATCCATTTTTTATATTTTCGAATCATTATCAAAAACATGTCGATCCGCATCTGTATCATGCAGTATGCCCCCCTGATCTCGCTCGAGACATTGCACGAGGGGATCTTTCTCTGGCGACTGGCGCGGGTGTTTTCGGAGTTTGGATTGTCGCACCGGGAGATCCAGGGTCTGCTCGCGTCCGACAAGTCTGTCGCCGTTGCGAATCAGATCACCACTCATCTCTACATCTACGAGAACATCTGGATCCACCTTGAATGTCTTTTTTTTCCTCGCCGACGAGGCCTCAAGATCCTCTCGTACACCATTATATTTCTTCCTCAAAAAGGATGTGCGGATTCTGCGTAAAAGCACGGCAGAGCGCGAGGACATCCGTCCGGCAATTATTTTCAAAACAAAATTCGACGAGCTGCTGGACATCCGGCGCATGAGAGTAGACGAGGCGCGACAGGTGCTCGACGGGATCGAGCGACTGGTCGTCGAGGAAGATCTCCCGGACACGCTCGAAATGGAAATCCGACATGTCCAGGTTCTTGTTGTGGTGACGGATCTGCTCCAGGCTCCCGTATTTCTTCAACAGACGGTAGGATTTTTCGGGTCCGATCTTAAAAAGGTTGGTGTTATAATCCGTCCCGCACATGATGCAGAAATCGAGGAATTGCTCCTTGGAAAGATCGAGGCGCGCAATCATGTCCTCGTAATCGATCTCAATCACCATTTGTGATTGCAGGTTCAGGCGATGGAGGAATTTATCGGCCCGGTAGTTCAGCACGTCGGTATCCTCGGACAGGACGGCGTCCACATACCCGTTCCGATTCAGGATCGCGCATGTGGCCTCGGCCTCCCCCGGCGCGTTGATCCATGCGATCCCAAGGATCGTAAACAGACGTCTCGTCAGATCGAAATCTTCTGTACGGATCGAGAGGAGCGTGCTGATGAGATGATCGATGTCCCGGTCCACCTCGGCCACCATCAGTGTCTCGCGCTTGTTGTACTGTTTCAGCAAAAACTCCCTTAGATCCTCGCCGAGATCGTCGTACCGGATGGGCAGCGGGTTGGGCGTGGCCGAGGACGAGATGAAATACTCGGGGTGATCCTGGAACCGACCCTTGTAGGCTTCCCATTCCGCCAGGATGTTGTCCGCCTTTTCCTTGGTCTTGAGACGGGCCATGGTCCGGTTTTTTTTCTCCTGTTCCTTTTCGGGCGGGAATCGTGTGTCATACACAAAAATCGGATGGACCTCGTTCTCTCGGAAAAGGATGGTCAGCTGCATGAACGCGTCCAGCCACTGTTTCCCGTAGGTCGTCTTGAACTTGCACATGTAAATGGATGTATCGATGGCCACTTTTTTGTAGCTGTACTTGGACAGGTGCACCTCGGTGTAGATCAGCGGGCAGGCTTTTCTCAGGAACTGATGAAGATTCTTGATCCCCATATTTATTGTTTATCCGATTAAATATTTATATCGGAATAGAACGTCGCGATGGATTTCGTACCGAGACTACCGCCTTATGGATCTGTCTCGGTCGATTCTCTGAGGAGGATGCTGTTTTTTCTGGTTGTGGTGGTAGTGCTGTTTTTTCGGCAGATTTTTGTGGTTTGCGGAAGACTGTGGAGGTCATCTCACGGACTGCCCGGAACAAGTTGTCGAGGTAGATGGGGACAGCGACCGTCAGCACCACCAGGCCCATCAAGAGCAGCAGAAGGAAATACTCAATCACAATCATGGCGATTTTTGTGTCGGATTCGATCTTCAGATTCGATGATCGGTCCTTGATCCAGAAGGTGGCGATGACGAGGAGCGCCATGATAGACGGGAGGGAAAGAACAAAGAAGACCAGCGTTGGTGAGAATGCCAGCAACAGCACCGATTGTTTCCCGATCCATGCCGGTATGGAGATGGATGCCAGCAGGAGCAGGAACGAATAAAAAATGAGCAACAGCCGCCGCCAGTCCTCGAATCGGACGTGTTTCTGCTGGATGTACGACAGGAAGATGATACCCATGATGATCTGCACGACCGAGAGTATCTGCACCACCACCATCATCATTGTTTTATTGGATGTTTTTTTTTTCATTGTTACGAAAACTGATTTAAAGATCGGACTCTGTGGGTAGATGAAGATGGAGAGCGTGGATCTCACGACATTGTGCTTGAATGTGCGGATGCAGAACACAGACATGAACAGCGCCATCAAGAAGACGATCGACCTCTACATGAACCAGTTCATGGAGATGGTCTCGGAACGTTTCGACATCTCCAAGGAGCAGCTGGAGGATCTCTGGGAGGAATCCCAGAAAAAAAAGCCGGCGAAGAAGATGAAGAAGAAGAAGACGCTGACGGCGTACAACCTCTTTTGCAACGAGAGACGGTCGATCCTAAAGTCGGAGTACCCCGAGATGACGTTTATCGATCTCTCGAAGGAACTCGGACGGCAGTGGAGGTCGCTCGACGAGCAGGAGAAACAGATCTACATCGATCGCAAGAATCAGCAGATGGAGGCGGTGGCGGCGCCACCCGAACCGCATGCGGATGTGGCAGATCCTCCTCTCGATGACCCGGAGACGGAGGAAGCACAACCGGTAATTGTGGAGGAGAAGGCGCCAAAAAAGTCCCGCAAACCGGCCGACAAGATGCCCGCCGATCTGGACGACCACCAGCGCGAACTGTGGGATGAATTTTCCAAGTTCAAGATGAATGACCTCCGGAAGCAGTGCGTGAATAACAACCTCAAGACCTCCAAACTCCGCGAGGACATGATCATGGCGCTCATCACGCACAGGATCGCGCTCGAGGAGGGAGGATTCGATCTCTCGGATCGTAGCGATCACGATACCGATGTAGACGAGGAGTCTTAGTAACGGATCGTTTTCTGATCCCACGAATCGACCGGTAGATTGTGGCAGATGAGTTTGTCGTGGGCATAATCCGGTAGTGCGATGTGATAGTAGGAATATTCTCGATCCAACCATTCGTTTTCCTGTCTGACATCCTTCATCCATAAGGGGATGTGCCATGCGCCATCACCAAAAATGAGGTGATGGGGCGAAATCAGAATATCTTTATCGGGACGATTGTTTTCGAAATAATGGGCGGGGATCCTGACGGGAATAGTGCTTTCCTCCCCGCGAACGATGGAATGGAATACCGATTGGATCGGCACGATCCGCAGATCCGGTGTGAGGACAAGATCACGGACATTCAGATCCTGGACGCGCCGGTACCCTTTGGGGGTCAGGATCTCCATGTCTCTACAGAAACAGGGGACGTCGGTGGGTGTCGGTGTGCCGAACGCGGCCGCGATATTGTACGCGGTATAGACCGATGAATTGAACGGCGAGACGGTGAACGGCGTCAGCAGATAGGGTTGGACACCGCCGGTCGCAAACGTGGTCGTGCCGCTGAATGTGGGTGTCGTTGTCCATGTATACCCGTAATTCGTATTGGTGGCGGTATTGTTGGATCCCGGATTTGTAGTCTTGACGAGGTAGATACCAGAATTGGAAAAATTGGTGTAATAATTGGTGATAGTAAAAGAGCTGCCTCCATTCGTTTGTCGCACAAAAGAAAGACCGTTTGTTGTGGTCGATGCGTATGTGCTGCTCCCATTCAGGAAAACAGAATAGGCATTGGTGACATTCAATGTTCCTGTTACAGCGCTAAAAATTCCTATATTGATATCAGCAGAACTAAAAACCTGATTGGTGCACACGATATAAAAATTGGTAATTGTGCATGTCGCTCCTCCAGCAATTGAATTGATTATATAATTCGAAACGATGCCAGATGTAATGGAGGAACCACTTATGATGCAATAAACGGAATCGAATGAATTGGTGCCTTGTAACTGGTTGAGGATGTAAGATGTGGATGAGGTCTGGAATGTATTAGGATTCGATGAATAGAAGACTGTATCCGTCATGGTCAGATTCGAGACAGTGCTTCCAAAAATTAGGCCAGACGCAAACGCCGACGGAGATGAGTAGAGATTAAAAATACATTTCTGGATCGTCACATTGGCTTTTGTCGCTGTGCCAAAGATGATGCCATTGGGGGCTGTCATACTGATCTGTCCCGTTGGTTGGTAAAATGTAACATTGGTGATGGTTGAATTGTTGCCCGTCGTGGCCGCCAATTGGATGAATCCGATCGATGCCGTGATGGAACTGTCGAGGGTGATGGTGTGATTCTGACCGTCCAGATAATTGTTCGATCCTAATTTCAGGTAATTCGTGGTGGAGGCGTTGATGTATGTCGATGTTAGCGTGATGTCCGATGTGAGCACGGCATCAATCGAGGTGGATTGCGAGGCGGTGGCCGCCGTGATCCAGGATGCCTGATCCGAGATGGAATAGAGTGTCGCCATTTATTTGTTCATTCTAAAATAATATTTTTCAAAAAATGAGACGCTGTATATACATATCTAAGATCATCCCATGAATATGACAGAAAATGACGACGTTGAAATCCCTTACACAGATTCATATTCCATGCTGTGGGAGATTATCGTGATGGTCATCATTGTTCTTGTATGCATCTTTTACTCCATGATATCGTGCTCGTTACGGAATTTTCGGCGCGATGAAGAAGACAATGACACACTTTCCTCAATTTCGTCGCATTCTGAATCATCATCATTATAACCATTTGCATCGTTCATCCGAGAGATCGAGCGAAAGATGTTCATCCAGATAGTCTCGGACTCCTCCCCTCATTTTCAGGACGGTGTACCTCGGTTGGTTGCACGCATTCTGTACGGCTTGGTGAGAGTCCCACTCGGCCTCTGCGAGATAGAGGTACGGACCTTGTTCAGCCTGTTGCAGATCGAATATATCGAGGGGATATCGATCGATCTGCAGGACTTTTTGCGCGGCTACATGGATGGCCAGGTACGAACAGTATTTCATGTTCTGGAGATCGACGCCCATTTTTTTCCTTGATTCCACATAATCATCGGGTGTCTGGAATCGGCGCATCTCTAGAAATTCCCGTCTCCACAACCGCACGAATCGACATCTCGGTATGCACGCAAACATCCAACTCTCTATGATGGGGGATTTTGGAAGGGTCGTCCACCCATCCAGATAAAAACAGGAAATCTCGGCATGACGGTTCTGACGGAACATGAGTGTCCTGAGCGGGGTGCGAAGGAGGATGGACGCATCCATCCAGTAGCCCCCGTGTTTTTCCAAGACACTTAGACGGATCAGATCCGAGAATCTCTGGAAAGAATCATTGAACACCGGATGATTGGCAATCTCCGGATCGATATCGATGTACTCGTCGTAATTGTCTTTTGTGAGCAGGATGATGGTGAAATCAGGATTCTGTTTCCGCCAACTTTCCATGCATAGACGGATCGTCGGCGGTAATTCTGATGGATCGTGCCGGATCGTGCCAGAACGTATAGATGACGTTGGGAATGGTCGGTTTCTTTTTCCAAACCAGGAAATAATACAAGAGACATACGAGTACACTGTATACACACAATTCTATCCACATTTATTTTCTGTTGCGACTGAAAATAAATTACAAGAATTTCTGCACGACAATCTTTTTCAGCGGGGTGAGTTCGCTGTAGGGCATGACGGTGACGCTCGGGATGGCCTCGCGAGGGAGGTGCTCGATCGGCAGGATCTGGCCGTCCAGGATCGGGATATAGTTGTCGCCGCAGTAGAGGTAGAGGATCGCGTTGCGCTCGATCCGGAAGAATGCTCTGGGATGGAACTCCTGCTGCTGTTCGAGGAGGCGGCGGATGGCCACCATGGGCCGGAGTCCCTCGAAATGGTCGGGCACGATCTGGCCCTCGATCAGGATGAGCGGGCAGAGCTGCGCGACGACAAAGGCGAACGCCTCCATGCATTCCTCCGACATGCCGTGGAACCACGACTCGCTACCCCGATCGAACATGGCGCACGCGAACCGTCTGTCCGCCATCGACTGCCACAGGCCGTACCAGAACGCGGGCTGCATCCAGTCCTGTCCCGCCCCGTAATGGGCGTGGGGATGCCCGCCGACCTCGAAGAACCCCTCGCCATAAGGATTCTCGCCGCTCCCCCCGATCACAAGGCATTGCATGGTTCTGTGTCCCTGTACAGCAAAACGATACTTCAGACCTCCTGCCCTAATCACGAAACAGGCGACGCACGGATCTCACTTTTGTTCATGATGAAACGATCCTGCTCAATCTAATCGGCCAGAAGGAGTTCGGCACAAGCACGAGTAGATAGATTATTATGTATGATGACATAGTTTATATAAATCAGGAAAAAAAATGTGATAATATCATCGTGCATGTGCTGGTTATTGTCGTAACGGATTCTATTAACAACAATATGAATGGGATGAGAATACCGGTATCGACATCAATAGTATCTCCGATGAAATCATATTCTGGATAGTCTATCTATCTCAATCCTCGTCGTTCTCGTCGGTGCGGTAGGCGGCGAGGGAGAGTTGTTCGGGTGCCTGGATGGACCGGATGCGGACGTCCGTCCAGAACGAGGCGACCGGCTCGCCGAGGATCTTGGTCATGTACTCGCGGAAGTCGTCGCGCGTGGGGATGACGGCGTTCGGGATCCCCTCGCGGAACCATTCCTTGAAAATGGAATAGCACTGCTGGACGCTGATCGAGTTGTTCATCTCGCGCACCACATGATCATCCACAAACTGCCGGTAGATGTCGTTCTTCTTGCGGTAGTTGGCGGTGGCGCACTTGACCTTCTCGGGTTCCACCCGGATCTTGGGATGGTGGCGCAGGTGCTGAAGGAGCACCCACGCGAACGCCTCGGCCATGGCGGGGATTTTTTCTCCGAATTGAGGATCCTTCGGGAAGATCTTGCGCAGCACCTGTTCGTCCGGATCCTCGGGCGCCTCGTCGCTGAAGATCGATTCGAATGGGATGACGCGGATGCGGTTCCACGCGGCCTTGTCGTTGTACGGGAGTTTCGGCGGATCGTTGCAGATGAGGACGAGCTTGAACATGGGGACAATCTCGGATCCCTCCTTGTAGAGGCCGCGCGCAAAAAACGAATCGTTGCCCGACAATTCCTTCAGGATCCCGACATTGATCACGTCCTTGCCGTCGGGCTCCTGGAGCATCGCGAATCGGACGCCGTTCCCCGCCCTTACGAGTTCCGGGCAGGCGGCGCTAGATTGCGTGCGTTTCCCCACAATCAGCGAGGTGGGCAGTTTTACGGAGTACGCCCCCAGCATCTTCTCAAACAGATTCTGGGTGACGGACTTGCCGTTATCGCCCTCTCCCGTCCACACCTGCACGATCTTGGCATGATTGCCGCCGATAAAGACCTGTGCCGACACATCAAAGAAATAATCGCGCACACTCCGATCGGGGAAGATCTTCTCCAGGAACGCATAGACGGCCCGCACCTCCGGATGATCCGGCGTCAGATCCTCCCGGTAGTTGATCGGCGCCTTCATGCTGTTCTTGTCCGAGGGTCTTCCCTCACGGAAGGCGTGCTCGTTAAGATCGTACACACCATTCTGGAACGCAAACAGGAACGCGTTGTTGTCCAGTTCTTTCAGGAAACGGGGGCGGTAGAACACCTCCATGCATTCCTTCATGATGTTGTTCTTGTACGGCGCGGATTTAAGCGAGGTGATCATCCTCATGCAGTTGTTGAGTTTTTTCTTGTAGAGGGATTGTTCGTCCTCCTCGCCCTGCGAGCATTTGGAGACAAGGGTCTTGGCGATGGCATCGAACGCGTCCACCATCTCTTCCGAGATTTTCTTGCGGAGACTGAAACCCTCGTCGATGCGATTCCAGACATGATCCGTATATTCGAACCAGATCTTGTCCTTGATGGAGGCGCATATGAACTGGTGTTCGTATTTTTCAAATAGCGCCTTGGCGAGATCGTTGTGCGATCCGTTCAGTTTCATGGCCTTTTCGATATGGGGCACCATGAATTCCTGCATGACCGTGTTGTAGCCGTCCGGATCGTCCTGTCTCGCAATGAATTTGAGCGAACCGATGCTCATATCCTTGCGCACCATCCTCGACCACTCGTAGTGACAGACCTCCAAGGAGAAATTCTCGGGACTCTGTTGGCTGAACCGGATCCACCGGTCCAGTCCATCGGTCGATCCTCCAAAAATATTAAACAGGATCCATCCCACATAGATCCACTCGTTCCGATCCACCGATCGGCGCGCATTCAGGATACCGAGGAGACCATCGACGACCATCGATTCGTCCTCGTTCCGGTGCTCGCTGATCATGGTCAGTTGGTTCATCTGCTGGTGGAGCTGATTCTGTATCCGCGTGGACGGGATCGGCGCGAGATCTTCCCGGATCTCGCGGATGGCATCCTCCCTTCCCCGCGGGGAGACCGATAAAATCCAGGGCAGGTGGAATTCCACGTTGTCCCACGTCAGTTCGATCCTGGAATGATCGCTCCTGTATAATGAAATATCGAGGAGCGGGTGGAGATCCTCGTGCGTGATCCCATGGCCGTCGACGAGGAAACTGATCAGGTACGGTTCCATCGTCTCGGACTTTCGGCTCCGGTAGAGGAGCCACGGCGTGCCCTTGCAGTAGGCGCGATCGAGGAGCGTGTCGATGTTGATCGGGAATTCGCTCTGCGCAATCTTTTTTTTCCACTCTAATTTGACACGCGGGATGAGTTCCTTCTCCTGCGCCACCCGGGATACCAGACATCGAGGAAAATGCAGATGAAAACCGTGTTTGATGTACCGTTTCATTGTTTTCTCATTCTCGAGGCGGTACGGTTTCTTCTCCAGGACCACGCAGAGGAGATCCTCGTCGGACCAGTCGCGGAGGATCTGTCGCAGCACGTCCTGGTAGATGCGAACAAGGGCTAGGATCAACGAGGAATCATACAGGGGCACGATATCATCCCCCACCGTCTCTTTCTTGATATCGGCATCGACGAGGACAGGGATCACCTGGTGGACCGCGGTGGATTCTAACAGACCGAACCGATGATCGACGCACAATCCGCAATACAACTCCATGAACGTATCCGTATCGGTGATCCTGTACTTGCCCATCGGATGGATCATGGACTGGTGCGTCGGTTTTTCATGCGTCCGACATCCATCTAAAAATTGATATAATGATGCCATGGGATTTTATTCAAGACAGAGGTTAATCTTTTTCTCTTTTTTTTGACAGCGCCTGAAAAAAAAAAATCATTTTTAAGAAAACAGATGAACACCAAGACTAAATTATCGAGACGTCCCAAGGCGCCTGCGAATATCCGCCCCCCCCAGCAGCCCGTGATGACAGATCCTCTGGTGATCCTTGCCGATCGACGACGCGACTTTTTCACGCATCTCCTGGAAGAGACCCAGCATCTCCCCGAAGATTTACAGGTGTTGCCCGATGCGATCCAATCCGAGATCCGTGCGCACTCGCGGACACAGAATTCAGAAAAAGATCTCCTCCTCCTCACCGACTATACCGTCAAGGAATTGAATGAGGTTTTACAATTCCTCCTCCAACCTCCTCATCTCCGAACGATCCAATTGGGTCCGATCATCCGTTCTTTCATCAGCGCGTACCGCCTGCAACAAGAGGATGTCCTCGTCGAGGAGGATGCCGATCTCGAGTACAATCACAGGATCTATCGCCGTCTCCAGCGCTATGTCCGCCAGCACCTGTCGATTTTCATCCCCGATCTTCCCCCCGGTACCGAAAAAACGGATGTTCCGATGGAGCAACTTCAGAAAGATTTGTACCATCTCCATCCGACCGATGATCTTTTTGAACCGCTGTTCACATCGTACATACCGGACGAGATTATCAAGGAATTTCTGGCCACCGGTACATTCCAGATGCCCACGGGCGAATACAATATCCGGTGGGCGGTACATTCGTTCGTCCGCAATCATCAGTTTGATCTCATCCGCAAGATCCTGGAGGAGGAAACCACGGTTTCCGATTGGAAATCACGAGTGCCCGCGCCTTATTATGAGAAATACCCTGCGGCATTCTGGAAGTTACAGACGTGGGACGAATTCGCCTCGGTGCTCGATCACATCCTCCGCTATTCCATGAATATCGACACGTTCATGCGCCTCTATTTCAAGAAGGACAAGCGCAGACTCATCCACGATGCCTCGAAAAAAGGTCGTCACCCGGTCCATCGGAACGAGCCTAAATTATTGAAAATACGCAATCGCGCGGAAGAACTCATGATCGCCCGTTATCGTCCCTACATCCCCGGGCTCGCCACGGTACTCCTCAAGCCCGTCTCCGCCGACTGCGCCGACTATTTGGGTCGATCGTTCCAGGATTATTTTTTCCCCACGGATAAATTTTTCCACGATCTTGTGGAATACTCTCACGATCAGCCTCGTGATATCCTCCACATCACAATCGACATCTATACTAAACCTATCGTCCGGAAGATCCGCGTCTTCCATCTTCTCGCGGATGGTCGCATCCTCCCCCAGACATCGGCCGAGTACAAGAAGGGTCTTCGATATATCGAAAAAGAATGTCACCCGGATCGAGAGACGATCCGTGATTTTCTTCTCCGGAGCGAATTATCGTACCTGTCTGTCAAGGATCTATCATTCGTCCGCGACAAAACGCGGAACGATCTCTCTCTGTTTCTCAATCTCCTCTATACCGATAAGATGGATACAGACAAGATTGCCGCGATGATCGAAGAATCGCTATTGGCATCGTCTGTCCGTCTGGAGGATTATCTTTCCCAGGCATTTTCTGTCCTCGTCCAGATCCATCCCCGCTACGAACTGCATGTGGCCTTCCCAGAGATCCAGGAGCGGTGGGACATGTTCTTCTACCGGTTCGATCGTGTCATGCCACCGCTGGAGATATGGTTCCCCCGTTTCCATGTGTTTGACGATGCGCAGCGGAAAGATTTCACCCGCTGGTTCGATCGGAACCGGCTGACGTTCATCCAGGAAAATCTATTTTTGCTCCTGAAACACAATTACGATTTCCTCCGCATCAAGATCCCGTTCGAATCGTTCCACTCCAAGATTCCCGACAACTGCGTGTCCGCAACGACCGATCGCAAACTCGCGATCCTCCTGTACCATGATGGCGCGTGGTTCGAACTCCCCCGGCTCGGTCAGGCCATTCGCGACGAGGAAGAACTGCTCCATGTGCCGGATACATTCCTTAAACTCGTCAAGGAACATTTCGTCGTGGATCGCATCACCAAAGGATTCGCGGCCATCCTGCTGCCAAACGGCTACGAATTATTGGACGACACGGAAGACGTCATTGTCCCCAAAAATGATTTTGTCCTTCCCATTCTCCCTTCAGTATATCCATCCGAACACCTGCCTGATTTCAAGTCCAAGGCGTTTGCGCTCCTGGCTCGACTTCAGGTGGAAACTCATTGAATTGTCGTACCCATCTAATCAGGTGATTCCCGAAAAGAAATGAGCTCGCAAGATTCGATTTCTTCTTATTACTCCGACGAAGACAATTATTGGTTCTCCGACGAAACCCGATCCGTATACTCCTCGGATCGCGATGGCGATGATTCTGATGACGAAGACGATTATATCGTATCCCGATTCAGGCCAAAACAAACCATCTCGTCGCCATTGAATCTGACCATGACCGTCATCGAGATCCCCCCCAAAGGCGATGATGGATGGGGATCGGCGCTCCGCGAGACGAAAGAGATGATTCCGCCCTCACCATCGTTGCCATCGCCATCGTCACCGATCAAGATCCCGACAGAGCAGAAAAAAAGCGCGTGGAAACCGATCGATACGACGGTCCAGCCTCCCAGGGATCCGTGGGCATTCCTGGAAAAACCTCGACCCGTCTCTCGTCCTGTTCCGAATCCGTCACGATCCTCGAGACCCGTCTCTCTCCTCAGTTCGAGCCCGAATGCATCCCGATCCTCAAGACCCGTCTCGCTCCTCAATCCGCATCCAACTCCACGAACGGAGTTTGCCGAGTACAACAAACTCTGCAAGTACAAGGATTCATGCCGGATGCACCGCGATGGGAATTGTACCATGGTCCATTCCCTCCGCGATTGGAAGCCCAAGATCTGTCGTTTCAATACGACATGCAGCAAGAAGACCACATGCGGGTATCATCATTCCGATGTCCCCCTACGCGAGTACCTCTCGGTCATGATTAAGAAAAAAGACACGCTGTATTCCAAGAATGCCCATCTGTACCAGCATTATCTATGATCGTAGAATGGAGATGAAAGCAGAATTTCGATTTGACAAACATGGATATATCTGATGATCCACATATATCCTTTTTTCCCAATGAATCAACGATACTGTGCCAGACCATTGATTATTTTTTCCATGCGAAAATGTCCGACCAACGGAAACGATGACGACGGCGATGGACAGGAGGAATCGTTCTTGATGGCGGAGTCGTTACGGTATTGATATAAGAAGGTGTTTCGAGTCGTAGCGGATTCTGCGATTCCGGTTGTACCGGAGATGACAATGCTGGTGAGATGACAGGAGGCAGACGGATATCGAGATCGGATGAGGTCGGTACCTGGTTGTTCCTGTAGATCCATTGGTTCGTGTTTGGATCGAAGCCGATGCATTTGTCGTCCGGAGATTCCATAGAGGCCTGGCAGTAATAAAACGGCCGGATGAGGAGGGATTGATTGACCGAATAATCCAGTTTGCCCGTGGCCTGATTGCAATCTTTCTCGCAGATGGAAAGGGTGCACGAGGTGGTTTTGCACCGGGAGGGTATATAATTGGCACAGTCGTCTGTGCAGTGCGACTGACAGATGGATTGGCATCCCGCCTGATTTGCCGCCAGATTGGATTGGCATCGGTGGATACAATCGTCGTAGTGAATGTCGTACTGGCAGTGTTCGTCGCAGTAGGTGCTGAAGAGCGGTGTCGGATCACACTCCTGTTCGCAGTAATCGGCACAATTCGACGATGAATCCGCGCAGACCGGCGAATGCTTGGAGACGCAATCGGAATAATTTTTGAGACAGATTTGACACTCATCAAAATTCATGCCATCGTGCGCGGGACTCTGTTGGCACGAGGTGAATTCATTATTTGGCAGGTAGCTGATCATTTTATTTATCTATATTTTTTTCAGACAAAAAAAAATGATTGACAACAGATAGGAGGATGGAAGATGTGATTGATATTGTCATCCAACGTCGACTGTCGTTCGCGCACTATGTGTACGGCCAGACCTCGGTGGATGTCCGCTCGATCCTGGAAGCCATGTTCAAGGAACAGAAAACAATGACCCTCACGGTCCGATCCGGTTTGTTCGGGATTCAGAGCGATGCATCCGATGGATGTCTATTCCTGCGGTGCAAACGAGATCCGATGATCTGGAAGATCCGGGACGGGGAGGTTGTGTGTTTCCACATTCGTCATGTGTTCCACCTGACGCGCCCATGATTCGCGCAGGAAACAAATCAGGATGATGCTGTTCAGGAAGAGTGTGATGCCGTTGAAAACGAGGATGATGGTATTGTGGAGGAGACACCCGTACACGATCCAGGAGATGACACCGGATGAATGGATCATGAACATGTACGGAGACATGCCCTGGACACGCCCCGTGCGGACGCACAGGATCACCTGCGGTAGGAACGAGACGGTCGTCCCGATCCCCGCACAATAACCGATAATATCGATATACCTGTCCATGGACTGTTATATCATTCGTCTAGATTTTTTTTTTGTTGGATTATCCTTCAAAATCGATCCACCCGCAGATCCATACGACCAGCGCGCACAGGAGAGTGCTGATCATCAACGATCGTCGTGCAGTATCGTTAGCGATCGGAACCAATCCGAGGATGAGGCACAAGAGCAGTTGAAAGGACAGACAGATATTGCCGATGATGCGCGCCGTCTTGTTTTTAGTGGCCAGGTTGAGGAAAATCAGGATCAGGATGGCGAACGAACTACCAACATACAGGTAGAATCGCTGTTCGAGGAACATGGGGAACAAGATGGCATCACCGCGATGCGGATGAGGACCACCAGGATAAACACCAGGGAGGACGAGAGGGATATTCGGTTGCCATAATTTCCGTTTAACAGACCATTGAGGCGGGAGCGTAAGCGAGGCGATCCACAAAAAATTGAGCACGACGAGGAGTTGTTTGATCACCGTCTTGTTCACCTGATCGATCGATCGGAGGTGCGATCGATCCGTGTATACATCCATTTTATTCCTAACTTTTTTCTCGTTGTTCCGTCATTAAAAAAAAAAAATAAAAAATATTTAAGTGAATAAATGAGCCGGCGATTTACAGTAGTTGAGGTCTCGACGGTCCACGGATCGGTCAAGGGTCGAGAGAATCTGGGTGGTGTCTTTACCAACCGGACGCCCCTGGAGGCCGCGAAGAAAGCGGCGTCCCGCATCTGCGCGCTGTCCAAGATCCATGGGCAGTGCACGCTCATCATCACCATCCAGGAGATTACGCGCAACAGCAGCCACAAGTTGTATACCTACAAGGTCAAACGCGTACGGAGCGACAAGGTGGTTGTCAAGGACGGGCAGTCGATCCGTTTCCGCTACACAACCCACGCCGTCAGTCTGAATCAGCAACAACAATCCTCCCATTAAATCATATATAACACATGGCTTACCGTCATTATCGATACATTCGATTTGTACCAAATCGAATAAATTATTTTTTTCTAAAAAATTGTCCATCATAAAATGACGTACCTGATCCGTACACAGGCCGAACACCCATACATTGTCTATGAAAAAAATGGTAGTTATCATATCTACAAGACATTGCGCCAGATGATAGAGGCGGATCGGGATCTCCTCCTTTTTCAGAATGATGAGAATAGGGATCGTGCCATCAAACAAAAAATCAGAGCGGGACAGGTTCGTCCGCTCCACAAAGAAATTCAACAGATTGTCACATTCTTGCGAGACAAGAAACAGACGCTACCAAGGGATATTCGTTATGGATATGATAATTTGGTGAGCAAGGGTCTGATTGATCTTGGGAAAAGTCGTCGCGATGTAAAATCGATCTACAGCAAAAGACGATTTCAGGAAGCCGAGGTGATGACTCCAGTCCTACCTAAAAAAAGTCGCGCCAGCACGATACAACGTGGTCAAATCCTTTCTAGGACAAACACTGGCAGTACATCAGGTACGAAAATGCGCAAAACAGGAACCAAGAAACAACGCACGAGCGCAACCGCGACAAAGAGCACGAAACTTGTCCGATTCAGTTCATGGGATAATATCCTGGATCATATACCGTGTGTCGTTGAGGATCCCGATTTTTTGGGAGGACACTATCCTCTGGTGGTCCGAAAACCCGATGAAGAAATTACGATCCATCTATTTGGGAATAAATCCAAAAATTGTCTGACGATGATCAAGGAAAAACATTATCTGTATATCAAACTGATTCTTTTCTTTGTGGATTATCGGAAGTGTTTTCCGGGTATCCAGATCTTACCGCTGGTCTTTTTCAACCAGTGCATGAACTTGTCTTTACGGATCGCGCGAGCAATGAAGATCGAGTACATTGTGCTCGACGATCATTCGTACATCACCCCCCCGACGACCGCGCAGCAATGGGATCGACATTCGAAAGGAGAAATGTTGGATGATTCGCAGTATCATCCCATGTATCAAAAGGTCCTGAACCTTCTCGATATCGGGATGACGTATTACGGGAGGTATTATGGATTTCATCTCCTCCCCAAGACGTTGTTCAACAGCGCGTGTGAAGCATCCTCGGGGCATCTATCACCATCCACGATTGATTTTTTTAAAGACCTGGATATGCACTTATCCATTGCGATCCACACGCTGGCGAAACGATACACCCTCAGAGATCTCTATATCCACCAGTGCGAACCGTATTATTTTTCATCCAAATCTCATCTCTCCACCCTGCAACATCTCGATCAGTTCCTGGGGACGATGCCATCCCTTTCATTGGACACGACCATCCAAGAACTCGCGCATTACATACGACATCATATCAAGGATACGAAGCAAATCGATTCGGTTCGCACCCTATACAATCTCCTTTCGTTGTGCTTGTTTGTCACGCCCGATTATTTCAGGACATTCGAATCATCCTACATGGATCTTGTCTATCGATTTATAGGGACATCGACACCCGATTGGACCTCGATGGATCTGCGAGTCGACACCCCCGAAGATCTGGGTCTTCGGGATCTGGCCACACTCATGCTCGGTACCTCATCGTTCTACACATTCTCTGTCCGGTTCATCACACAATAGTACAATAACTGGTATTCATCCGGTAGGCATGAGTATGACGCGCCAGCATGATCTGGTAGAGGGTCTCTTGCAATGTGATGTCGTTTACAGAATCGACGAGACCTAGACCGGTCGTATTGTAAAGATCCGTGATGTATATGTAATGATAATCCTCATCATGATTCCGGAAACACAGTGTCAGATTGGAGTGGGACGACTCTTCTTCCGTCATGACGAGGAAACAATCATCCAACAGGGGCATTTTAAGGAGCACACCATCGTACAATTTGTAATTGTGCATCGAGAACGAAAAAAAATGGAAAAAATAATAATCGGGATTGACAGGAACGAACCGACCTCCCATGCATGTATGACTCTCATGAAATCTGTGCGTCGACACACTCACATAGAAAGGTTTTCTCAGGTTCGATTGAAACAAGGGTTTCATGATTTTTTCATACGACAATGCCCACGATAGCCAGAGGATACAAGAGGTGACCAGCCATCTCATTTTTTTTTTTTTGGGAAAAAAAAAATATTTTATCAATCGTGAATGCAGTGACTGGTAGGAATGATGCACGGTTGCTGGTTATGGGTTTGCATGATTTCGTACATGGTCTGTTTGGAAGTGGTATTGATGATGGAATCTACGAGACCAAAACCGGTAATGTTCAGCACATCCGTCACATAGATGTAGTGATAATCGTCGTCGTGTTCGCGGAAACACAGGGTAAGATTGTTGTGCGTACGATCTTGGGTGATCATGTGAAAGCACCCATCCTGCCCGGGATGTTTCAGCAACGTCCCCTCAAAAAATTTCAGATTCCTCGAATAATCAAAAAAATGGAAAAAATAATATTCCGGGCTGATGGGCGAGAACCGGGCGCCGATACAGGTCTCCCTCTGATGGAAGATATGGGTGTACACATAGTCGTTCATGGCCGTGATATAGAACGGTTTTTCCAGTTTCGTGGTATAGGGAGATGTCATCTTGGTCTGGGCGTACGAGAAAAATACGACCATGAACGATATCAACCATCTCATATTGCTTTCTTACTGTCAAGATAGAATATATTCCGAAAAAAAAAGAGGTGGAGCAACTATATTTTCATCATGAGAGGACGATTTTTTTTAGAAAAAAAAAAATCTAAAGATAAACAAATGAGTTTTCAGTTGTCGCAAGAAGCATTGCAAACATTACACCGTGATATACAAAATTTTGAACAAGCACGACGAGCACAACAAGCACAACAAGCACGACGAGCACAATTACGACGATTATTTCCCGATCCAGATTTACAGTTGATCAAGTACATTGAACCTCAAATAACGAGACAACAACTGGCTCAGCGGGGCTATACTGATATCCTGGACGTATATATAACTAAATGTGCAGAATTATTGAATCGACAAGATTTTTTTTCAGATCGACTAACCGTAGAGGATATTTTGAACCAATTTTTGGAAAAAATTCATAGGATTCGAATAGATACACGCGGACTGCTTTGGAAATGGAATCTGGGGAGAGATAAAAAGATTCAAATTATTCGACAGGCGAATCCACTTCTCCAAAAGGTGCATACGAGGACAATCACCAAAGATGATATCGTGACATTCCTCCAAAAGGTCCATACCGGACAAAAAATAGGACGGGTCAAGCAAGATTCGCCCGACCAACAATACCGAGATTTCCGACGACTCGCCAAAGATCTATTCGAGCAACTTGTACAACGTATCATAAGCGAACTAAAACATTATCACGATTTATCTCGAACACTACGACGAGGACGAAAAACGTCTAGAGCAGGACAGATTGTCGATAGAGCACATGTCCTACAAACATTTCCACCACCGCCCGTACACCCGCCGTACATTCTACCTCCACCACCGACTCATACACCACGATGAGATTCATTATAAACCTAATATATTTATAGTGAATCAGTTTGTGAGAGATAGGATCCGTGTGTGGAGTCTGCAGTCCTCGCCGATGCTGGTGATGCGGAGTCGGGTCGGCGTCAGGTGGAGGACGCCCGCATCGGGAATGGTCTCTCCCTGCCACGCCACATTCCCCGACAGTGTATAGCCTCGTCGACGGAGGAGTCGGATCAGATAGATCAACCACTGGATGTACTCCTGGAATTTTTCATGGCCGTCCCATTGTATCGTCCGTCGATCGGATTGGATCAACCATCCGCACCATAACGAAGGCTGTGATCGAGGAGGACGGTTCTTGTTCACGACACCGCGTTCATCATCCTGGATGTAGAATTCGCCGTCCACGCCGAAGGTTTTGGGGAGTTCTCGTTTGATCCTGCGCGTGGTCGCCAGTCCGTGCAGCAGACGGTACATCTCCTCGTCTACGACTCGATTCGTGCGGAATGATCCCGCAAAGCCGGTCGAATATCCCATTTATAATGTCGTACGATAATAAATTATCATCAGATGACGAATCCGTTCCTGCTCGGAATGTAGTTCAGGGCACGGTTCCTGTCGCGGGGGAGGAGGAATTCGTTGGTGATGACCTTGGGCGTCGGCGCATTCGCGTTGGGATTGGTGAGGCGGTAGAGGAATTGGAGAGATTGTCGGGTGTTGGTGATGGCATCGGGCAGAGTAGTCGACGATTGCAGCATCTGGGAAAGGAATTCGAATGTCGGGTAGCTGGAGGCATTGAACGGGAACGTCTGGAAAGCCTTGAGACGATTGGGCGTCGCCTCATCAAAACCCGAGGATGACGAGAATTCGGGCGGGAATGCCCAGGTGAACTCGGTTATCACGGCCCCGACCTGCGTCCCTTCCTCATCGTACACTTCTGCCGTATCATTGTTGGTGTACACATTGGTGTACTCGATCGATGATGTATCGTCAATATTTTGCAAAAAGAACGACGGCGATGTGATGGAGGTGGTCTCGGTATAGGAGTTGAAGACGACATAGACATCGGTCAGTGTGGTGATGCAGCGACTGTCATCGTTCCCATAAAAAAGGGCGCTGGTCCCCTCGGCAGGGAAGGTTGTCTGGTTCCAGAGATAGATGTAGGCATTGGACAGCGAAAAAACGGCATCGTCATAGTAAGCCCCATAGAACAGATAGCCGTTCTCCGCAAGAGAGGGTGCGATGATGTAGCAGTTGTTGATGGTGATGGTGACGCCCGTGACCGGGTATCCGAAGATGAAATAGTACTCAGACGGAGAGGTGATGCTCGTCGTGCTCTGGACACAGACGGTGTCGATCAGGACATCCGCCGTCGCGTACTGGAACATCAGGTCCGTCTCGATATTGCTCGAATACTGCTGGGTGTCGCTCAGGATGCTCAAATTGTAAAAACGGGCATTGGCAATCTCGTACCCAAAAAGAGACTGCAGGGAGACACCGCTCTGCACATGGACAGCCACATTCTGGACGGTCGCCACGGCATCGGGATCCTCCGAGTACACGTAGAGGATGATCGAGGGGAGTGTGGGTAGGAGCGTATCGAAATAATCGCTCGGTTCGCATCCCGGGGAGATTGTCAGTGTGAAACCATTCCCATCAAAGGTCTGGCCTTCCTGGATCCAGAGGTAGTCCGAATCGCTGGAGCCCGTATCCAGGTACGGGAGATGATCCGCATCGAAGGTCAGGCTGTTCTGCAGAGAATACGATCGGTGCGGCGCATCGGACTGGGAGTCCGTGATGGCCGCCAGAAAATCGGCGTGCGTCCGGATGTAAAAGACGGGCTTGGGATCGGCGGCATCGATGGTGATCCGCGGGCGCGATCGTCGCGCCCTGGCACCTCGATCCGGTATTTTTTTCTCCTTGTGTCCCATCGTACTGTATGTACCTATTGTAAGAGGGAGAAAATGTTTTGAGGAAATAAAAATATCGGCATGCTTCGACGAAACACAGACAGGATCAGGACGTCGTTGTTTCTGTGAGGGTGTTTTCTTGTCCAGGTGCAGAACAATCTCCATGGATAGTGGTATTTATTTATTGGAATTTGTTTCCATAATATCCTTAATACCCAAATGGTTTAAGGACATGAAAAGAGAATGTCGCAAGTGTCATACATCATTACAGCACTCTGATTATTTATGTCCAACAGTATCCTCTGCGTAAATAAACCATTCCGGTCCTTATGATGAAAAATAGATTGATAAACAAAAAGGGGATTGAAGAGAATTTTTCCGCTAACCGATTCCATGGAGATCCTACGCGGATCTGGAGTATCGGATAGCATAGAGATTTCTCCACTTCTATTATCTTGAATGATGAACCATCAATCATCCAAAGAACTATCTTTCCATCCGTCGACCAGTCATAGGTACGCTCCTCAATCTCTTTCTGGCTGATGGAAGAATGCTGCAGTTCAACGACGACATCATTTCGATTGGGCATCACATCCGCTCGGCGTCCTGATTTGTAGGTTTGACCTTTTTTTGGAAAAATATGTTTAACCTCTATATCCTGACGAGGGAATCGACTCTGTGTTTTGACATGCCATGTGGATTTCATGGTAGATGATTGTATGGTGGACGACATTGTATATTATTCTTGTCAATGCTCAAAAATCAAATTATTTTTTAGAAATAATGGTACGACACTGTAATTTGTTTCTGGATCTTCTCGGGATCATGAGGATCTAAGGACATGATCTTCCCTAGAAGAAAAAGAGAATGTCGTACAAGGCGTATGTGGCTCGAGCGCTTGGGCGGGACGAGATGAGAGAGAAGAACCGGAATGCCCCCGCGGGGCTCAAGTACTGCAACGCGATCTGCCAGGAGTTCCAGGAGAAGACCAAATTCACGGGTCAGCAGGTCATCTGCAATCAGTGCAGGAGCATGATCGCTCTCGCAGAGAAAAAAATTCGGAAAGACGAAATCACGGTCGAGCAGTTCATCGAGAATCCCCGTATTGTCTATGGTGTGGCGGCGGGCGTGGATGCCAAGAAGATCTGCGAGACCTGCAAGAATGAGAAGTCCATCATGGCATTTGAGCATGGACGAAGACACTGCAATGAATGCCGTCGCCTAGAGATGTCGAAACAGCATCAGGCGCAGCTGCCCGGTATTTTATCGGACATTGAGAAACTCAAGACGAACCTGGTGGATCTGGAGCGGTATCTCCAGTTCCATCCGAAAGACATGATCATCCTCATCATGACACACTACCAGACGGGCAGGACTGCCAAAGATGTAAAGTCCACCATGATTGTCAAGATCCTCAATCATTTCAGAAGTCTGCTGACACCGAATATGTGCAAGGCGGGATGCGGGGCGACGGTGGTCGTGGAGCACTCCACCTGTCTGCGATGTACCAATAAGCCCATCGTCCATTCCACGGAGAAACGACAGGCTTTTATGGACAATCTGGATCAGATGGTGGAGACCATGGATGTGATCGAGGATATCGACCAGTTTAATAAGGATCAACTCAAGATGATTGCCAAGAAATTCGAATTAGAATTCACAAATGATACGCCCAAGGGGGAATTATTTGAGATGATCAATCAGAGGATTGTAGCCAGAGATGAGATGCGACAGAAAGAATCGGCCGAAAAGACCTTAATAGAGAAGAATATTTTAGTGCCAAAAAATTTTGAGGATCTGGTGATTGATGAATTCCGGATTCAGGCACGATCGAGTGATGGCTACATCAATGCAACCCAGATGTGTAAGGCGGGTAATAAATTCTTCAAAGATTGGTTTCGTTTGGAAAATACAAAACAGATGATTGTCATTCTGGCAAAACATATGGGAATAGATATTGAAAATCCCGATAGGCGGATCCTCCCTTCGGCTTTGATAGACATTACTAAAGGTGGAAATGATAAAATGGCACAAGGTTCGTGGATCCATCCTGATCTTGCAGTGAATCTTGCCCAATGGATCAGTCCCCTATTTGGGATTCGTGTTTCTCGGTGGGTACGGGAGATTGTGATCACAGGGAGTGCCAATCTAGAACCCAAATCTGATGAGGAATTATTGAAACTCCAGGTGGAACTTCAGACCCATCAGGAGAAACTGAAGCGGTTGGAGATGAATCATAAACGGCTACTCCAGAAGCGAGAATATCATAAATTCCAGAAAGGATCATGTTTTTATGTCTTACGAGTCAATGATACGGATCTCAAGATCGGCTATGAAGGTGTGGATATCAATGAGCGATTGCGCGCCTATCGGACGAGTATCCCGAAAGCCCAACTTTGTGCTTTGATCTTCACCAAAGACGCTTCATTTGTGGAGCGTGGCATGCTGAGTCGTTTCTCCGAGAAAAGGGTGGAATTGAACCATGAGTTCCTGACCGGAATTCCTCCCGCCGATATCGGCCACGCAGCTCAGACCCTGCTCCAGTTCTGCAATATGCCATACGATATGGTCGATCCCGAGGCCATTGACCAATATAATCAGTCTTAGGATAAATTTCTTCCAAATCTTGAACATATATTGTAAAATACCAGAATCACACGATAAACGGATCCCGGTAGTTGGGATCGTAGCGCTGGTGGGCGAATTTCCAGATCTCCTTGCTCCCGAACTTGAAATTCGAGGGGAACGGCTTGGCCTTGTACCAGAACACGCAGTCCCGCCAGTCGTTGGTCGTGGCCTGATTATGGATGTAGAGCGCCGTATAGTCCCCCGTGATCCCGTCCATGATGGTGCAAAAGGTCTTGAAGTCCGGGATGATGCTCGCATAATTCTCCCAGAGCACCTTCCGGTTCCGCAACGACGACTCCCTCAGGATGAACGTCCCATCAATGCTGTTCCGGATCACCGGCTTTATATCCATACAGTATTGAAGCGATAGTATAAACAACATCTTCCAATGTCGACCATTTTTAAATATGTGATGAAACAGACGAGAGTTAAAGATCTTGGGATCGTCGGTGCAGTCGTCGAGCAGCAGCAGACCCCAGGGGACGGAGAGGTGCTTCTTGGCGATTTTCTGGCGCATGATGAAATTCTCAATCTGCTTAATCTCCAGCTGGTTGTAGACAAAGAGGGAGGGCATGATCTTGCGGAAATGGCCGTTGCTGTCCTCGGTCCCGCTCATGACAATGCCGGCCGGAAAAATATCGCTCTTCTCATACATCAGTGAGGTGATAAGTGTCGTCTTCCCTGTGTTGTACGTCGCCTCGAAGGATGCCAGACAGAAACGGTGGTTGCCGTTCAGTTCAAACCCGAAATACTCATCGTAGCCCGCATATTCGACCTGGAAAATCTGGAGGAGCGGATCTTTTCCCGTCATGTTTATTTTCTTGGGATGGAGTTTCACGGGGACGTCGGTGATGGACGATCCACCGATCCGGCCGCGGCCATCCTTGTCCCTGTACGCTAGGAGTCCCAGCGATCGTGCCACAAACAGGATGTCGTCCAGATGGCCGTCATCGTCCAGTTGGTACCGATACGGATCCTCGGACTTCACGGCCAGCCGGTCGAGGATCCCCGCCAGGAGCGCGAGTCGGTTCTGGCGAGAATTGATCATGTACTCGCTCGTTAGTATCGTGGAGGTGTAGCCAAACGTGTAGGGATGGACGGCGGTCTCTCTCACGGGCCAGTCCACACCCGCCGATTTATAGATATACCATTCCCCCTCGGGTGGCTTCTGGAGGTATTGATCCACTGAGATCCGCAGCACGTCGGAGTCTTTCTCGCTCTTCAGGGCAAGATCGTGCAGCCGATTGACGGTATACGACTCGCCATACTCGGGACAGATGGCATACATGTGATCGTGATCATGGAACAACTCGAGGACATGCCGTGGCGTGCCATCATCCCCCATCACAACATCCCCCACCTCGATCTGTTCGACTGTTTTCTTCGTACCGTCGAACATCAGTATCAAAGTCCCTCTAGACAGGCATCCGGGTTTTCCAATGATGACTATTTTCGACCCGCCTTGATCACTCTTGTACATGTTGGCCTTGGAGGGCGCAATGAGATCTACATCCAATTCTTTGATGTTGATTTCCATTTCTTTCATTCTCTTTAGTATTTAAGACAATAATATAGTTTATCATATGCGATATCTTATCATCTTAGATAAGAAATCATAAAGACAAATAATTGAATTATCGTGTTATCAAATAACTCATCAATTCGTTATCATAAATAATGTCACAATAACATTCTTCGCATCGACTACTGAAAAGTTCTTGTTTTTTATCAAGAATATCTCCACATTCTGTACATATTTTGGAATCAGCATAACAAGAAATGCATACATTAGTGATGGGAGAACATTTCTTTTGTTTATCAAATACATTTCGACAGGCTCTACATTTTACTCCATGTTCATAGTAATCAATACGCTGTTGTAGGGCAGGATAGAAATCCAGCAATTCTTTCAAAAACTCCAGAAGATCAATGTCATCAATATAGGTCCATATAATTAAAAATATATGTTCAAAAAAATTGTCATCCATAGCGATGCGTTCCAAAATATTGTATTGCTTGTTTTTCGCATTCTGTCGGAGTTGATTCATGCATTGTGAGGCATGTTCTTCATCAAATGGGCCAACCAAGTCCCACAGTATTTCTATGAGTTCAGGATTATCATGTATAAATGCCATAACCAGACTGCAATCGCGCGTCGATGGCTCTGATTGTTCACTCCAATCTATCAAAATTTTCAAATGTTCTATATCTTGATCTTTGACAAGAATATATACAGCATAATCGTAAAATTCATCGTAACGGGTCTGTATATTTTCCGGACGTTTCTCGTCATAAAATTGAGGGACAATACCGCCATTAAAAAGGGGTAGAAGTTCAGACATCCCAAATTCATTGATTTTTTGCGCTATCATATCAGAGGCAATCATAATATGGTGTTACCGATTTGATTCAGCTTATCTGGATTTCAATTTTGTATGGATAGTTCCTAAAAATTGATGTTCAAATGATTTGTACAATCTCTTAATATCAGCATGAATCCAGTATGTCAGTATGTCGGCTGTACTAAAACAGCCAGTTATGCCTCACGGTTCGGATGTCCGGAGCGGTGCAAAGAGCACAGAGAATATCGGAGACCACAGCACCGGATCTGTCGGTGCGGGTCGGCCACCCCCTCGTTCGGAGATTGTCAGGATGATAGACCATCCTGCTGCAAGAAATGCCGGTCACCCGGGATGGAGAACATCCATGACAGACCGTGCGAATCCACCGACTGCAAGAGACAGCCGTGCTTCAATCACCCCGACCAGAAAAGAGGCCGATTCTGTTTACTCCACAGAGAGGAGGGGATGGTGGATGTCAAGAACCGTCGGTGCGAACATCCCGACTGCCGTCTCCAGCCCTCTTTCAATTTCCCTCTCGAAAAACGACGTCGGTTCTGTCAGGCGCACCGGCTCGAGGGTATGATCCATGTCCACCAGAAGAACTGTGAGATGGAGCATTGTCGAGTCCGTCCGTCATTCAATGTCGCCACAGAAAAGACGCCGAGGTTCTGTGTGCGGCACAAACAAGACGGCATGGTCAATGTCATTGATCGGTTCTGCGAGGCTGAGAATTGTCTTGTCCAGCATCCCGTCTTCGACCTACCCGACCAGAAGAAGGGACGGTTCTGTCGTTCGCACCGGACCGACGACATGGTCGATGTCGTCCACAAGAAATGTGAACATCCGCAATGCCGTCTGCGGCCCATGTTCAATCTTCCGAACGAAAACCAGGCTCGTTTCTGCGCCAAACATCGTTCCGAGGGCATGGTGAATGTCTTGGAGACGTGCCGGCACGAAGATTGCTCTATCTTCCCGGTCTTCAACCTGCCCGGCAAGAAACGAGGCGCCTATTGCATCCGGCACAAGACCGATGGCATGATCGATGTGAAAAACATCCATTGTTTTGAAAAGGGCTGCCGACGCCAGCCGAGTTACAATTTCGAGAATGAGATTCGTGCCATCTACTGCGCGAGGCACAAGAAAGATGGCATGCTGGATCTCTCGCACAAACCCTGCAAAAATCGAGAGGCCATGTGCACGGTGCGCGCCAACCCCAAGTACCGCGATTACTGCGCCTGGTGCTTCCAGCATCTCTTCCCCGATGATCCGCTGACCGCCAGGATCCGCACCAAGAGCAAAGAGATCACAGTCCGCGAGTACATTAACGATCATTTCGAGGGCTTTGTCCACGACAAACCGCTCCTGTCTCCGCACTGCGACTGCACGCTCCGTCGCAGGATCGACCACTATAGACTGATCGGAAATACCATGCTGGCCATCGAGACGGACGAGCACCAGCACCGGGGCTACGATCCACAACGAGAGACACTGCGCTACCACGATGTCTACATGGGCTTCTCGGGAAAATGGATCTTTATCCGCTTCAATCCCGATTCGTTCCGTGATGCGGATGGTACAATCCAAGATCCACCGCTGATCGAACGACTTATTGCGTTAAAGACCATGATCCAAGAACAGATGGAACGGATCGCCAACAACGAGAACCAGGACATGATGGAGATCCATCGGATGTACTACGATGAGATGCATTAGTTCAGTCCCACATATTCCAGATAAATGTCATGATTAACCTTTTTTTTCTTGCGGTTTTTTTTTCCAAATTATAAAAAGGATGCTCGCTGAAAAACTAAAAAGAGTCGCGGAATGTACTTCCTTACGCGCCGTTGCAAAACTGGCAATCGATTTACGATTACCCATCGCCAGAAAATTACATGGTGCAGGGTATATCATCGTATGAGACAATCCTCAAGAAACTCCCTGATACACTGACGAGTCCAGCAGAAAAATTACAATTCCTGAAAACAATAGTCCAAAAGGAAATCGAAAACCAAGATTTTGAGCATTTGTTTTTTTTAACACCATCCCCATCCTCATTAACATCCAATCCCAAAAACACGAGAAAGAAACGAGCATACATACAGAGTTCTGCGAGTCAGGCACAATCAGAGTCTTCTGGGTACCAGGGTTCGTCCGACTCCTCTGGATCTCACTCGCTCACATCCAGTCAGAGTCAGAAGTCCAAGTCATCGTCCTCGCAAACACCGCCCCGCAAAAAAATAAAACCATCCACCCAAGAAGAAATTCAATACTTTATCCAAAATTTCATGCCGAGACGGTGAAATACAAAACGATCCATACCGACAACAAATGCTCGATAATTATTAGTGAGAAAAGAAGAAAGATTTTCTCACCGTGACAATAAAATGCAGAAGAAACCGATCAAGCAGATCCAGGAACGAGTAGTCGAAACACTCCTCAGGATCGTCCCGCGTCCGGTAGCCACCAATTTCCGGTACATCCCACAGGAGGACGACTTCCAGTACGATGACGTACCAAGCATCACCCTGCTCTCGATTGCCACGGGCGAGGGCGACTTCGATTACGACATTATCAAAGATTTTCGATCCAAATCCAAGATCCCAATAACCCTGATTATCATTGATCCCATATACAACATCGAAGACTATGCACGATTCCGACCATATGTTCAGAATCTTTATGTGAATCCACAACAGGACGGCTTCTCGAAACTCCTATCGGAAGAAAACGAGATACCGACGAAATATTTCAAACTATTCGATCGTCTTTTGAAAACAAATCTCTCTCATCCGGATGTAGTCGTGGGGAGCAATCTCCAATGGGGGTTGCCGCGCAGTAGCATGGTCAGTCGACCGGGACAGAGACCGATACAGTTGGATTACAGGTCACCCCAGTTCCAGCGGAACCTCCAAGGTTTCAGACCATTTGGTAAGGACACATGGATAAAACCGATACACCAAACCGTCCATTCCATCTCTCAATCCAGTCTGCGCAATCTCCTCAACAATCGTAAGATATGGAGATTCTATGAAAACATTCAGGATCGTGCGAGTATTCCCGCATTCATAATTAGCAATACAATGATATCCACGCAGGGAGAAAAACTCTATGTTCAGGGCATTACGAATCGTAGACAGACACGTCCCATACGCACATTCCAAGATCTGCTCGAATTTTTTGCTTCGGCACGGGCAATCCAATAATCAAAATTATTTTTCCAATAGCCATAAATAAACTCATGACATCAGGAGGTCGCAAAAGAGAACGACCTCCTCTGCCGAGCGGTAAAAAAACGTCAGCAGGGAGTAAAAAAGGACGAATCGCACCAATCCCTGCCAAAAAAATCATCGGATCCGGCAGTTACGGCACTGTTTTCCAGACAGACGATACCGCAACGATGCGGAAGAATTTTACAAAACATCACAAGACATCCGAATTAAAAATGAGACGCAAACAGGATTGGCTCCGGTACGCCGATCCATACCGTCTGTATTTTGGGGGGACCATCCTTCAATACCAGACATCAGGAAAACGAGTCCAATCCATCCTCATGGTCAATCAGGGGCATTCCTTAAGACACCTCAAAATTACAAACGAGAATCGATTCAAGATGGCGAGACATTTCCAGCATCTAATCAAAGGTCTCTCCGTATTATCGGAGAAAGGATTAATCCATGGGGATATCACGATGGATAACATCATGTTCAATCCCAGAACAGGCGACATGAAATTCATCGATTACGACTTTCTATGCCGTAGTCCGTCCGATATCAATGTGACTCAATATTATCATGCATGGCCACCCGAATTGATGCTGGACGATGATAAAACGATGTTGGGGTATTCCTATTTTCCGGGTTTCGATCGGAAATCGGCATCCTCGTACATGCGATTCTGTATGATCCTCCGCATGAATGCCGGAGAATGCAAACTCTACCAACAGATGATGAATGGAGTATTGCCCCCCGAACCGCCCACACACGGATGGCTTAAAAAATTGTATGAATACCTCAGCGATCGTACACCGATCCGAAAAAAATATGTAGACAGACCATGGGTCAAAGATCCCAGAAAAATCGACATCTACTCCTTGGGTATTGTCGCACTCGAATTGTTTGGGAATTACGAACCGTTCCTCGATGTGATATCCAAAATGATCGAACCGGATCCGGATAAACGGATCTCGCCAGAGGTGGCGTTTCGTGTATGGGATCATATCCTCAATGCCATTTATCAGATCAAACATACACCGGTACAATGGGCAAAACGAGATTGGGAAGATAACCGTTCCACATTGAAACCATGAGATACTATTCTTTTTTTGATACTGTTCTGCCGTTGGCTATCTTACTTATGTTCTCTCTGACACGCGCGGATGGACGTGACGCATCCGAATTCAGCCGTTTGCTATGCGCGCGGATGGATATGACAGCACACGATGCTGACATCATCCCACGCCGGGGCGCCATGGAGGGTGGTCCCGAATGCCTTGTGCTTGCCGCTGCGGGCGATATCCATGGCAGACGCAAACAATGCGTCGGCCATTTGCTGGCCGGTGGCATGATCCATCTCCTTGACAATCGCCCCAATCTCGTGGAAATAGAAAATGTCGGTCGCGCCGTCGCTCCCGATGAAAAGCGTCACATCCTGGCCGTCCTCGAGTTCGTAGATGCCAATGTCCGGGATCGCCGAGAGATGCCTCTTCATTGTGACATCCTTGAGAGAACGCGTCATCTGGATCGATCCCTGCCCGTCGATCAGGATCGTCGATCCCCAATTCTGGATCGCAAACGAGGGCATCACATCGTACGGGATCCATCGACCCTCGCTCGATTGCTGTTGGATCATCATCTTGCGGACGCTCTGCGTGCCCCCGATATTGGTGGGATGGATCCGCATGATCCGGGCGACGTGAGCCGCATTCCGACGATCGATCACGACGCGCCCGGGATCGGACGGATCCATCGGCTCGTACAGGCGGATGGGCTCATACCCCCCGTCCGCATCGGGGCGTCGGACGCCATTCGAGGTATTGAATCGGTTATAGATAGCCTCCGCCGGCATGACACCTTTGGCCATGCACCTCGTGCGGTAGGCTGCGTACTCCTCTGGATTGTCCCAGGCATGATCGGTGTATACGGACCGCCACGCGCCCGTCGCGCCGTCGATGATCCCGGCGGGACTGTCGCCCACATTCGCGCTCGTAATGACCACACGATCATCGACCGTCATCACGCATGCTGCCGTGCAGGTGCTGCCGCCCGCATACACGTCCAGCGCCTCCATCTCGGCGAAACGTCGCTCCCAGAATGCGCAGACACGCTCGATATCCTTGTGCCGGACCGCGTCGATCAGATCCATGCTGTGCTCGACGAATCCTCTGTACAGCACGCCCGCGCACCCGCCGGACACGTATTCGCCGCCGATGCCATGCCCATCCAGGATCGCCAGGAGCCTCACGGTCGTCCCATCGGGCGTCGGAATGACGGCATCGATCGCCGCATCCTGATTGAACAAGTGCACGCCCGGTGTCCCATCGTGACCGGCCTCATTGCGCCTCTTGCCCGCGCCGCGCACGCCAGTCGAGATCAAGATATTCGGGTACGACATACCCGACGCACCGAACGACAGCGGGACCGTAGCATCGACAAGCGTCATCTCCTCGATCGTCTTGGGATGTATCCGGAGTTTCATCGGGGACGCGATCGTGGATGTCGAGGTCGTCATGGTGAAAGATCTGCGCATACAGAACAATATTTGTCAGCCAATGAAATGTATATTGTCGATGCAATATACGATCGTACATCAGTTTTATCGACAATAGCATGAAATAAAAACAAATTATTTTTATGTAAGAAACGCCATGTCCGCGCAAAAAAAATCTTCATAACGAGGTATTTCATCTATGGCTATGGTGCCAAATCTACATCTCAGATTAGATTATGACTTCGATCAGTATTATATTGAACCCGCACGTGATAGCATCGTATCGAATATTCCATCCGACCTCCTCGCTATGATCCCTCCATCAAATCGAACACACGATCGTGTTCTTTCAAGACGTATACAAAGATGCACCGAATGTATCAGACACAATAGATTGTTCTGTAACGGTAAAAAACCCTGTAATCATTGCAGAGACGCACATACGACACAACAGTGTCGGTTGTATAGACGAATATGTTCTGCATGCAAACAATCGAAAACAGAATGCGATTATGATACACTACGGTATCTAAAGGATGGAAAATGCAGCCACTGTTTTACCCATGGTATCCAATGCGAATTCAGACGCAAACCCTACACTAGAAAAACCAACTCGGCGGCGCATCCTCGAACCTCATCCCGATGACGTAAAGAACGACAATGACGTCAGGTACAGATCCCGATCTTTTGGATCGGCATCGTTGTTGATCATGATGGGGACGAGGGATTCATCGGGAGGAGGATCGTCATATCCATCCGGAGGATCCGAGAAAAACGAGAGATAGCGTTCCACAAAAAACGAGGAATCATAAAATTCGCATGGAAAATCGATCGCTCCGGTGTATCCGCTCCGGATCATGAGATCCTTGAACTGTTTTGCCGAGGCACGACCGTGCACCGGTGTAGGCACCGCGGCCGAGAGCCACCATTTCTGAGCCTCCATATCGTGACAGAACCGGATCTTCCCGAGATCCTTATCAGGGACATGCCATTGGGTACCGATCTCGTACGAATAGTCGTGCTGGCGGAGGAATGTCAGGAACTCATCCCCGAGATGATGGGGACGGATCCATCCCTGGAGGAACATGGCCTGGCCGAACGGATCCGAGGGACGATTGGTGCTGGCCGTGATGTAGATCCAATCGGACAACCGGATGAGCTGGGACAAGAACGGCTCGCACAGGTGCCATTCGATCCCGGTAGAATTCTCGTCATCGCTGAGATATCCCTCTGTCTGGAAACGGCGCAAAATCTCTTTCCCTTGATCAAAAATAGTAGTCATGAACAGTCTGCCGTATAGAATGATAAATTAGCGGAATGAATCTATTGAAAAAAAGTGATATGTTTGTCTCAATTTTTTCAATAATGACAGAAATATTTTTCATCTATAAATGCGCCTGTACGAGAGCATGACGATAAGGAACGGCATCCGTTTCGAAAAAATCCTCCTCTCTCCTCACTACAGATTCAGGGACAATCGGACACATCGAGAACGTATACATGAGTTGTTACATTATTTTACTGGATATCAGGCTCAATTAGGAGAACAACGATCGCAGGGTAGAAAATATACTGAAGCTCTCTCGACGTGTAAAGATTCCATCACGCTGCTCTCATCGTGTTTACGCTTGCCGTCGGAGTATGCCGAATTCGGTCCGATCCACGAACTGCTGACAGATCATGACGAGTACCAGACGATCAATCAATTATTTCAGGCATTACCGATCTACCATGATATCTCCTCGATGTGGAGACAGTGGATCCAACAGGCGAACAAAAACCAAGAGGATGCGAGCGAAACATTCACTCCTCAGAATCTGCGTTTGAACAATACGATATTCCTGTGAAAAAGGGCAATTTTCACGAGTCGATCATCGAATATCATCCGTGTCGGTTTTTTGGTACAGAATTACGGATCGAGAATACGACCGATCTGAAGGATATTTTTCTCGATTACTGTGATAAGATTGGTGAAGTTCAATCGCAATCGTTCACGAGGACGGCACTCACCAATGCAGATCGTCTTTTCCATATGTACAAACAGATTCAACATTTCAAGCCTACTCCATCCCCTCTCGATACCCAAATCACGACACGAGCACCGAAACGGAAACGGATCGCACCATCATTCCTCGAACAAACACAACCCACATCCGATCCGCGACAGATTGCACGGAATATTCCAAATTTTCAAGAACGTCGAGCCTATATTGTCAGGAACAGATCGCGTCGTCAATCGCTCATGAAAGATTTTCAACGAGATTTACAGCACTATCTTTTCAGTATCAATAAATAAACATTTTTTTTTTTATCGAAGAAATGGTGAGAAAAAAAAATATATTTATCATCATTAGGAGATCGAATGACGAACTATATATTATCATCGAATGCGAGTTTTGGCGCCATAGATCCGATCCCGATCGAGACGGCCAACCGATTACGGCACGCCTCCAATAACGGCGAGGCGGCCACCAAGGTCCTGGACCTGAACATTGTCCTCTCCGCGGCCGGCACCGGTGTGCCGGCCACAATCGAATCGACCGTCGCGCGGACTCCATCGGGTCTCCTGATCCATGTGATCGGGTGGACGACAACCGCCGCGCAGTATACGAATTTGCTGTTCACGGGCGGTGTGCCTCCCGGGAGTGTCGCGCCCACGATCGGTACATCGCCGATCCTGTCGTACGGTACGATCCAGGTGATTAATGGCGTGACATCGCCCGTGATGCCCTCGGTCTATCTCCTATCAGGGGATGTGGAATTCACGACGTCTGATTGGACCTTTGCACTCCCTTCGATCACTTATGCGGGCAATAATTCGTATCTCCGTTTTGATTTCTCGTTCTACCTGTGAGAGATTAATTGTTTTTTTTTCTCTTGCCCTGAAAAGAAAAAACAATGAGCGAGTCGGATATGGGTGTATCATTCGATCAGTCCACTCATAGCATCGTCTGGAGACCATCGGGACAATTCCAGACAATTGCTTCGGCGGATGGGATCGGGAATTCCATCCTCCTGACATTCCATGTGCCTCAGGATCTTTTCGTCCAATTCCCGATCAACATCACGCGCGTCGTCATTGATTTCACCGGATCTCATTATCCTGATCTGATCGGGCCCATCGCCCCCATCGTCTCCAAGATTTCCGTCGCCAAGAACAATCTGTCGTCCGTCTATGCCACTGTCACCATCCCTTCGAAATGCGGCAATTATCCCGCACAGTGCCCATTACCCGGGGTGCAGCGCATCTACCTGAATCGAGATATGGTCATCTCGTCGGTCGCCGATCTGATCCTCATCACAATCACCACGCCATACCCGATCGATTCTGTCGCGATCCAGACGGTGGAATTCCATTATTATACTCCTCCACCGGTGCCTGTCCCGCCGGTGCCTGTGCCGCCGGTGCCTGTGCCGCCGGTGCCTGTGCCGCCGGTGCCTGTGCCGCCGGTGCCGGTGCCGGCACCGTCTCATTCCTCATCGTCTGATGATATCACCAAGAAATGGATATTCTGGTTATTGTTGATTCTCGTGATTATTGAATTAATCATCATACTCGTTGTCCTGCTATTCCGACGACAAAAGTTGCGACCCGCGCATCGCAGTGTATCGTCCCGATAAAATTGAAATACACAGGATGGATGGTCTTTTGTATCGCCATCTATGAAAACAGCCGATTGTGATTTCTTGTTGACCCGTATCCCCGATCATCATCCGTTGCGGTGTGTCCGGATGATGATTTTTTCTTACCTCCACCGACCGTCCTTTATGAACCGGCGCATGTCCGATACGATACGGGATCATCTGCAGAGGAGTTATTGTGATCGATGCGGTGAGTACATCTATCAGTATAAGAATCGTCGTATTCGTCACATCCACATCAAAAGACGGAAGTACCGCATGGAATCGTTGATGCAGCGGCATCTCCTGATCCATTCGTCGTTCCGGTTTATCGAATGGCAACGACGATTCCCTCGGGTGTCACAATTCACGATTGCGGAAAATACAATCGTCATCGGGAAGAGTCCTCGGATCCTCGCACGACACTTGTGGACCTTTGATGAATGGCATTATCATTATCCTCAATTTGTGGTCGACGGGTTCAGACAACGACTCGATGCATCGGAACAACATCCGCTCTTTATCCCCGACCTGCAGGTATGATTTCCACGACAACCGCAAGAAAAAATAAAAATTTCATGAGAGAGGTATAAAAAAAAAAATAAAATATTTTTTCCTCATAAGAGAAATAAACTATGGCGTATGTAAATAATGAACTCGGGTATGTGATCACCAAGCCCAACAATGTATATGCGAAACTCGATAAGTACACACAGAATTCTATATTTGGTCCTCCCATTTCGCCGATTGTGCCGTCCATGAACTACATCCAGTTGCCGCACGATACTCAGAATTATGGGTACGATGCCCTCTCGCACGATAATGACGGGGTCGGTTATTACAATGTTGTGACCGGCTACGGTCAGAAATGTACATCGTTCAATGTCGCCAAGTGTCCCACGAATCAGATCCTCGCCCCGCACGGTGGGGCGCCGGGCAGTTATCCCGCGCCCGCGCCGGCGCCGGCAATCCGGGAAGGATTTGCGACATCGAGACCGGTCGGGAATGTCCAGCAGGCGGTGAAAAATCTTTCGCTCGATGTCTATCTTGATACCAGCAACTGTCCTCACAGCCAGAGTTTCGAGAAACTCCTCAAGAACAATGGTCTCTATCATCTCGTCAGCATCAAGAACATCAACAATCCCACCTTCCGCAACGAACTCCTCAAGAATGGTGGGACGGGCGTGCCGTTTGTCTATTCGAAATCCATCGGCACCAGTGTGACAGGTCTCCCGCCGAGTGTCCAGGATCTCCTCTCCAGCCTGCAACCCCGCAAGTCTGTCGCATCCAAGACCACTCTCCCCCCCGAGGTCATCGCCAAGATCAAAGACCTCGCGCTGACCGTCTACGTCTCTCCCTCGTGCTCGTATTGCACCGTCTACAAACGTTTCCTCGAGACCCATAATCTCATCCCCTACATCAAGATTGTCGATGTCAGCAAGAAACCCGATGTCGAGAACGATGTCTACCTGAAGACCAACAGTCTCCCGGGCTACCCGTTCACCTACTCCCGCAAGTACAAGACCAGTTTCCCGGGAGTCCCCCACAACCTGAATGATATCCTCAGCCTCATCTCCACGCAAGGCACGTGATCCGTTTTCCAACTCATCTAAGGATTTGTAGTTTGAAAACAAAAAATGGATAAATTGGAGCATTTTTTGAAGAAAAATCATCATCGGATCATTTATTATTTCACGGATCGGGCGGAGCGCTTGATGTATGTGCTGGTCATCTCGGTGTACGAGGGGGTGCCGTTCATGCTGGATCTGACCGAGGGGGATCTGACGTACGCGGAGATGGGGCAGTTCCAAAAACGATTCTTTATCGACGAGATGGCCACGCAGGAATTCCCCGAGAATCTGAGAGAACAGCCCGCCGAGAGTCTGATCCGGGACAAGAAATTATTGAAGGACGCCTTCAAGGTCCTGATCCACACGCCCATGGAGGCCTCGCTGCTCGTTCTTGGACCCGGCTACCTGCTCGATGTGGACAAGGAAGGGAATTTTATCCTCAAACAACTGATTGATTTCCCGGATTCGCTGGATCAGCACGGCATCTTTCAAAAGTACGATCTGGAATATTTCTACAACCACAAGAACACCATCTCGCAGAATGTGAACCTCATTTACGACAGGATGAAACACAATTTCATCGAGAACCTCGATCATATCCAGAAAGAATGGGAGATTTTCTCCAAGAACCCGATGCACCACATGGGCGGGATCAAGACGCTCTTGATCCAGTACGAGGAGCGAACCCAGCAGTGCGAGGAACTCAAGAAACTCCTCATGAACATGTACCAGATCTGGAAGCAATTGTCGTCAGAGCATGATCTGCTCGAGGTCCAGCAGGTTCCCATCAACCTCGAACAGAACCTGGCCATGAATACTCGACGCCAGACCCTCTACCGGAAATTGGATCGGATCAAACTGATTGAGAAGCACGCGACCGATCTCCTCATCAAGATCCATATCGTGTGCACGTGCCTCATGTTCTATATGCACATACTCGTGTGCGAGATGGGCAAACTGCATTTCCGGATCGACAAGACGATCGAACTCCAGGAGAAGATCCAGAAATTTGTGCTGCGGACCCCGTCTCCCTCTATGATCTCATTCATGAATTCGTAATTGTTTTTTTTTAATCCATCTGATAAAGGATGCGACTCGGGAGTGGGAACGAGGCGGTTGTTTTTGGCCCTTTTACACGCCATGATTTATCGGGCATGGGCATCCATCTTCCGGCAGCCAACCGGATCGACCACAAGTATGTCCTCAAGGTCTTTAAGGATCGATTTGAAAAACTCCCTCCTATCAAGGCCCCGCGAGGGAGCATTATTTTCCCGATCGAGACCCTCACATGGGATGGCGCGCGTCTCGGCACCTACCTGCAGTGGAAGGACGCGCGCCCGGATAAATTGTACACCATCGAGGTACAGGAATACGGGGGGTACGACATGTACGATTTTTTAGTGGATCGGTACACCTATTTTACCTCGACCGATTTCGGACACGTGTGGAAATCGGTGATTGCGATCTTTGAGGATGTCTACCCGCTGATCGGCATCGAGAATAAACTGCTGCTCGATATCAAGACCGAAAACATGGTATGGGATGGACGTCGTCTCCGGCTGATCGATCTTCACCTGGGGGGACAGGAGACGCAGGTGTTTACCCCGTCCATCATGAATATGCCGATACAATTCTTGCACCGGTACTGGAACAAGAAACGAAACATCGACGTACATTTTAAGGATGTGTCCAAGAAATACTATGAATCGCCTCAGAATCCTTATTTCCATCTCCTCCACGAACTCCATCATCAGGTCTCGTCGCTCCAAGAACTCATCCCTCTTTTCGATAAACAGACCTTATTGAGTCCTAAAGAGATTAAACGGTTGAAATTTTTCTTTGTTGTGTATCCCATCTTTATGACGGTCCTCATCATGTTTGAACTGAAAAAAATCCGATTGGATTCTCACGCGCGACAGATCCATCGCATCCGTGATTTCTGTTTCCAGACCATCTACGATCGAGGGAGCCATCTGATGCCCTTTCGGGCTTTCATCGACAAGTGCAAACAATTATCTTTCTAAAACATAAAGAAATGTCGGATATCTATGCATGGATCAAGGATGTCGACACGAACCTGGACGAGTGCGTGGTGGACAATCCCTTCTGCATGCGGAACGCCCTCGGCCAGCCCGTCCTCACGTGTTCGTTGAACCGGAACAAGGACAAACCGATGTGCGCCGATACGGTCAAGGCGGATTCGGCGTACCGCGTCCTCGGGTGTTACGATACGCCGGACTGCGGCGGCCGTGTCGTGGCGCCGGATGATTCGGTGACGCCTTCCCCCGTGTGTTCCCAGGACATCTGTAAACAACCGACGGCCGAGAATTGTATCGAACTTCGCGAGGGGATCCAGCGCCCCGAAGACACCGGGATCTACTGTTATCTGGGCGGAAAGAAATACAACCATGATCCCTGCCGTCTGAGTCTTGTCTACGGCGGGAATGATTTCTGTCCTCGTGCCTGTTTTCACCCGGGATGCTGTCCGGGGACGATCCATTTCTAAAGATCCGATGCAATGGATCAAGAAAACAAATTCTTGCCCGCTCTGTACAGTGTGTATATACCGCCCCCTAATGCCGCGACGATGAAAACAACCACTTCTCCTCCACTCCCACTCGATAGGAATGCCATGATTGTGATAATTGCCATGAGCAACAGTCCGACAATAGCCAGGCTGAAATTATAGACGAGCATCCCGCGGATAAAATTCTTCCCGGCAGTGTCCGGGATTGTCTTCACAGATGCGATAAAATGCTGGATCTCGGTATTTCCACCCGCAAGAGTCATAATCGCAGGCATAATCATATTGATAAAAAGGAACAGCAGGATGCCGATTTGGACGATCTTTTCATGCCCTCCCAGATACCCAAACTGTCCACTTTTCTTATATGTACGAATTACATATATCAATAATGCAATGGTAAGAACCATCATGACAACAATGTAGACCGTGTAGCCAATCATGACGTCCTTATCGTGTTTCGAAAAAATGGATGCGTACTTGACCTTGAGAAAGATGATGAAAACGAATTGAACAATGAGATTCAGGAGACAGGGAAAGATGAATAGGATATAATAAAAAAAACGTTTTTTTTCATCGGTATTTTTCAGGATAATGAGATCATCACCGCTTTTTTTTTGCTGACCCTGAAGCAAAGGTTGTCGTTGCGACATTTTTTTTATTTATTAAAAAAAATATTTTCGTTTTTTTCATAATCTTAGATCCGGTGTGTCCATTGATACGAAAATAATTGATCGTAGATCATCGAGGGGATCATCGATCCCAGCAATTCGTCCATTTCCTCCGGGGTCAGCATGCTGAGGACGTCCTCCAGCGAATAATGTCGGAGCGTAAAGACCTTGGCGTAGATGCGAGGATGGTGGATCAGGCGCAGTCCGTCCATGAAACGCCACACGCGCACGTCCTCGTACTCCTCCCTGTCCAGCAGGAAGTGAAGATCCAATTCCTCCATCCCGCACAGGAATCGGATCATGTCCATCTCCACTTCCATCATGAACCGCACCCGATCTTTCCCTCGGATCGTGGCGAATGCGTCTTGTATCGAGACAGGCCGGAACGGCAACAGATCGGTACGGAGCAGGGGCGCGATCTGTCGGTAATCCTCGGAGAGGATCTCTGTCTTCTTGAGGATCTCGAGCAGCCGATAGAATGTCCGAAGAGATGTGTACTGGCCCACCAGCACGAGACAATCCTCCGCGAGGGTATCCATTGTTTGTTTGGATGATTCTAAAATCATCAAAATCATTTTTTTTTGGTTTTTGGGTAATTGTTTATGATAAATGGGAGATCATCAATCGTTGTTCTGCAGTTATCTTGTCATCCGCATATGGAAAGACTATCTGACCCAGCACGGGAAGCTGTATCCTGAGAAAAACAAGGATATCGATTCATTCCTGGACAATATCGATCCGATCCATTGCACGCCCATGGACCTGAAATATTTTGTGTCGTTCTTCCCCTCGCTCTTTGCATTCTGCACAGATCTTTCCCAGATCCGACCGGGCGCCATCATCAAGACCAATTTTGATGGCGCGCCACGCTGGGGTCATGCCGTCATGGTGATGAAGAATAATAAAACTCACATCGAAGTCATTACCATGACGCAGGATGGGACATGCACAGAACAAGATTGGCACTGGGGAGAGACAAACGGTCCGCTGCGGATCTACATCATCAATCCACTCATCCCCATCGATATCAAACATCTCATGACAATTATCACGAAATTGAAAAGATCCCTATGGAAATACGATATCCGCGCCGCCGTGTTATCGGCATTTTATCCCTGTTACAAGAAAAATACCGGGTTGCAATACCTGAAACAGACCATGTTCCGCACGATACGATCCAAATCGCTCACCTTCAAGACCATCGATCGCTCTTGTATGTGAATCATCCATTGTGGCGAGCGTACATCGCGAGCAGGTCGTCTGTGTCGATGGTCGACATGAACAATGCGACGAGCTGGTCTTCCAATTGTTTCATGAGCGCGAGGCTTTTTTGGATCTTGTCCAGATTCTGGAGGTAGAGTTTCTTTTGGGGATCCGGCGGTGAGGATTGGATCATGGACACTAGGTCTTGGATATCCAGCATTTTGAGGCGCGACAAGATTTTGGATTGTAGCGCATCGTCCATAGAATGTCCTTGCCGATCGATCAAAGTCTTGAGATTCTTGAGACGGGGCACGTTGGGATGATGGCGCTTGGTGGGTCGCGTCTGTCGCTGTGTGATGTTGAAGTCGCGCACCAACGAATGAAATCTCGGGATGTTTTCGGGAATCAGCACGGTCGGTCTTGGTGATGACATTTATTTACTTATACCATTTTTGTTTCACAAAAAGAAAAAATGGTATGTCTCAGGTCCTGTAGATGATCCGTGTCGAGGAATCCCAGGACGGGTAGGACGGGATGAATTCCTCGTGGTAGTCGATGCCGTACGGGTATTCGGCATAGACCGGTGTGAACTGGTACAGGTAGGGAGATTCCGGATCGTACGGGTTCACCTCCACCTCGTCGCGCAGATCGCACGAGAGCGGGAATACCGTGTTTTTTTCATAATCTCGCAAGGTCCGGTACGCCATGGGTTTTTATCTATGAGGAAAGATTTTTTTTCATCAGATGTACGAGGCAAGGATCGCGCCGTTCGGCGTCCCGAGTCCCACGCACGGATCCCAGCCGGTGGTCGCGGCGTACGTCCCGTTCCGGCCGCTGACGATATCGTGGAATGTCTTTTTATTGGCACGGTAGGCGTTGTACAGCATAGGATTCAGGAATCCCGTGTGATTCTGCAGGGCCAGGTAGCCGGCCCACAGAGGCGCGACGGCGCTGGTCCCGCCGACGACCGCCAGACCGCCGCGGATGTAGATCAGGTACCCGGTGTTCGGGTCGGCATCGCCGGCGACATCGGGGACGCCGCGTCTCGCGTTTGTGACAAACCCGTTCTGGTACGTGGGGCGTGTGAAAATGGCGGAATACCCGCCTCCCGTCGCGCCCCCGCCGGAATTCCACACGCGCTCGGACGTCGTACCCGCGCTGTACGTCAGCGAGGGGCAGACCAGCGAGGTCCCGCCGCACGCGGTCACGTACGGCGAGGAACAGGGAAAATCGCAATTGTTCCCGGACAGACCGTCCGAACTCCCGTTGTCCCCCGACGCCGCGCAGATGGTGATGCCCTTGTTCGCCGCCGTCTGGAAGAGCGTGTTGTACGACGAGATGACGCTCGAGGACCACGATCGTTCCGGGGCGCCCCACGAGATCGAGATGACGGTCATGCCCGGCGTGTTGATCGCCTGCTGGATCGCGTGGAGGAATCCCGTGTCGGTGTTGGGCGCAAAAAAGACGTAGATGTTGCTGTTCGGACAGATCCCCCCGGCGATCTGGATATCGAGGACCACCTCGTAGTCCGCATCATCGACATTCGGCGTGTTCCTGGCGCCGTCCACCGATACGGGGATGAGATTGGGTTTGACACTGGTGAATCCCAGCAGGTTCCAGTACGCATCCATATCCGAGGCATTGTACCCGCCGCCCAGTTCTATGATCCCGATCGTCCTCCGCGCCGTGCTCCCTTTGGCCGACATCTGGTACGCCTTGACAAGATCGGTAGGATAGAAATACGGTCCGGAGCCGCGCTTCCTCGCGATCCCTTTGCGGATCAGGTACGTGTGGCATCTTTTTTCTGATGTGCCGGTCGAGTCAGTCATCTGCTCCTATCATACCCAAAGAAATTAATATTCTCTTGATTATGAGGTCGGCAGCGTCCGGATCTTGAGCGCCAGAGTCTTGACGTTCTTCTTGCTGCTATCGGACATGTCCCGCACTTTCTTTCGGACGGCGTCCGCGATGATCCGGGCGAGCGCCTTCTTGTCGTGCGTGAAATGTTCGATGGGATTGTTCTCGAGCACCTCGATGATCTTGTCCGCGGGCGGCTTGAAGACCGGTCGTTCCTCGACCGTGATGATGTACTGTTTGTACTTGACCCCCGGCAGTTCCTGCGCCAGGATCGCTTTTTTCAGCACATCCTCGACCCGATCCAGGTGCGAATCCACCGGCTTCCTCTTGTGGAGCAATTTATCCCGCTGGATCTTGTACTCGTGAAAACACCGTTTCAGTTCCGCATCGATTGTGTTTTTTTCTTCCAACAACCCCAGATACTCCCGGACGACCGGGATCATATCCTCCGGGCGCACAACGACCTCTTCTTCCCCCTGCATCATCTTATTTTGTTTCTCTCTCCATTGTTTTTTTAGACCATTCTCGAAAAAAACGATGGAATAAATGATACTGCCGAGGATCATCCAACTGAAGAACGGCGCAAGGATCTGCATGATCCCGGCGCAGAAATGCGGGATCGCGTATGTGAGCGTCCTGGTGAGATGCGGGCAATTGTATGGAGCGGATCCTCATGAATCCGAATTTGCGCACATTGTGGAACATTTCCAGTCCAAGTACACGTCGACATCCTACCCGGACGCGATCAAGAACAACATCCGGATCGAATCGATGGGCGCGAGCAAGAATGCGACCACCTATTCAGACTTTACAGACTATTATCTCACTGTGGTCTCGGATTATTTGGAGGATTGTCTGAAATTGATCCTCCCTTCGTTCTCTCATTTTGTCCTGGATAAAAAAGTGTTTACCGCGGAGAAACATTCAGTGACGGAAGAACTGCATACGAGATTGGGGAACTGGATGTGGCGCGATCTCTGGGAAAAACAAGATGCCATCTTGTACAAAGACCATCCGGCCGCGTCGCACACCATGAAGAATCGACTAGCCTCCACGTCCGACTGCACAGTGAAGCAGCTCCTGGCGTTCCGGGACAAGCACTACACGCCGGAGAACACCATGATTGTTATCGCGGGCGACCACGACAAATCTCGCGTGCTGCGATTGATCAAGAAATACTGGGAAAAATGGGCATCTTCGGGATCGCATCCGATCCGTCCCCTACCGCTCTACGATCGTGGCCCCTTGATGTGCTTTGCCAGAAAACGCACCGCCACCTCTACCCGTCTGCGACTCGTGTGGATGATCGGCGACCGGATCGTCGCGTCCGATCCGAAACGGGTGTGTTCTACCCGACTCCTGGACAAGATCCTGTCCGATGGATTCGATTCCCGCCTGTTGCACAGGCTCCGCACCGTCCTCAAAATCGTCTATTTTGTCCATTCGACGACCGATATCAATGACTATCACGACAGCGGTCTGGTCATCGAGACGGAGTCGAGTCTGAAAAACATTCCCAAGATCCTGCGCGTCATCCTGGACGAGGTGTCCAGGATCACGACCCATCTCTGTGCACATAAAGAACTGGAACGTGCGCGCCGATCCTCCCTCCTGGAGTATCATCGGATGCTCTTGAATGGCGATCCTCATGTCCTTGGTGATTACTACGGTCGCATGATCTTCTATCGTCATCCCGTGACGACCATCCAAGAAGAACTGGACCTGATACAATCGATCGACAGCCGGTACCTCCGCGAGACCGCCCGGCTCATCTTCCGTCCCGAGAACCTTCTGGTCATGTACTCGGGATCGGACGCGTTGAAGGAGGAGGCACTCCTCGATCATCTCCAAAAAAAATAATCAAATTATTTTCTATTGACGATATATAAAATGTCCGTACCACTAAAAGCGACCATCTACAATACCCATACCTATCCTGAATGATTTACCCTCGATCCGAGAGATCGATTGTACAATACAGAATCGCCTCGCCATCCATACCGCGATACTAGGGAAAATTATGGCGAATTATGCGTCAATAGTTCTTACTGCAGAAAAAAAAATGGTTCCAATTCAAAATGCTCTTATGGTTTCTGTGTAGAGACATGATTCAGGTAATTTATGATGTGATAATTGGGCATCTTTACACGATCAGATTATTTTGTGTGGTGATGATGTGCGATGGTTGCTGTGGTTTGGTCTGGAGCGCGCGCTTGCGGTGGTACGACCACTGCGATGGATCGTAGTACAGTTCGGACCGGAATACCGGTATGCGGGTGTAGACGACAAAAACGAGGGACGACACAATGAGACATCCGGCAATCACAATGAGATTCACATGGCCTAACCGGCTGCCCCGGAATGTCCGGCCGAGACGTCGCGACACGGACGGGACGACCGCGAGCACGAACCAGATCAGTCCGATGACCTGCCCGATGAAGAACGTCCAGATGAGCCGTATCCCGATGAACCGATTGAACAGGATCAGCTGAAAGATGCTGACAATCATGGGAAAGAATAAAAACAGGTAGGCGAACCAGCGACCCAGGTTTTTGACATCCAGCCCGGACAGGTCCGGGTTCGAGACGACCATCTCCTCCCCCTCCAACGAGGAGATGTAGATGCTGTTTGCAAAATAGAGGATCCCGGGCAGGCACCCGAAGAAGAAATTGCAGTACATGATCCACAGGCTAGTGCCCTTGTTCTTCAGGAAATGATCCCACATGTGCGCCGCGTCGTACCACGCGTAACAGTTCGGGTCGTCATGGCAATCGGTGATATTGTGTTGCAGCATATCGTTTATTGTATATGAAACAATAAAATGTGAGTTTTCATCTTTGATGAAATTGATATCGATCTGTTTTCTATACAATGTGTATGGCAAAACGACTCCTGACGGATGGATTGTTGAATGCAGCGTGCAGGGGATGGACCAATTACTGCGATGGATGGAGTGCGCGCTCTGTCTCGAGAACCGGACGGAGTTCTGCATCTACTGTCCGCAGGGGCATTCGTTCTGTCCCGCGTGCTGCAAACGGCTGGTGGACACGTGCCCCATCTGCCGCGCCGACCGTCTATCATCCGTCTTCCCCAAGGACGAGAGCCGTCGTCGGATCATTCACGAGTACTATGCAGGTTTTGTCGAGGCGATCAAGGGCGGTGGCATCATCGAATGCGATGTCCGCGATCGCGACAACATCTGGAGAGAAGGTTCGATCGTGCAACAGGATCGTGGCAGGGTCAAGATCCATTTCTACGGCTGGGAGCCGTGCTGGGACGAATGGCATCCTTATCATATCGATCACATCCGACCCCATCATTCGATGACACCCGATTGGTTCGGCGCGCTCGCGGTCGGGACGACCCTCGAGTACCGTTCCGCGCGCTACCGATCCCAGATCCGATGGCACGAGGCCATCCTCGACACCATCGATCCGTCCCGCCGGTTCTGCTGGGTCCGCGACAAGATCACCCACTCCCTCCTCAAGATCAAATGGTCCAAGCATCATCTCGCCCCCCTCCATACCCACATCCCTCGAAAAAAAAAAAAAACGGTGATCTAAGGACACGATCCTGGACAAACTAAATGAAACTCTTTAGCGATCCGGAGAAGGAGTATGTATACAAGATATTTACCGATTATTTCGACAATATCCGTCTGAGCAAGATGAAGAACGAGAAGGATCTATCGGTCTACATGGCGCGATTCCCGTGTCTGTTGCTGAACGAACAGCACTGTCTGGTCGTGCTCACGCAGCGGGATAACTATCCGCCATCGCATGTGGAATCGCTGGAGAACCTGCGATGGATCTCGATCCAGACCCGCACGTTCGCGTCGGACGCGTTCCTCGATCTGAACCCGCAATCGTACGAGGCCAAGCGGGACGGAGTCTTTGAGAGGCGCATCGTCAATGTTTCTCGTTCCAAAGAGGTGTCCATCTACCATGTCGAGGATCTCCCGCTCATCGTCAGCCTCCTGCACGTCCGGGGGAACGAGTTCGAGTACCCGAACGATGGGACGCTGAACGCGGCCCTGGAGACATTCCGGACCATCATCCAGTTCAAGACGGATTAGATTTTGAATAGGGTAGAAATGCGCCGATTGGTCTGGTAGTGGATGCTATTATCCCATAGGACCGAAAAATACGTCCAGAACAGCCATACTACCGTAAGACCGCCGACAACATCCACGGACAAGAAGATCCACATCTTTTCGCGGATGTGGTACATCATCGAAAAACTCACCACAAAACACACAATAGACACTCCGACGAACCGCACGACATCCCCGAGGAGGAACGTCCATGCCTCGCGCAATGTGGTCGGGAACATTTTTTCTTTCTTAACGAGAAAGAAAAATGAAAGCACCCTTTATCAACGGCCCGCACACCGTGACGGTTCATCGATTGGGGGATCGGATCATCACCATCTTTGGCGAAATTCATAACTGGAATCTGGAGTGCAAACACCCCACCATCACCATGGAACAGTATATCCGCGAGTATTGTCGCAACAAAGAAGATCGTCAAGTGGACCTGTACTTGGAGAGCGTCTACGTCCCAGAAGCATCGCGCGGATGGTTCGGGATAAAATCGTTCCACGACGTCACCACCATGCGGAGCGGAATTCATAAATTGATGGGTCTTCGGAAACTCTTTGATGCGTGCTCGCCCAAATGGTCGCTGGGCATCTTCCAGGATATCCTCTACGATTGCCCCTCGAACCTGCGGGTGCACCTGTGCGACACCCGCCAGATCTACGGACGCATGGGTGCGCTGTCGGAACATCAACAGAAAATGTTGGACATATTTTTCACGCTTTTCCATATCAAGGTCGATGTTATCGAATTACTGGATGAGGTCAGGAGCGAGATCGTCGATTTTTTCGGCATTTTACTCCACGACAAAAAAAGCCCGTACTACTACACGCGGTTTGATCGGTTCCTGATGAACACCCTCAAGATCGATCGGCAGATCCGCGCCATCAAGGACAAGACGCGGAGGACGATCCTCCTACAGTATTTCCAGAAGAAGAAACAACGAGAGATTGCCAAACTCCAAAAAATCAAAGAACATTCGATGTGGAAGCAGTACACATCTCTCATGAATCAGTATTTCGAATACCAAATGAATTTCATGGATATGTACCTCATGGCGCGGATGTTGCGCCATTTCAAGGACGGTACCACCGCACAAGACATCATCATCTATGTCGGGGACGCGCACGCGAATGTGTACCGACAAGTACTCAGAAAACTAGGCGCCCGATGCCTCTCCTCGTTCCCCAAACACGCGCAGAAATCCATGGCGGATCGGATCCAACAGACGTGCGTCAGAGCCCCGCAGACATCCGATTGATTGGTGTGTATAAAAAAAAATGTAGATAGGTATAAATATGTATAAGGAACAAATCAGGGATGATTTGAAAAGACGCATCGCCATGTACGACACCCATCCGCAATTTTCTAATCTGGCCGATACACCGATCGGCGGAACCTACCGGGACATTGGCATGCATCAGACTCAACGCCAGAAAATACTGGCATGTATCCGAGCACACGATCAATGGTATAATGAGACAGAAACGCGCCATAAATTCCGGGAACGGTTGCTGGAATTCCTGGACGCGCCAACGAGTGCATATTCTGCTCCATTCCAGCGAACACGTCCTAAAAAAACTTACCGGTCTTGGTCGAGGTCGAAAAGTCCTTACGAGGTATTTATGGACAAAAGAACGGCACAACTCCAGAAAACGGGTCTATCTTATGCACAGGCTCACCGCCGGGCCGCTTCGGATTGGTCGACCTCTCCAGAAAATCCGGCATACAAGAGACGGGAGGCAAAATATTCGAGATCGCAAGGTGGGGCTGCGGCAACGCCTCCTCAACAACAGACCGCCGGTGATTTCGAACCGTTATTCTCGGATGTACCGGCACGAAAACGTCAATCTCCACCTCCGTCTCGTCTCTCGCGGTCGTTAGCGCGTGGTCTGTCCGCGTTTTCTGCCGTACGATCGCCGGCACTGTTCGAATCTTTCCGCGAATGGTACAATCCACAATCGTCAGGCTTCTATTTTGGATCTTTGTATCGTCCGGTTCAACCGCAAGTAGAGATGATGATGACGGATGCGAATCTTCGCAATTTCTTCCGGGAACAGCATTCCTATCAGTCCCTTATTCCCTCAGAATTTTCATTCCTCGATCGCAATCCGACAATCCTTCTCCGGACGCTCAATATCCTGAAAACACCACCGTTCGATGCATACCCCCATGTCGATCGATTCCGTCTAGTTCTTGCCCGGCAATTACGTCAAATGCCATCGGAATGGTTCGCCGCATACGGATCGCATATCCAAAACCCGTCCAAGGCGCTCGCGCTTGAATATTTCGATTGGTTGGCAGATTATCATCGATCTCATCCATGGACGCGCGAAGCGATTGCCTCGATTTATTATCTACCCTTCCGAGAACTTGGTCATGGTTTCAAGGATTTGCCTGAATCACTATGGTCCGACCTCCGTGAATTCCTGGTGCGCGATCCGTGCGATCATCTCGAGTTCCTGATCTATTTCCTGTTCCACAAACGAGAGATCCCGATCGATGAAATGATTATGGCGTTTCATGGGTGCCATGACGAGACACGATGCCTCGATTGTCAGAAAGAGGTCGAGATTGTCATCTCCAATCAATTGAAAAAAAGAGCAGGGTTCATTATTACTGGGAACTGTGGATGCGAGCACTCCGTGAACTCCGATGGATCCCGCACGAAATCCAACTCGACACCCTTTTTCGGGAGAGTATCGATATCGATGGCCAATTCCGTCCATTTTTCGATGAGTTCACGGTGCCTTACCGTATACCATCACAGGATGATTTTGTGCATACGATCCTCTATGAGGATCTACCGATCTCCATGCCCCGAGCATGGGTGTTTGATCCAGAACGGCGCATGGACAATTGGAGTTTATTGCAGACGGGGAAACTTGGATTTTCAAGTGGCAGCGGGGTGACGGTGAAAAATTCACAAAAACTCCGAATTTTATTACTAGCCGGATTCCCGATGCCCGATAGTTCTTGGAATGCACGAAAATTATTCAGAATCCTGGTTCCGGTCATTGAGCAATTGTATGTCACCAAGATCCGGCGATTAAAAGATTTTTTACGACATGTCGATCCACAATTCATCGCATCCATAAAAGATTTCCCGGTACGGATACTAGGGAAACAAAGTCAATATCAGCAAACTAAAGAAACCCATAGTATCTACGATCATGCGCGACACGTTCACATCCTGTCCCAATTGGAACAGCACATCAACCGGCTATTCGAGCAGGCACAGAAAAAGAAACAATCAGCGCAGCGCCATCAGATGAGTCTTCATGATGGATTGCAGATGCAGAGACAGCAGGAACGTATCCGCGCGGATCTTTTGCAATTGTCGGGACAGATTGCACAATCCCAGAATAAGATGATCCGGGGAGGGCAGCAGTACGATCGCCGGATCGCGGGTGCGCGCAGCATCGATCAGAAGATTCGTCATCTGTACGATCGGATCATAAAACATCACATTCCCTCCATCTTTGTCTTTGAAGAAACCCACAGGACAGATTTGTTGAAGCATCTCCGACACCCAGAACAGATCATTATGACGCGCTATCTGGAAGCCGGCCATGCATGCCCGCTCCTTCCGATCATGCTGAAAAATCTCAGGACGGTCATGACGAGTCGTCTCACCGATGGTGGGAACGGTATGACCATCGTCGATAAGTACTGTGAGCATGTGATGGACAAATATCTGAAATCATTGCATGACGACGAGATGCGCCGGAAAGCGCGCCATGTATCCGACCTCTTTACATCATGATGATTGACACAATCAAATCGACATCCTACGATGAATCGTTCTGGATGTAGCAGACGTTGTTCTTGCAGACGAATCGCGGTGGCGCCGAGGCTTGTTGTTGTTGCACTTGTTGTGCTTGCACGCTCTCGTGGTACTGGCGCGAGTGCTGAAGGTGGAACAGGATGGACTCCCGGAGTTCCTCGCTCCACCCGTCAAACCGTCCCTTGTGCCGGGGATGATCGACCACACGACCATCGCGCAAGATGAAAAACGTCGGCACCACCTCGACCGTATCTCTATGGATCGAATCCGCCTTGTCGATGTTGTCCTTGAAGAACCGGATGTACGGCGACGTCAGTTCCCGCGCCAGGTTCTCGTACTTGTCGCGGATCAGGAGGCACGGCCGGCACCCCTCCGACCACAGGTACAGCACCACGATCGGGGTATTGTTCAGGACGGCCTTCCATTCCTCCAGATTCTGGGGCACATCCGATGAGACCCTCGGTTCCTTGTTCAGATTCTCCGGGCGGTAGGCATCCGTGAATGTCGAGTACTCTTTCATGTTTTTGTCCTCTCCGGGGACGTCCTTAGACCAGTTTTTTCCGGAGGGTTTCGATGAGGACGTCGTCGTTGCGGAAGAGACGGGAGATCTTCTGGTGGTTGTCTTTGGTAAACGAGGAACGACCCAACGAATCGTACGCGTCGTTGGGGTGCGCGACAACGAGGATCGTATCCCAATACTCGCTCCCGGGGATCCCTTCTTTCCAGGTGGACGAATCGAACAGCACATTCTCGTTCGGACTGAGGAGGATCACATGATACTCGAGGCGGGCGCACGCCTTCTGGAGATGGTCGTACGACATCCCATTCCCTCCGCCGGTCCTGGCGGCCAGTCGTCGGAGGTAGCCCGCCACAATCTCCCGTACGTCCTGGATCGGGAGATCCTCCTGGTTCTTGAGTTTTTTCCTCACGCGGTGTTCGGCGAGGGAGCAGCACTTGTCGACAATCTCATTCTCGACAGTATCCCAATCGTTGTCGAGCGATTTTCGGATGTAGGGGGATAATTCCGTTTCGATCAGACGGGGTTGGAGGAGGAAGAAGAAGAGTTCTCCATCGTCCTCCACGGCACCCGTCTGTTCTTTTGTCTTTCTGTACTCGTCGTACAACAATTGTTCGAACGTCTCCCATCTCGCCCGCGAGGACATCGAGTCGTCCGGCACAACCGAATGGAATTTCTCCTGGATCATTTTTTTCTGCACGTCCGGCGTCGATTCCCGGTAATCCCGGAACCCCCACAGGATCGCATCCCACAGATCCTTACACCCCGTCCTCATCAATCGAGGATCCAATCCCGCCTTCCAGTCTTTTCGCGCTCCTCGGCTCAGTATTTCCATTTATCCTCTCCATGTGATGTGCTTAAATCACGATCCAAAAGACAAATTCCTTTTTGTATCCTCGTGAATACAAAAATGGTCCTGCACGGATTCGAACCGTGATTGAAGGATTCAAAGTCCTTAGTGCTACCCTTACACCACAAGACCTTTTTTTTCACTCCTTACATCGCTCCATACCATCCGTGCCAATTTGTCGGTACAGAACACAAAATAATATATACACTTGGGGTCTTATTGTTAGGACATACATACTCGGTCGATTATACCGATGAAGCCGTGCCATGTTTCGATTCCCATACGGCAATCAATCGATCCAGGATCTCCTCTGCGATTTCTTCCAAGGTCGTATACTGGGGTGCAGAGGACGATGTTTTAGGATCATCATTGATATTGAATTTGATTCTTTCTACTGGACGCATATAATTTTCCCCTGGTGATCGCCAATCCAAGCGTTTTCCTATATTCTGTTCTAAGATGGTTTGTATATTCGGTCCTTGATCAAATTTTTGAGCCCTGCGTAAAGATGTACCCCCTCGACGCATACAATTCCGAGCTTTTATACAGATATCCCGTACAAATTGTAGCACAGGTTGTCGATCTGCTTCTGATAATTGTTTTTCAAGATCTTCGATCAAGGTCAATATACGACGATACCGTCCATATTTATTCTTCCAATAATCGGAACCATTTTTCCGTAGTTCAATACGGACTGGGACGGGTGCATGTTTATAATCATGCTGAAACCTCGTCTTTTTCATCAGATCGGCCGCTTCTGTCCATCGTTTCTCTACATATAATTTTTTGTCAAGTAGGTTTTCGATCAAATCATATCTAAACGAAGATAGTATTGAATAGCGATCTGTTCCAGTATATTCATCATATACATTTGGATCCAGCCGCTTTTCCAAGATTTCTTGAATGAATGGGATCAATATCGGCGGTATGGTGGCATTTTCCGATGATAATACACCCTCTATCAATCGAGAAATATTCTGTATATACTGGATTTTTGCCCTCAAATCAATATTTGTGTCTAAATTCACACCCGATGGAATTTTTTCGTGCAAGATCGTACCCCCTGACAATGATTTCCCTAAAAATTGTTGGACTCTTGACAGATCATATTGTACAGGATGTGATTTTCCCCTCGGGCTTCTCTGATTGTGTATCCTTAGAGATGTCTCAAGGCGTTGGAGCCATGAAACGATCGCGTCGATGTCGATTTTCTGCTGCTCCCCTTTTCGTTGTCGCTGTTGGATCCGTGGTAAAGATGTGGCGCTCAGTTGTGGCTGTTTTTGTAGTTGTTGGAATGCGGGAGCGGATGGTGGCAATAATCTTTCAATAATATTCTCCTTGAATTGCAGTATAGATATAGGGCCCTGTTTAGTATTGAATTTTCCCTGTGTATCCAGAGATATACGATTTTTGAAATTTTGTTGGATCGTTTGCAGTATACTCTGCTTCTTATCGAATGTGTCATGCCTCAGAGAGAGACTCCCCAACATGCGTACCTTATTTCTCGCCTGTGTACAGATTTTTTTCACATACTGTCGAGCATCTTCTTTTCCTGCCTGCGAGGATACTCGTTGTTCGCTGAATCGTATCAATTCATCCAATTGGTGCTCTGTCAGCATCTTTCTTTTGCTGGGAAATTTTACCCATAAATCTAGTAGTATTTCGACAGGCAGAGAGGATGATAGATGATGGAAGACATCAGCCGGTGCATATCCTAGTATATCGGCGGCTTCCGACAATTGACCGTTACGTAGATACCGGTTAATCATGACGACGGACAGTCGTGTTTTTACATCATCTAATAGACGCGGGATATCAATAGTATCTATCCTGTATCCGATCGTAGGTGATTGTTGAATCGTATGTTGTACATTATGGGCATCCCAATAAGTCGATGTTGATGATGAAGAATGGTTATGAATTTGGCGAATAGGATTTGTTTTTAGTAGATGTTCCAATTCTTCTCTCAATGGATCGACCAGTTCAGGTGGGATATTCTGCAATGTCAGCACAGCCTCAATAAATCGGCAGAGGATCTGTCTGTACCGGTCCAATTTGCGCTGTAATGTCGACGGAACGGATGTATCTAATGGATCAAAGATTGTGTGTTGCAATGATTTACCCAATAATTGTTGCATTCGTTGCAGGTTGTACTGCGTTTTCGTATCATGATGTCCGATAGATGGAAGAGATAATTGTTTGATCCATCTCCCAATTTTTATAGCATTCGATTGAGACTCCCATGCCACTGGGGCTTGTGGTGGTGGTTTTGTCTGTGCTTGTCGTGATGTGGTGGTGACACCGGAATATTCCGGAACCTTTGGATAATGGGTTGTTGATTTTTTACGTTGTTGAAGTCGAGGAGGTTGCTGCTTTGGATAATGGGTTATTGATTGTTTACGTTGCTGAAGTCGAGGATACGATATTTGAGGTTGCTGATATGCTGTCGGTAAGCGTTCGTCTTCTCGCAATCGCAATATACGAAATACTTGATCAAGGGGCATTTCTTCGTGATTCAATGCTGTTATAGGTGGTTGTACAGCAGGCCGGATTTGATGGCCGGCTCGTTGATGTTTCGGAGATGCGAATACACCGGCTTGTTGATGTTTCGGAGATGCGAATACACCGGCTTGTTGTTGATGAGCAGCACCTCCTTTTTCACTCGAGGGTGGTGTTACGACAGCATGTGGTAGATCGGCGGCGGTCGAGCCGGATCGCGATGGATCTTGTAGCTGTTTCGTAAGATTTTGTAGACTTTGTAGATTTGATCTCATCTGTGCAAAATTGACTGCAGGAGGACGAGGCGTTTTTGACTGGATCTTTTGTCGTTGTGTCGTCGCCATTTTTTTTTTGGATTTTTTTTTTTTGACAAAATCATAAATTGAAATTTGTTTCTTGAATAGTGGTCCTATAAAGAATGATTCAAGAATTATCCGAGGGTCAGTCTCGTGTGCTGGAGGCGGTCTGGAAAGGCCACAATGTATTCATGACGGGATCGGGAGGGACGGGCAAGTCCGCGCTGGTCCGTGAAATCTACCGGGCGTTCCAGAAACAACGGAAACGGGTCCAGGTCGTGGCGCTGACCGGGTGCGCCGCGGTCCTTCTGGGGTGCAAGGCGCGGACCGTGCATTCGTTCGCGGGGATCGGGCTCGGGAATGGGACGATCGAGGAGAATGTCGACCGCGTGATCAAGAACTATGTCAAGTGCCGGAACTGGAGGCAGTTGGAAGTCCTGATTGTGGACGAGGTCAGCATGATGTCGCGGAAATTATTCGAGATGCTGGACGCGATCGCGCGGCGGACGAGACGGTCGGACAGGCCGTTCGGGGGTCTCCAGGTGATCTTTTCCGGTGATTTTTTCCAGATCCGGCCGATCGGGAACGAGAAGGAGCCCGATACCATGGCGTTCTGTTTCGAATCGCCTCTGTGGGACGTGCTGTTCGGCAAGAACCAGATCCAGCTCGACAAGATCTTCCGCCAGAACGATCCCATCTATGCGCGGATCCTGAACCAGATCCGTGAGGGCACGATCGATGACGAGGCCGACAAGGTGATCCGGCAGCAGATCGATAAACCGCGCCCGGAGTTCCCACCGACCAAACTATTCCCGACGCGGCGCCAGGTCGAGGAGGTGAACCGCCGGGAACTCTCGCTCCTGCCCAAAGAGAGCGAACATGTCTACACGATGAAAGAGGAGACGGACCTCCCGATGACCAGGGCCGAACTTGAAACGCGCGCCCGGTTCGGACCGAACGAGATCCAGAACGAACTCCTTTCCCTGAAAAAGAATCTCATGTGCGAACCCGAACTGCGGCTGCGCAAAGGGAGTCATGTCATGTGCATCGTCAATATGGAATTGGGAGAGGATGTCTACCTGTGCAACGGTAGCCAGGGGAGGATCAAGGACTTTACCGCGGACGGTCTCCCGATTGTCGATTTTTTTGCCGACCATCTGCACGATGTGATTATGGAATGCCATGTGTGGGAGAGCGAGACCATCCCCGGAATCGGCATCTCGCAGATGCCCCTGATCCTGGCATGGGCCATCACGATCCACAAGGCTCAGGGCGCCACCCTCGAGAGCGCCGAGATCGATGTGGGCGCGTCGGTTTTTGAGTGCGGTCAGTCGTATGTCGCACTGTCACGGATCAAATCCCTCGCCGGACTCTACCTGACCTCGTTCGATCCCGGATCCATCTATGTGAATCCCGCGGTGAGAACATTTTATGATCGCCTGGCTCAGCAGCAGCCGGTCTGAACGCACCACAATGGGCCGTTCTCCGCCGGTATCACGGGCCATTTCATCGAGAGTTCCACAGCGCCATTCGTCGGCGGAAATCCGCCAAAAACGGTGGGGAGGAACCCGACATAGAGCGTCGTTTCGGGCTGTTTATCGATCCGCACATAGTAGAAGCCGTCGTACACGATCGTATCGTGGATGATGATGGGGATGTGGAGAGGCCCGTTGATCTTCAGGTACGATAAGAAATCGGCATCGGGTGTGAAATAAAATATAGGATTGTAGGTCGTCCTGCAATTCGAGGGCGCATAGTCCCAACCCTGGATCTCCATTTTATTGTCTCGAGTAAAATTTTCTTTGGAAAATTAATATGTCTTTTTTCTCAGCCTATCCACAGATCATCAAATTGTGTAAAAAAAAAAAAATAAAATATAAAGAGACATGGGAGACAAAGAGAAAACACCCGCACAAAAAAAATTTCTGCAAGCTTGGAACCGCAGACGATTGGATGAATTTACATCTGTATTTAAAATAAGAGATCCTCTTTCAGCTCAACAAGTCCTTGCATATTTGAATAGTCTCGATAGAAATACTCGATCAATCACTATCAAGGAATTAAAAGATTACGCAGGATCAAATGATCCTAAAAAATTAAAGTACGTTAATCAATATTTACAATCACGAGCAGATACAGAACAACCACCAGCACAAGGTGGTGCATCAGCACAAGGTGGTGGTGCATCAGCACAAGCACAAATATCACAAGATCAATTAGAACAAATTTGGGCTTCGTATCGAAAACAACAATTAATCCGACAAATAAGGAGCATTCAACCACGACTGAAAATTCAAGATTTGGAAAGATTTCAAATAAGTAAGTTAGAAAATAGTTTAAGAGTCCTCCGAGAACGACAAGCACGAGAACTACAAGCACGAGCACAACGAGCACGAGCGGCACAAGCACAAGCACAAGCACGAGCGGCACAAGCACGAGCGGCACAAGCACGAGATTTGGAAAATTTAAAATGGCGACATCAATTACAAGATCGATTACGAGGTCTCAGAGGAACACCAGTACCGCTGCGACTCCAAGTAAAACAAGAAGCATCGGGAGGACAAGCACCACAGCAACTGCAACTACCACAAGCACCCACAACAGCACCACTGCAACTACCACAAGCACCCACAACAGCACCACGAGCATCCGCACGCACACGAAATAAAGTACCAATCGCAGTGCGTCGTTGACGAATCTAAGAGAGACGATCATTTCAGGAGTGTATATCCAATCTACACCAGTGAAGATTTACACCGTCGGACATTTAAAAACGCCCATTCGCGTTGCCGATCGTTAGACACAGCTCAATTCCTGTGTAAATCATGGTTCGTCAGAAAAACGACATGAGTCGTTTTCTGGGTGACTACTCCGCCGTCGATGAAACGGCACTGACGAGGACACGAGAATACACCCGGCCTTATATTACAGGAATCGTTCTCTTTAGATCATTTTATTTCCCAAAAATAGTGGGCGTTTTACACCGTCCGACATTTAAAATGTCAATGGATCGTTGGGAATGCTCAACCCCGTGTAAATCATGGTTCGAAGAATACATCTATTTCGAAACCTATAATATAGGTAAGTGTATCCCGAGCGAGCAACACTGCACGTCGATGAAACGTGTCTGATGTGCCATTCAAGGCATTTTTCCAGCCTCATCGGAATCGAATTCACGGGAGCGAATCACCGATCTCGAGTCTCCGCTGTACTATTATAGTATCTTTTCTTTAAGTCATTTTTTTTTCACAAAAAAAATGACATTTTAAATGTCGGACGGTATAATAATGGCCGAGTTATGCGATCATATAGCCCGCATCCCATAATTCGCGGAGGACGTAGTCGCACTTGGAAGGGATGAAGAGTTTCCCATACTCCGATCGTTGGCGGTCGACGGCGAGTCGGGAATCCACAAATTCGATGTGGGTCGCCTCGCCCCTGGCGTACCTCATCATGAAATCGATGGCGGGTTTCGCGTCCGGCCACAGATCCACGCCCCCCCAGACGATTGTGCCGTCCGTGGAATGGTACGCGGGACCGAGCGCGCGGATCGTCCTGATGATCGCGTACAGACAATAGACATGGTACTCGACCGCGTCCCGTTCCCGGAAATCCTCGAGAGACCCGTCCGCCGGAGAGATGCTCGCGGCGAGCGCCTTGCGGAATTCTTGACGCAGGAACTGGATGTTCGCGGGCTGTTTCAGGATCACCCCCATGACTGAGAGCGCCCACAGGCGGTAGAACTGCCAGTTCGAGGTGGGATGGAGCGCGCTGGGACCGAAACTCTGTGTCATCAGGAAATCCCTCGACCGGACGATCCATTGCTGGATGGAGCGGTTCTCTGTCGCCGTAAACAGCGCCGGGTCGTACCACGACAGCATGTCGCACAACGGTTTTGCGTAATCGGTGATCCTTGGATCCATCAGTTCGACGGTGATCATCTGACGCCACCGCGTCCGGACCGTCTCTCGGATCGCATCGCTGTGGGATCGGAACATCTTCTATCTTATCCTCTATTTTTTTTTTTGATAAAATTGATTTCACATGACGATACATTTCAGAGTCGTTGTTGTTTCACGCTGCGTAATGTTGTATCTCCAATGATCGAAATTCCGGTCGACATCGACCCGCACCGTCAGATCGTTCACGGGCTCGCGGAACGTCAGGCGCAACGCGACCGTGAGCACATCCTTATCGATCGAGTATTCAAGGAGGTCGGACCGTTTTATCCATTCGTCGGGGATAAGATACAGGATGATATCTTGGAGGTTCTTCTCGATCAGAGTCGTTACTTTTTTCATCACGGATGGTGTCTTTGTCGCCGATCGATAATGATAGCCGATCGAATCTTCATTCACCAGCATCATTGTTGCGCGGACGGTGCAACCGATGTACGATGTCGGAAACCGATGAGCATATTTTTTGAAGAGAGCATCATGATCGACATTGTAAAACCAGTGGGTAGAAGATTTCACCAGGTTGAGATCCGACAGGTAGGTGGCCATGGTCTTTTATTTTTTAAGGATCCGATCCGGGACAGTTTTCATAATTTTTTCTTATCCTGAATAAAAAAAAATATTGCCACAGATTGTCCGGAAATGTATCATAAACATCATTTTCATTCGGAAAAAATGATTTCATCCTATCCGTTCAACAGGCATAATGATTATGTGGCAATACTATTATGCACGGATCCCTCTGTTCCTGCGGAATCGTATCGAGAATCCATTCTTTGCGGGGGGAGGCATGATCGCCGGGTTCTGCGGGCTGTACGACGGCATCTTCAAGGGCACAAAGGATGCGTACGACTACGAGGATGGGTACGTATGGCGGCCGGTCGTGTACGGGAGTGTCCAGGCATCGTCGCACGGCCTCCTCGGTCTGTTCTGGCCGGAGATTGCCGTCGGCGTCATCGCCTACGACGCCTACAAGAGTTTTTCCAAATAGGTACATTCCTTCTCAACCATTCTGTTGACGGCGTTGCGCTAACTGTACGCCCGCCTGTGGCAGATATTTCTGAAGATGAAGGGACTTGAATCGTTGTCGCATGTCTGGATGTTGGAATAATTTCGACTTGATCGGAAAATGATGTAGTAGACTTTGTTGGATCAGGAACGGTATCATCTGATACTGAGGATCTTTTCGGAGATAAATGCCATGTCCATAAGATCCTTTCAATATTTTTTCCAGTAATATCGTGGGATTCCCACCATGACTCATGAATGTTTTGATCATTCGTTTCCGAGCAGGGATCTCATCAATGTCAAAAAAAATCCGTTCTATCGGCGTGATAGAGGAGGACGGCGATTTCCAGTTCGGATCAGCCTGGTAGGATAATAGTAAAGAGAGGAGTCTCAGTTTTTCATCGTTCGTATAATCATAATGTCCGATAATAAATTCTAGGGGAGATTCGATCACTCGATAATCCTCACGGGTCTGTCCTTCCGACAAATAAAGATACTTGCACAACTCTTTCGTGTTTGGATCCACTTTTTGATCCAGGAGATATCGGATAATATCTCCGCTCGCCTCGGTCCGATTCTTGATGGCCTCGTGCAATGCGGCTTCGCGCTGAAATTTCCTGGATTGTGGGAAAAAACGTTGTACCAGATCCAGCCGTCCATGCCTGGCGGCGTAAACAATGGGAGAACGCCCCGATGGCTGTTCTATTCGCCGTTCCAATTCCGGATTCGCTGCGAGGATCTGTTGAATTTTCGCCGTCTGTCCCTGTTTTATCGATCGGACAAGCACGTCGTACGGATCTCGTTGTTTGCGACCACCAAATATGGAGGAGAGTACTGACATTTTTATTTTTTAATTTATTTTTTTAATATAAAGAAATGCCGCCGAAAAAATCCGAACCTCCCAATGGAGACGTGAAAATACGTGCATGGAGACCTGGTGGGACATCGACACGGATCATTGCCGGTGATAAACTCCCTCAGGATACTCGTACGTTTCGTTCCAAACAATCATCGATACAGACATTGTTTCCCCACATACGAAATGCGACAACATCCCAACAACGACTGCTTGCCATCAAAAATTACCTGGTGCAGAGTTACAAAGGAGGATATCGCAGACGTTTCACGTCTCCAAAGATCCGTGACAGTCTTAAACCGTGGATCGATCCTCTATTGGGATATATCGCCAGGATCCGATCGTTTGACACATGGAAACAAATCACAGAACATGTGTCGATATCCCGTCGGAGAGGGACATCGAACCCTCGTTCCGTACCGCCCTCGGGAAAGTGCTGTCATCGTCCAAATCCACCATCCTTCCCGAATCGCCCAAACGTTTTTTCGATTTCATCTTTGCTCAAATGGACAAACATCCTCACGATATAAATTTTTTGAAAACCTTGGGATATGAAGGTTTTAATCACTACATACAAACCTCTTCATCATTGACATCGTTACAGCAGTTGAAATACATCTTACAGGATGAAAACATGTCATTCTTCAAAAAGGATCAACGAGGTGCTCTGCAATCCGGCGTCCGATCCAAACGGAATCAATTATCCCGCCCATCTTTCAATGATCCCGTAATTACGACAGCGACCCCGCGTGTCCGTTCTACCGCATCACGACGACAGTCACCCTCGTGGAATCCTCTGACCTATAATCCCATCTTTCGCCCGCCCTATCTCTAAAATCATACACGTTCAAGTCCTGGCAAACAATCAATCAGGATATTTGTGTTTTAATAGAGATCTTTCGTCTGTTGAAATCTCGTGATCTTTTTGAAAATTTATATACGCTTCCATTTAGTTGTTCCTATCGATTCCTATTGTATCTGACAATAGGAATATCTTTTTTCTTGACTGGTTGGAAAAAACGATTATGGAGTACACCTTCCCATTCTCGACCTGCGAACAGACGTCCGCTGTGATTGCGCAGCCCGTCAGCGTCGCGCTCAACATCCTCTCGATCGGTATCCTGCTGTTCTTTCTGTCCCAGAGTCAGAACTTGGAAGCCTCGATCCTGATCGGGCTCTTCCTGCTGTTCGAACTGGTCCACACATGGTCGCACATCCGCCATGTCCCGGGGAACGTCCAGGTGATGGTGATTCATCTTCTCGCGTACGCCCTGATTGTGGGCTACATCCAGATGTTCTATTGCCGTTTCGGGATCGTCCGTCCCGCCCTGGCCGTCCTGGTGGGAGGATTGTTGGTATTGGATGTCATCTTTTTCCTGTCCCGCCGGTCGGTCATCTATTATTTCACGACCATGAGTCTCGCATTCTTCCTGATTTTTTTCATGTACTATCCGATGCTTCCGCGGGCGCTGCAATCTCTGGTCGTTCAGATCCTGGTCGCGATAGTGATTGTCATCGGTCTGATCCTTAACGAACGGTACAATTGCCGGCGCATGATGCGGTTGAAGATCCTTCCGTACCACGCGCTCGTCGAGTTCGTAGGAGTCTTTTTATTCTATTTCCTGTCTCGATTTGTGATCCGTTTGTGCGGCACGGTGCCCAGAAAAAAAGGATGTCGATTATGAATCATCTCCACTCCACCTTGCCAGCCGTTGGTTGTGTGTTGTCGGATTCGTTTCACAAATTCCGGCTCCGGGAAGAGTTGTCTGATCTCGGCCAAGGATTGACGGGCCTCCTGTTTCGGTTCGTACGCCCAATCGATCGATTGTATGAATCGTTGCAACCCGCCTAATGAGCGTCTCGCCTCTTGCGATGCGGTGTTTTTCTGAATCTCTTGTGACAATTGTTGTTGGTACGTCGATTGTACAATCGATAGGTGGTTTGTCGATCGTACTCTGTATTCGCTGGTTTCGGTCGTTGTTGTTTGGCTCATTTCTCAATTGAATACTTTTGAACAAATCCCTCCTTGTCCCATCGAATACGAATGGTCTCGCGCTGAATGAGACGTTCCGCATTTACACCGTCCGACATTTAAAATGAAAATGTCATTGGATCGTTGGACACAGCTCAATTCCTGTGTAAATCGTGGTTCGTCAGATTACCTAGAGAATAATCTGGGTGAGCTACTCCACCGTCGATGAAACGGCACTGATGAGGACACGAGAATACACCCGGCCTCATATTATAGTATTGGTTTTCTTTAGATCAGTTTTTTCCCTAAAAGGATTTCCCATTTTAAATGTCGGACAGTGTAATGTAAAAAAAAAAAAATCCAACCCAAGGATAAATATGACCACCACGACACAGACCCGAGTCAAGATGGACATTGAGGATCAGATTGCGGTAATGGAACAGGCAAAACGAGCCTTGCAGGAATTACTCTCGCGGACCGAGGCTAAGATCCAGATCAATTATCTAAAGGATAAAATCAAGGGCATCAACACGGAATTGCGCATCATGTACAATATGCGCGCGTCGTTGGATCGGACGATCCGACAGGCCTCCAAGAAAACATCGGGTTAGGGTTAGGGCGTCTTGTTCTTCTGGGAACGGACAATCTGATCGATCAGCATCCGCCCGATCCGATCGAACGTGCAGGGATCCATCGGCAGGACAAAGATCTCGAGGGCCTTGTCGGGATATTTCTGGAATCCGAGCCGTCGGGCGGCCACGACGCTCGCCTCGGCCTCGGCGTACGAGACAATGTACCGCGCGTCCGGATACATCGATCGTATCAGGAGGATGGCGAACATCCGCAGCACGAGATTGATGCCACGCCGACGACGATCTGTCGTGGTGAAGGAAAAGATCTCGATGGAATCCCGGATGAGCATGCACGGCTGGAAGGTAATGGATCCGACACACTGGCATGCATCGTGCATGGATAACACCTGCGCATCGGGCGACGGGAGTTCATTGAAATACAGACACCCAGGACTGATCTCTTGATCGCACGAAAGCCGATAATGACCGCTCCGGAATCGCGGCATAATGTCGGTATTGAAGATCCGGAGAACGTGTTCCATAGTTTGTTCTTTTATAGAGACATATAAAAAAACATACGACAAAACGAAATGAAATGTATTAACGCATGATAAAAAACCCATGACGAAAGAAAGATTCGGCGGCGGTGGCCATGGTGGCGGTGGATTTGGTGGCGGTGGATTTGGTGGCGGTGGACTTGGTGGCGGTGGCCATGGTGGTGGTGGATTCGGTGGTGGTGGCCATGGCGGTGGTGGATTCGGTGGTGGTGGATTTGGTGGTGGTGGCCATGGTGGTGGTGGATTTGGTGGTGGATTTGGTGGTGGATTCGGTGGTGGCCATGGCGGTGGTGGATTTGGTGGTGGCCACCATCATGGTGGATGGGGTGGTGGATGGTACCATCATCCTGGTGATGGCCACCATCATGGTGGATGGTACGGTTATGGTGGATATGATGGCAGTAATTATCCTTATTATGGCTATGCGTACCCCTACACATATGTATATCCCAATCCATGCTATTGTCAGGATCCATCGGTTGTCGCCTCTGTCGATCCATCTCTTGTCACATGTTATGCCAATGAACGCTGCGGAACATGTGCGATATGCGATGATTGCAATCTGAATCTCAGTGGTCTCTGCAATCAGAATGTTTACTATTAATCCAATGTTTGTTATACTACATGCAATGGTAGCAGTGCTCTCTCAGATTTTGTACATGAAACTGCAGTTTGAACAACGGATGAAAACAGTCGCGGATTCGTCCGAACGTCGTGTCTGTTTGCTGAACGAGAAGGTCCGTTTGCTGTGGCACCGTTTGCATTCCATGATGCCCTCCTCGACCTGGGGAGGATTAATCAGGAAATCATCCTGTTCCTGGAATTCCTGCCGGATAGCATCCAGGTTCGGATGGTCGAAACCGATCTCGCGCCGTTTGACCTGCTCCATGAGGTGGGGCAGATTATTGAGATAGAGGAATTCGATAATGACCTCGTAGGTCAGGTACCTGGCCTCATCCTCGTCGCGACTGATGCTGGCAATGTGCTTCAAAAATCGTTGTTGATTCGCTTTTTTCTTGAACAAGAGGCGCATCGCGTCTTCCATGATGAATCGATTTATCATTGTCAGAGATGGGATCAAAATCATTTTCGGATGATGGTTCTGAGAATGTCGCGCGTGTGCGCCGGGCCTGTCGTCTTGTGGCCGACGACGCGAGGATCGTGGTACAGATGATGATCGTTCCCGCCCGGTTCGCACCGATCGCCGATAAAATGGATCGTCTCGTCGCGATCCTCGAGGTGGACGAGGCATCGCCGTTTATCGAGCCCTCGCGGGAACATGTCCAGACTGATCTGCCCACCAATCTCAATCTCGATCGGCAGATCGGGAAAATACTCGCGGATGGCATCGGCCATATCCTGGCGGCATCCCACCTCCTGATCCCACGCATAAAACGCCTCCCGCTGCGCGGACGAACAGGCCCTCCCGATCGGGGAGACATTGAGCATGCACCGGCGGCGCTCGATGAACGTGCCGGTCCGCCACGGGCATTCCACGGTCGAGAGGAGGGCAAGAAGGAATGTGACGATGGCGCACACCTGTTCCTCGGAGAGAAAATCCTCCAGCCGATCCGCGTGGACCAGTGTATCCTTGTAGTACACGGCACAGCCATTCTCGTGAAACGCCACATCCATCAATTCCTCCAGCACGTACGATCCCAGCTGCCGTTCGGCCTTGGCCCGATCGCTCCCCCCGACCACGCCCAGGCGCCACCCCCGCGCGCGCGCCTCCTCGAGCACACGGATCGTCTCCTCGTCGATCGTCCCCATGGCCGGCGTGAGCGTGCCATCGATATCTAAAAGGATCAGCATCCTCCTACTCATACGCACGATAATGATTTTAACGAATGATGCGCATCAGGATTTTTACGAGGAACGATACCGGCGTGCTGGGCACAATGTCCATGACATTTTCAATCACATCCTCCAGGGCATGATCCGATGTTTTTCCTTCCTCTTCCTTCTGATGGGCCTGCAACCGTTCTTCTAATTCCATCAGGGACAACTGCAAAATCTCCAGATCATGGCGGAGCGTCCGAACCTCGGTTTCCAGGAGATCGAACTGGTTTCGTACCCCGCAGATCCACAACATTCTCTACCTATAGGAAACATCTTTCAGATCACAAACCCGTTCCTGGATGGGATGTAGTTCGGGGCGCGGTCACGTCTCTGGATGAATTCGTTGGTGATGACCTTCGGGATCGGCGCGTACGCGTTCGGGTTGATGAGGCGGTACAGGAATTCGAATCCTTCCTGGGTGCCGACCACGGCGTTGGGGCGCGATGTGACCGACTGGAGGAACAGAGCCTGGTCGTCGAACGACGGGTACGAGGACGCGTCGAACGGGAACGTCAGGAACGTGGTGAGGCGATTGGGCGAGGATCGATCGAACCCATTCGGCGCCGAGAATGTCGGCGGAGAGGCCCATGTGAAACGGGTCATCACCGAGCCGTTCACGATCCCAGTGTCGCTGTAGATGGTCGCATTATCGTTATTGGTATAGACATTCGAAAGAGTGATTACCGACGTCGCATCCTGGTTGTAGTAGAAGAACGGGGGCGACGTGATGGACTGCACTTCGTCGTAGGTGTTGAGGACGACATAGGCGTTTGTCAGGGTCGTTGTCAGATTCGGATAATAATTCCCGTAAAAAATGGAACACGAGTTGGTCGGGACTGTATCCTGCGACGACAGATAGATGTAGACATTGGCAATGTCGAATTGCGAGGAGATGATGTCATAATTCACGAGTCCGCCGATGACGATGCCTCCTGATCCGACAGAGGGGGCGACGAAAAACGAATTGCGGAGCGTGTTGGTGCCCCCGTACAAGAATCCGGTCAACGACACGATGTACATATTCGTCGCCACGGGCTGAGTCGAGACGATGGAGAGGGAATCCATGGTGATCTCGTACCCGTACCCGAACAGAAACATGGTGTATATAAATGCGGACGTGTGTGAAACGATGCTGATGTTCTGGAAAGTCGTAAATACGCACTCGTACGAGAGGAGGAACAGGAATTGGACATCCTCCTGAACGACAATCGATACGTTCTGGATGGTCGAGACGGATTCGGGATCTCCATATGCATACAGGATGATGGACGGGAGATAGCCATCAAACATGTCCGCATCGACCGGTTCGCACCCGCTGACGAGCGTCATGGTAAATCCTTTCCCATCGAACGTCTGTCCGGGACTCAGGACAAGATAATCGGAATCGGACGAGCCGTCGTTCAGGTAAGGGACATGAGTGGCATCAAAGACCAGATGATTCTGGAGCTGGTACGTGGCGTACAACGGCGCATCCGATTGCGAATCGGCGATGGCGGCAAGAAAATCTTGATGCGACGAGATATAGAATACAGGCAATGGATTCCCGGCCGTGATTGTGACCTTGGGACGGACCGCGCGCGATCGAAGAGGCTTGTATTTTTCAAGCACAGAAATGTCAAAAACCATCTCTCCTTATAATACAAAATATGAAATATTGTCATTATATTTTTTGCCATGACATAAAAAACCATCGTGCCGATGATCATCTTGGGTATCCTATTCGTCGTCTCTCTCATTCTATCCATCATCTCGATAATCATGCTGAATAATCAGAAATCATTTGTTGAAGCATCCAACAGGAGATTATCGGGAGTATCGGACTACAGAAAGGAATGAATCCAATCGACAACATGAGTTTGATATTGATGTCCCGTACATTGAACAATTATGGGAAAGTCAAGAAGGGAAATGTTCCGTATCAGGTATCAATATGCAACTGAAAACTACATCAGATTGGCAGTGTTCAATTGATCGTATCGATAATACCAAAGGGTACATAAAAGGCAATATCAGATTGATATGCTTGGAATTTCAACACGGACGTTATCAGTGGGATTTGGATCTATATCGAATTTTTTGTTCTTTGTACATTGGCCGAACAACTCCTTCCCATGAAGAACAAGAATTTATCAAAGAAAAGATTCAGGAAGCACAAATCTCTCCATCGTTGCGTCTGCGTAAAATACCTATTCCTTCTGATAAAATTATTGATAAGAACCAATATCATAAACAATATCGGCAAAATTATCATGCCACCCGCAGATTATCTTTGAATGGATATATGCGATTGCTCGTCAATGGTGCGAAACATCATACAAAAGAAAGGAATAGTAAGAGAACATCATCCAAACGAGAAGATTGTTTATTTGATCTATCTGTACATGATTTGTTTGAGGTTTATCGCAAACAATCTGGGCGATGTCATTACAGTGGAATCTGTATGCGTATTAACGGTCCATTTCAAATATCACTCGAGAGAATTGATGTATTCAAGGGATATTCTCGAGATAATGTTGTTTTAATATGTGATATCTTCAATACACCAATTTTTATTGTCAATTCGAATGATGCCAGTCGAGGTTCAAGCCAATGGAGTAGTGATAAGATCAAGATCGTCATGGAGATGTCCTCTAAAAGGATAGAAGACATTCATCCACTCACAATAACTTGTTTTGATGTCTTTACAGATATTATTCCACCTATTGATAAAAATCTAACACAGTTGAATATTGATGCTATTCTTGATGATTTTCGGATCAATAAAAAATGGTGTGCGGATAAGGAGAAGAGAACCGAACACGGGGTAAAGATGAAAGGGTTTATCCAGAATTTGCGATTGGGGGTAATCCATATCAATGAAGAACAACGACAACAACTCCTTGCACATGATCCTCTTTTTTTTGAGAAGAAGAGGACTGTCTTTCAAAAATATAACATGACTGACAAGGTTGATTTATTGGTGAAATATTTTATAGAACACAAGAATTGGCCAAGTCGATCACATACCTTGGCAGACGGATTCCGAATTGGTCTCTTCAAATCTAATACACAACGTAATCCTCCTAAAACAATGTTGCCTGAGGACAGACTAAAGATTCTGAAATGTGATCCTAAATTTTTTTAGAACAGGTGATGTAGTTCTGCATAATGAATAGATATTTGTAATATCTATTTATCTAAACATTGGAACCTTCTTTACTAAAGACATGCCCATCAAGCAAATCCTTTATGCGAAAGAACAAGAACAGATTACAGAGTCTCTTATAGACATGTTAGATCTTCACAACACATCTTCTTTCATCCGTTATCATCTTGACCGTAATGACCAACTCATCGCTCGTGTTATGTCCCTTGTCCCCTCTATCCGTATCTATTTTGCTTCTTCCGCCATCTCTGGTATCTCTGAACCTCATAAACTCGACCGCCCCTATCTCAGCATCATCAGATATCTTTTGAAAGATCACTACTCGATTACTAGCAAGGATATCAAACATCGTCTCCCTGACGGTAGACGGATCCGCACCACACAGTATTTTTTCTCTCCCAAAACAAAATGATCTAAAGAAATCCGTTTCTATAAGAAAAAGACATGTCCGTCGCTGTCGGAAAACCAAAACCCGAACGGAAACCGCCTGACAGACCCGAGTACCAGTCCATCAAGACATCCCTGAAATCGGTCGCCCGTAATCCACATGTCATTTCGAAAATGAATGATGTTGTTATTACGGCTCACAAGATCGTCGTTCATACGCTCCAGTTCATTAAACTATACCTCGTCGATCGCTACGACCAAAAATTACCTTTCCCTGTTATCAACAGGCAGTTTGTCGTTGCCGTGATGAAGACATTGTGCCATGATCCACCGAGCGGTCGTCCCGCTTCCAAGGAAGTAAAAACGCTCAAGCATGAACTCTCTTGTTTCTATCACGCCTATTACCAACACCTTCAGATCGATAATCTCCATTATACGCACATGAATACAGTGCTTGACTATCTGGCTGTTGACATTGTCACGAGGTACGAGAACAACATCAAACTCCATTTTTTTGAGTACGTCGAACGATACGTCAATGTCTCATGGAAGAAGAAAGAACTCGTGGAGTGGATCAAACGACACAGACCTTCTGATCAACGAGACAGATTGATTTATCAACTCGCTTCAAAACTAAGAAAAATCAAGAATGATCTCATATTGAAGACAAAAACATCAGACCCCATCTATCACGAGTGGATCAAAAAGGTCTCCACCCAAATATTTCCTCAGAGGAAATTCCGAGAGGACAACATGTATTACGACATCCAGTGTTCGCCACAAGATTATCTTCCGTGCATGTTCTTCATGATGAAAGAATTGGAATCACAAGATCTCAAACTCAATAGTGTGTGTCCCTTGCGCACTGATATAGTACCAAAGCATATCAAGATCGATACGACCAGTCTCGTTCATATCTGTCTGACGGAAGAGCAAGGAACAAAAGAAGAATTCCTTACAAAAGGAAATCTCGTGAGAAACCAATCCAAGATATGGGGCTTTTTCTTCAAGACAAACAAGAAGTGCTTTCATATGTCTGATACACACAAATATACCTTTGATCATATGATCTCCACTGACGGTGTGTCGTGTAGTATTTTACTGATCAAGAAGGAACTTCAGGGACGATCGATCTTCCGTTTCAAACCAAAAAAAACACCTTCAACAGAGAAATATATAAACGAATTGGATGAATATGAATATACCAGACTCCAAGAGAAGAAGGTCGTAGGTGTGGATCCGGGTTTGAATGACCTAATTTATTGTGTGAATGGTGATCAGAAAGACACTATTTCCAAATTCAGATATTCACAGAACCAACGGAGACAAGAAACAAAATCAAAAAAATATAGGGATCTTACTCTGGACTTGAAGAAAGAAATCGTGGGTCATCAGGATGTGATCCGATGGGAGACGGAGTTGAGCCATTACAACAAGAAAACTCTGGATTTTGGACGATTCCAAGATTACATTGAGAAGAAAAACAATATGAATTTTAACCTCCAAGAGTTTTACCAGAAATATATATTCAGAAAACTCAAGTTGGGAGGGTACATGCGACGACAGAAGACGGAATCGATGATGATAAAACGGTTCAGAAAGATCTTTGGATCACCAGAAGAAACAATTGTGTGTGTGGGAGACTTCGAGCAAAAACAACATAGGCAATTCAAAGAACCTATCAAAGGGAAAGGATTTAGAACCTTATTCCGACGGAGTGGATACGAGGTTTATCTTGTGGATGAACACAAGACAAGTTGTCGGTGTGCGAATTGTGGATGCGAAACCACGACATTCCGATGGTGTCAAAACCCAAAATATTGGAAAGATGATATTATCAAGAGACATGGACTGCTACGTTGTAAGAACGGGTGTGGGCTATGGAACAGAGATACAAATGGGGCGATCAATATCTCGAAGATTGCAGTGGAGGCAATATTTCAAAGAGAGAGACCAGCGTATCTCAGACGAACAAAGCGTTCAATCAGTGGGGTTGCATCGACACTCACGACCCAAGATTTACACGAAGATCCATTAACATTTTAAATGTCGGACGGTGTAAAAAAGGCGCGACAACTGGATGATGCTTTGAAAGAAGAATCTCTGCAGACCTGTATCCCACAAGATCCTTCCTGGCAGACGTGCCTCGAAGAATGGGATACGCTGACCCGCAAATTCAATCGTATGTATCCATTTTTTGTCGTTATTTTTTGGATGTCACTCGTATCCTCGCTCATTGTGAGTGTGCAGATTATACACCTGAACTATGGTGATTCTATAACCGTATTCTTCAATCAATGGTTCTTGCATGACTGGAAACAACGAGTGACGGATCTATTTGAGAAATACAAAACAAAGTTCTATAAGAAAATCCCTCGGACCCAACAACAAAAAAATTATCGGGATATAGTTAATCCTGATTGCACTATATGTCTCAATGAGATTATCAGCCCAGAACAAGTTTATGGTATGATTGTCGCAACCAATCCAGATTCGGATCCGCACCTGTGCCGCATGCCGTTTTTATACTGTAAAGATTGCTCTATAGAGCGGATGGACAAAGCCAATGAAAATCTGTACGAGTACCTGAAACAATATATCCTCGTGGGCAGGCAAACAGATCATTCAGATATTTTCCAAAAGGAGAATATCCCATTTTTATTGGCAGAGGCGCAGTGTACCAAAGAGAATGTACGACCGATCCTCAAAGGATTTGTGCCTCTTCCGTTTATGAGAACTCGTGCGTATCAAGGAGACATCCAAACAGGTCAGCAGGTACAATTAATCCCTTTACTATCTAAAAAAAATCAATAAATTAAATCTCCCATAGATAAACATGATATTCATCGTGCTGCTCATCGTCCTCCTGGTTCTTTTATTCCGATACCATCATCAGAAAGCACCGTCGCCACCAACATCTACCACATCTACCGCACCTCCAGCGGTGATTGAGGAGCGCGCGCCGGTATTGACCGAGACGGACAACGGCAAGACCATCTCCCTGAACATCGGCGAGCACAGGATCGTGCGGCTCAAGGGCAACCCGACCACGGGGTACGCGTGGCGCACAGTGAAATTGAAAGGCGATTCGATCCGCATCGCCAATGACTGGACGTACACCCAGGATGAGGCTCCTAAAACATTTGTTGGCGTGGGAGGACACTACGATCTCGATCTCGAGGCCGTCATGGCGGGTCGGACGGATCTGTACCTGATCTACGCCCCGGTCACCGATTCGCAATCGATCGGTTACACATACAAACTCACCCTCCGTGTCCTGGGAGAGGTGCCAACCTATCATGCCACGATAATCGATGATAAACGAACCATCATGATCGACAAGAATGATCATGTGCTCATCGACCTCCCCGAACCCGCGCCCGGGTTCCATTGGCGCGTCCTCCAGGGGGACGTGCAACCGATCGATCCGCACCGATTCTTGTACCACGGGAACGATTCCACCACCACCATCATCCTCGGCAAATACCATGGCAGAAAGAACAATATCGTGAGCGTGTATACACTCACCATCGAAAAGAAAACATCGTAAATGCATCACATATCATAGTATTCATAGACATTCTATACCGTTTGATGGTGTATAAAAGGTATAGTTCATATCGCTAATGATCGTTCTTAGGCCGCAGGAATAATCATGGGTTGTTGCTGGACACGAACAGGCGGTTGTTGCGGTGGACGTTGCTGCGCACGCACCGGAGCCGGCAGGACGAGCGGTTGTTGCGGTGGACGTTGCTGCGCACGCGCCGGAGCCGGCAGGACGAATGGTTGTTGTGGTGGACGTTGCTGCTGTGCACGCGCCGGAGCCGGCATAATCAGTGGTTGTTGTGGTGGACGTGCTTGCTGTGCACGCGCCGGAGCCGGCAGGACGAGCGGTTGTTGCGGTGGACGTGCTTGCTGGGCACGCGCCGGAGCCGGCAGGACGAGTGGTTGTTGCGGTGGACGTGCTTGCTGCGCACGCGCCGGAGCCGGGATTTGGACAGACGGTCGTTGCTGGGGAATCATGAATGATTGTTGCGACGATCGTTGTTGGACACGAACCGGAGAGAATATGGATTGTGAGCCCGGGAATTGTAATGATTCCGGGGGTGTGATGGATTGTGAAAATCCGATCTGCTGTTGTCGTCGTTGTTGTCGTTGTCTCGATTGTGTTTTTTGTGATTGTGGCAGGGAGTATCGTTGTTGTTGCTGTTGTTTCTGGTCGATCCTGTAGATGGATGGATCGACCGACTGCGAGGTCGTAGACGATTTCTGTTTCTGGATCATCTGTTGACCGAGTTCTCCGATGGATTGACGGCTCGCGATGCAGCAGAATTTTTTGCTGACGGATTTTTTCAGGTTCGCAATCGTCTGTACGAAACGGACCATACCAGCGATATTGGACATGTACCCGGGTTTCTGGATATGGCGGAGCAGCGTGATGATCTTGTTGTTGTGGACGGCAAACAATTCCATGAAGGCACGGTCCTTCTTGTAGTACTGGTAATAGTAGGTCTCAAGGAAACGTGTCATCAGGTTGTAGAACAGGAGGGTGTTTTGAAAAAATCCATAATAAAATCCTTCCGGGTCCATAATCAGTTTGGTATAGAATGCGAGGGCGTCCTCGGAGACCTGCCCCCCCGAGATCATGAGGGGCCGGTAATCGAATTCGAACAGGATCCGTTTGTTCTTGACCAGATCGATGAGGGAGTCCAGCGTCTGCAGGACGGTGTCGATGTCGAGAAGACCGACCGGTCGGAAGAACGCATCGTCGCTCACGATCGATTTCCAGTTCGGCATGATGTCGGCCAGGAATGCGGGGATTTTCTTCTTGCAGATGGCGGGAAGGTACAATGAACGGGGTTGGACGGTCCACGGGAGATCGATCTTGAGCGTGGTCTTGATGACCGAGGACTGGGACAGACGATCCAGGAGACCGAGCGGGCTCACACCGGCGCCCTTGGTCAGTAGCACATTGTAATTCCGGTAATCCTGCGTATAGGTCGAGGGGGATTTGCGTTCGATAAACAGGTCCGGGCACTGATAGATCTCCCGGAACACATGATCGATGAAATCGAGGATCGCATTATGATGCGCCTGCACGATCGGGTCAAGGATGAAATGCTTCGAGGAGGGATCCAGTGTGATCAGGACGAGCTGGCGGATGTCGTTCAGGAGGAGGAACAGATCGCAGCCCGGGATCATAAAATCCATAAACCCGTACTTCTGGTATTTGCCCATCCCGATGAATGTGCTGTCCAGCGCAATCTCCCCGGTCGTCGAAAGACTGGGACTGAAACTGCTAAACCCGAAATCGATCATGGTCGCCAGGAATTGGATATTGCGGAGCTGGTACTCGTTCCCGTACAAGAGGTACGACCACGACATGCTGCTGCCCTGAAACACGGGGTGCAACAGGATGTTGTTGAGATGGAGATCGAAATGCACAAACCCGTAGTGGAGTTGCATGATCTCCAGGGTGAATCCGATCTGCGCGAGCATCGAGAGGAACAGATCGGGTGTCAGTTTTCCCGCGAGGATAAAATCGCGGACGGATTCGAGGCGTGGGAGGGTGGAGATCTTTTCGAGGACGGTACAAAAATCTCTCGTCTTGTTGTTGGGGCACTGCGAGGCGTACAGTCCATAAGTGTACATGATGTTCGGGCTCCACGTCCTTGTCGGATTCCCACAATTCATCCCGACAATATAATTATGAAAAATCTCCAAGATCTGATCGATCGCCTCATTCTGTACCGTATTGAATCGCGTCGTGAACCTCCATTCTGAATCGTTCAAGAGTTTCTTTATGGTCGGCAGATTGAAAATCGATGAATTGCATTTCAAGATGGTCGCAAAACTGCCCATGAACAGCGCTTTCGAGGCGATGGCGTTGATCCCCATATTCTCGCACTCCTTAATCCCCGAGAGGATGTTCCTCTCGGGATTTGTCCGTCCCGTCAGAGATTGACGCGGGACCATTGCAAACTGTTTGATCGAACGGTCGCGCTTGGAACGGATCACATTCTGGACAAAACACCGCGCGAGTTCCATCGTCCTCCGATCCAGGAATTCGTTCGAAATGTACTCTTTCATGACCTCCTTCTCGCGCGGGAGGAGCACGTCCGTGCACTCCGCATGGACACAGTGATCCTCAAAGGTATCCCGGATCTTCCGCAGTTCCTCTCCGATATTATAGCAGAATTTATCGGTACAACTCATGAGTCTCTTTAGTTTGTTTATTTTTTCTTTTTTTCTTGGAAAAAAAAAGAAAATCATACATCTTATCCATCTGAAACATATTTGCATTTAGGCCGATCCTCCTTCCTGCGTTTGTTTATGCGGTTTCGATGATAACCGGGACAACCGTGCGATCATCCGGATCATCGCCGCTTCCTCGAGTCCTCGAAAATTCGCCAACTGGCGTTCGGTGGCAGTCGGGACCAATTGCATGTATCGTTGGATAAGCCTCCTCTGTCTCGTTGTCTGCGATGGCTGTTTCTGCTGTAATCGTTTCTGTTGTTTGTGCTGTAATAATTGTTTATGCTGTTTCTGTTGTTTATGCTGTTTCTGTTGTTTGTGCTGTAATTTCAGTCGTTTCGATCGCTCTAATAGTTGTCGTATTTCGTTTTCGAGAATCTGTATGATGAGATTCCGCATTGAAGCACTCCGAATAGGATTCTGCGCTGGTTGTTTCGTCATTGGATCTATTTTGTTAGTCTTCAACCATTTTTCTATGGGTTCGCGATCGTGTGTATGACCGGTCCTTATTTGGACAGGATCCTCCATGATATTCATACTGGTGACATCGACCATTGCCGGAAATCTCGTTTCCAGATCCCGGAGAGCCTCCTCCCCTCCTAATTCTCGGATCCTGGCAATCAATAGACCGATATCGGTCGGTCGTTGTGCCTGACCGCCCCCAGACATTTGTTGCGCTCCGCGTGCTTTGCCACGAGATCTTTCCGGCACTTGTCTTCTCTCCAACAGCCGGAGAGCATTTCTGCGCGTAATCTCATCAGGGATCTGGCGGATGATCTGTCGGGCTCGGTCCACATCGGGAATCCGTTCGGCCAAACGATAGAGAGCATTTCCGCGCGTAATATCATCAGGGATCTGGAGGATGATCTGTCGGGCTCGTTCCACATCGGGAATCCGTTCGGCCAAACGATAGAGAGCATTTCTGCGCGTAATCTCATCAGGGATCTGGCGGATGATCTGTCGGGCTCGGTCCACATCGGGAATCCGTTCGGCCAAACGATAGAGAGCATTTCCGCGCGTAATATCATCAGGGATCTAGAGGATGATCTGTCGGGCTCGTTCCACATCGGGAATCCGTTCGGCCAAACGATAGAGAGCATTTCTGCGCGTAATCTCATCAGGGATCTGGCTGATGATCTGTCGGGCTCGTTCCACATCGGGAATCCTTCCGGCCAAATGATAGCGAGCATTTCCGCGCGTAATATCATCAGGGATCTGGAGGATGATCTGTCGGGCTCGTTCCACATCGGGAATCCGTTCGGCCAAACGATAGAGAGCATTTCTGCGCGTAATCTCATCAGGGATCTGGCTGATGATCTGTCGGGCCCGTGCCACATCGGGAATCCTTCCGGCCAAATGATAGAGGGCATATCCCCGCTCTCTAGGATCCTCTATACTATTGATACGCTGGATTTGTCGTTGAATATTTGACATTTTATGTATACATTTTTTTTTTCAGACAAATGTTTTTGCTCGTTAAGTCCATTGGCTCGTTAGAGGATAAACATGTACGAGACAATGGTATTGTCGGGCGGTGCGATCCGGGGCTTTGGGATCCTGGGCGCGCTGCAGTACCTCCAGGATGTGGACAGTCTGAAGGACATCCGGCGGTGGATCGGGACCTCGATCGGGAGTCTCATCTCCTACCTGATGTGCATTGGGTACACGCCCACCGAGATGATGGTATTCTTCTGTCAAAAAGGCCTGTTTGAGAAACTGGTCCATGTGGATGTCGCCGCCATGATCCACGGGGGCGGGGCGCTCTCGTTTTCCATCATCCAGGACATGGTGGAAAAACTAACGATCCAGAAGATCAAAAAGTACATCACATTCGGCGAATTGTACCAGAAGTACCAGAAAGAATTAGTGGTGTGCGCCTACAATCTTTCTCTCGGGAAGACCGAGTATTTCTCGCACGTCACGCACCCCGACATGAACTGCATCACGGCCATCCGGATGAGCTGTTCGCTGCCCTTCCTGTTCGAGCCCTTCCGGTACGACGATTACGAGTACATCGACGGCGGGATTGGAGATAATTTCCCGCTGAGCCAGGTGGGGGAGGAGCGGGCGATCGGGATCCACATCGTGGACCGCGCCGCGCCGGGGGACGACGCCAACCTCATTGGGCGGATCTATTCGACAATCCTCATCCCCATCCAGCGCGTCGAAGAACTGCTGGTCGAACAGAATCGCGGTAAGAAGATCGACATTGTCCCGATCGTCATTCCCGCCTACATGAGCCTCGCCCTCAACATCTCCAATACCGAAAAATTCGACCTGTTCTCGGTGGGATACGAGGCCATTAAAAAGCATCTGGCTCTATGATCCGATAGAGCGCCCGGACGGAACGGTAGAGCGGATCGCGTTCGACAGAACGTCGCAATTCCAGGCGCACATCCCATAATGCGGGATCGCTCTGCGCGAGAAAGATCCGTTGTCGATCCCTCGGATTGAGATTTTCTGGATATCGGGGCTGCAGCCGGAAACGATCATACAGAAGATGGAGCACCGAGAAGATGCGCTCCGGGGTGTAATGATGATCCTCGAAATAATCGTTCGGGAAACGCAGGAAAACACCATTTTCCCACACGATGCTCACACTGACCCGATCGGGGTGGCGGACAGAGACGGTCATCTCCAGATGATTGTTCGAATAGATAACCTGTTCGGCGACCAGTTGACGCCGTTTCATATCCATGAAAATGTTCTTGAGATAGAGGATCGGTGATGAGACATTGGAATTCTGGACGATGGTCCGGATCAGCGGTGCGGGGAGCCGTTTCGTGAGTGCGAGCGCCGTGGTATACCGTTTCTGAGTGTCCATATTCTTTTTTGTTATGGGATCACATAAAAAAAAGAAATCAACGGAGACGCCACTTCTTTTGGTATGGTACTACTCTGACGATCAATGGCGTGCGGGCAGAATCGTCAGTGGACCGATGAGAGATGATATACCAGGGACTGTGCGCCTCCGAGATGACGCGCATGCAGATCATGATTATGAAATAGTGTATAAAGCGACACCCAAGAGCAAACGACAATTGAACAGGTACATTGTGCCTCGTGATCCGTCTACACGAGGGAATGACAAACCGAAACAAAAACCGAATTGACAGGGACAGACACTGTTCCTCGCCAATTTCCGCAGTTCCCGCAGATAAGCCTATTAATTGAATTCATCTTGGAAAAGGTCTTTTTCAAAAGATGGATGGATAGATTTTCTAATCGCAGTAGGTAGGTGCCACCGTCCCGTAATGAACCAATGGATATGAACAAATGATGGATTGATCCGATCTACAATCAATCATTCCATCGAAGGTATTTTCCTTGTGCCCAATCATTTCATAGAAATAATGGCTAATTCGTTAATGGCCCAGTACGCCTCCTTGTACAACTCATTATTGGCGGGATCGCACGAAAACACGTTGCACAGACAATCGGTGCCGGGTCAAATTTATCCTGACGTCCCGCCCATACGCCACAGATGGCCGTATTAAAAATGAGTGCCATGTTCTTAAAATAGTTTGTACAATCGGAGAATCGCACTGTAAATGCGGGATTCGAGGTCTTCCAGTTGTCCACGTCCGGATAGGTCGCATAGAGGTCTTTGGGTGTGGAAGGATCATTCCGGGGCCAGAACCATATGGTCACGCCACCTTCCTTGGTGAGGCGACAGGCATACACGCCTCCCTTATTCTTGTTGAAATCGATGCCAAAACTATTGGAATCCAACGGGAACTTGGAAGGACATCCGTCATACGGGCAGGGCTGCAACCGCATTTGAGTTCCGTTGCATCTCCTGAACTGCAGCTCACCTGTTTCTCGTTGATCGTCTGGACACAATCGGCACCGTCTTCCGATTTGTATTTTTGTGTATGGAGCGTCGTCTGATTGGATGTGCTCTGGAGCGCCTTGTTGGTGATGCCCTCGAAAATGTCAATCTCTCCATGAGATGCCCATGCATCGTCCTTATCGGGCTGCCCATTCAGCCAGAAAGCCGGCCACACGCCCGGGCCTGTCGGGACATGTTCGACGTCCACCACGACCACACCGTACTGGATCCATTCTTTGTAGGCCATCCGGACCGCCGGCCGTGACTGGAAGGTGGTCTGGGTCGTACCGACCCGGATGAACAACTGATCGTTTTCGACGGTAATCAGATTCTCATTGTCCTTCACAATGTAGTACTGACTCCCCTCAGTAGGATCGACTCCGGCGAACGAATCCACTTGTGAGGAGGACAGGATAAAATCATCCTTCTGGCCATCCGGGATCATTTTCTTCAGTCCCGATTTCTCCCAGACTTTGTAGCGTTGGTAATTGGCATTGGGAGGCGGCGATGGATGATGTTTCAGCAGGGACAACGGGATCGTGATCCCCATCAGGACCCCGAACAGGATGATCGATAATCCCAAGGGTGTCGTGAACAAGAAATACAATCCCTTGATCAGCGGTCTGTAGCGATGATAGGTATCGTTAGATAACGACGATAGTGTCGGAGATATTAGGGAATAGTGGCCTCTATTATCTCGATTGTTCCTGTATGTATAGATTGCCGCAATCACGATGAACAACGATCCGATGACGGCGCACACAATGAAGGCGACCGGCACATATTTTTTGGGACGGCGTTGTTGGGATTGGATCATGGCTGGAACGCTGGGCGGATCCGGTGATAAGGGGGTGCACGTCTGTAATCCAAATAGATCGGAGAACCGTATACCGACCTCGATGGCTTTATTCGTAATATAGTACGCTATCCCTTGATTGAGATTTTTCAAGATTTCCCAAGCGGGTGCCGTACAATCGACAATCTGGGGCATGCCGTCGAGAGGGAAATAGACGGGCTGGAGAGGAGAGGTCGGCGCGGGATAGTTTTTGTAGATCGTATCGAACAAGGCACCGATGGTCTTATCGAAAAGGATCACATCCGCGTACAGACTCGAAAAAACAGGGCAGACCTGGTTGAGATCGGCATGATCGTTGATCGGGAAGGGACTGACGGTCGAACAGTAGAAACAAAGAGCGGTCAATGACTGGATCGTATCCAACATGGAAACACACAGATCGAGGATCGTAGCGTCGTACGTCAACGATTTGCACCCGTACAAACTCTTGAAATTGTTATCCCATGTATACATGTTGGAGCCGATGGTGTTGGCAATATCTTTACCCAAATCCCACAAGATTCTCGTCCGGCTGGGATGGAGGGAATGTCGCGCAACTCATAATTATTTATTTTTTTTATCTATCTCCAACAAAAAAAATAAAACAAATTTCGGGGATAGTACATTAGACGCCACTAAAGGCCGGGAGTTGTTTTTGAAGGATCTCGTAGTCGTAGGCGATCTTGCCGGGATCGTCCGAGGCGGTGCACCCGGCGTGGGACCGGTCCCAGACGTCGGCGGGGATCTTGTTCTTGTAGCAGTCTTTTTGGCTCACGACGGCCTCGGAATTGTTGAACTGCATCCCACGGCAGGTGCAGAACCCCTCGCGCGGACGGACGACCGCCTTCCCGATCTTGTCGCTGTTCATCGCCTGGCTCATGACCACAAGCGAGATCATAATGTACACAAAGATGATGCCGTCGGTCATAAAGAGCATCTCCAGGAGGTCCATGATGTTTTTATTCTTGGCGACAGAATAAAAAAAATAAAAAATTCATTATTTATCATTTATGAAGTTTGCCAGTCTTGTTCTTGTTCTTGTTGACGTTGTTTTTGTTGACGTTGTTTTCGTTGACGTTGTTGTTTTCGAAATTGTTCCAATTGACGTAGTTGTTCTTCTGTTATGATATTTTTTTGAACTTTATATTGGAGTTCTCTGAAATGTGCGTCTTTTTCCAATGCCTCAAGTTCTTTTTTACTCCGTATAAGAAGCCGTTTCTCATTAACAGTTGGATTCGGTATTTTCTGGAAAGCTCGTATTTGTTCTTCTAATCGTTGTTTTTTATTTCGGTATGATCGGGATTGATGTAAATCTTTAAAAGGTGTAACTTTTAACTTTTTGTCTTTTGGAATATTCTGTAAAAATGCACTTTTTTTCAGTCGACTTGTAGATGACGCCTGACCACCGCCCTGTTCACGTGGAGTTCTAGATGGAGGTGGAGTATTGCCCTGTGCAGGTAGAGCTTTAGGTGGAGGCGGAGTTTTAGGTGGAGGTGGAGGTGGGATTCGTGGAGTTGTAGATGACGCCTGACCGCCCTGTAATTGTCCGCCCTGTTTACGCGAAATTCTAGGCGGAGGCGGAGTTTTAGGTGGAGGTAGAGTTTTAGGTGGAGGCGGAGTTTTAGGTGGAGGTGGCCGAAATTGTCCGTTAGCAGTATTATGAATCCAATTTGCTGGTATTCCTAGAGGTCGAGATAGAGATTTATCCTGATCACCATGGCCACTTGTTTGAAGAGCTTCACCACCATCTTGTCGTGGCGCAGAATCTTTACTAAATCGGTGCAATGTCGGTGATTGAGAAAATGAAACGCTTCTATGTGGTTCACTACCGAAGTGGGATTTGTCATGATCTTTCAAAAATTTGATAAAATTGTGATCTAAAATGCGTTCCGATTCGGGTGGAGTTGTCCCTCCATGATTTCTGCCATATTGAATAACTTTTTTAAGCAATTGTTTGAAGGTGTCTTTTGAATCGGGTCTGTTGGATCTAAATGAATAATTATGTATCGCAAGCGGGAGTAATTGTTGTCGCAATGGTTGAGGTACGTTCAACTGTCGTAAATATGGTGATATCCAATCCATGTCTGTTGCTTCTGTTCGTACTGGTGCTGATGCTCGTGCTCCTCCGAATGATTGTGATCGTGGTGTTCGTGCTCGTGCTGATACTGCTGCTTGTGTCGCGAGTTTTCTTTTGTTATCTTGCAACTGTTGAAAATATTTCGTTATCAGTTTTGTATTGATAGGATCGTTCGTTAGTTTCAAAACTTTCTGGAGTGTACTATTTGGCGTATCAATTTGATCTAAGATTTGTTTGGGCTCTTTCGGAGATTTCCTGAAAGCCCCCCCAAAACTTTGTTTCAATCGCAATCGTTGTTGATATCTCTTTGTCAGATCTTGTTGTAACTTTTCCCGAGGAGTCTTACGAACGATCTGAGTAGTATCAGCAGCCCCTCCTCCCTGTGCAGCCCCTCCTCCCTGTCGTTTGACTGTTCTCGATGAAAACCATGAACGATTCGGAGTTCCTGAAGATTCCTTAGACTGTTTTATTATCTGTTGGAATTTCGCACGATCCTCCTGCGTTAGTTCGTTCTTTAATTGTTGTAATTGTACATCCTTCAATGTATCTAGATATTGATGAAAACCCGCATAAGTCTTGTCATATTTATGTTGTTGCGATTCTGGTTGTTGCGACTTCTTTAAAAACTCGCTATAGAGGATATTGTGCAAATCCATATACCTCCGTGTATATAATATATCTGATAGTTTTTTCCCCATCTATCTTTATTCCTTATCCCGAGAAAAAAAAAAGAGATTTAAATTTTTGCGCGACAAGGCAAAAACCAGGCGGATGGATGTTGAATCGCGCCTCCGGATGTACATGGGTCCGTTGTACGATCGTCATGTCTTGGTGTCTCTGAACGACATCAGAAAAGAGGGTGCGATCGAGTACCGCTACGATGCATTCCGCGGCCACAAATTCCCGGACGACCGCAAGTCCTACTACCACGACCTGACGCGGTACCTGCACGCGCACCCCGCGCTCCACCGCACGACATACCTGTTCTACCCTCACGATCGCGTCGAGGGATTCTCGATCCCGACGCTCGTCAAGTCGCGCTCGCTGATAGATTCGCAGATGTCCGTGCTGTGCAACCTCAACACGATCCGGCACTTCATGCCGCTCTACGACGTCCGGCGGCACGATGTGCCGTTCGACAAGAAACAAAACAAGTTGGTATGGCGCGGGGCGGACACCGGCCCGGGATTCGGCAACAACATCCCGCACCGGGAATGCTCCCGGGAAACCCTCGTGCGCGAGTACACGCACTCGACCAACCCCAATATCGACATCGGACTCACCAAGATCAATTCGAACCAGTACACCGACCAATCCGAGTACGAGGCGTTCCTCCGCCCGCCGATGGACATGAAAGAACTGCTGCGGTACCGGTTCCTGCTCTCGGTGGAGGGGAACGACGTCGCCTCGAACCTGAAATGGATCCTAACCTCGAACTCCGTCCCGTTCTGCCCGCCGTTCACGATCCAGAGCTGGATCCTTGAGGATCAGCTGATCCCGTGGACGCACTACATCCCGGTCCGCGCCGATTTCGCGGACATGGAGGAGCGCATCGAATGGGCGATCCACCACCCGGATGCCTGCCGACGGATCGCCGAGGCCGGACAAGAATACATGAACCCGTTCCTCGACATCCGGGAAGAGGATCGGATCATGACAGAACTCCTCCGCCGGTACGCGCAGAACGTCCGCATCCAAAAATGAGTTTCTCGAGATCAGAGGATAAAAAATAAAAAAGAAACCGAATGTCTACCGATTGTCCGGTGTGCATCGAGCCGTACACGATCCGTCTGCGGAAGGCCATCCACTGCCCGCACTGCCCGTTTGTTTGCTGCATCGCGTGCATGCGCCAGTTCATCCTCTCCTCGGCGACCGAGCCCGCCTGCATGGCGTGCAAGGTTCCGTTCAATTACGAATTCCTGATGGAGAATCTTCCCCGCACGTTCTGGCACAAGGACTACAAAGAATTCCGCAAGGACCTCCTGCTCGCGAGGGAGGAAGCCCTCCTCCCGGACACGCAGGCATGCATCACCCGCATCTATCGGAAAGAACAATTGTGGAAATACATCGAGGCGTACCGGCGACGGCTGAACGAGATGCGAGCCTTCCACATGCGCCTCTTCGAACGGTACACGCGCATGGACGAACTGCTGGACATGGAACGCCGGGGCGTCTCGGAGATCGCCCCGGACCATCCGTTCTTCTTGTTCTTCAACGAGGACAACACGCCCATGCTGGACGACCGCGGGGAGATTATGGGCTTCGGCCACGGCGAGGACGCGTCCGTCGTCCCCCGCCAGAACCCCGCAATCTCCTCCACGTTCATCCACGCCTGCCCGAACGAGGAGTGCCGCGGATTCCTGCGGGGAGAACAATCGCGGTGCACCATCTGCCGGACGGAAGTGTGCCCGCGGTGCCTGCAGACGGTGCGCGACGACCAGCACGAATGCGCCCAGGAGGATATCGAGACGACCAACCTCCTGCGCCAGAACACACGACCCTGTCCCAGCTGTTCCATGAGCATCTACAAGATCTCGGGCTGCGATCAGATGTGGTGCACCCAGTGCAGGACGCCCTTCTCGTGGAGGACCGGCAAAAAAATCAACCAGACGATCCACAATCCGCATTATTACGAATGGATGCAGCAGAACCCGCGCCGGCAGGATCAAGGACCTCCGCCCCGGGAACTGATGGACATCCCGTGCGGCGGTCTCCCGACGATCGACCAACTCCAGCTCTTCCCGGCGCGGTACCGGCAATGGTCGTACGGTCTCCACCGTCACATCCATCATGTCGAGCAGGTCTCGATCCCGCACTCCCAGCGACTGTGCGAACAGAACGAGAATTCCAAGGATCTGCGCATCCAGTACCTGCTGAACAAAATCTCCAAGGACGATTGGCGGACGGAACTGTACCGCCGCGAGAAAATGAACCAGAAACACCTCCAGTACATCCAGATCCTCCAGACATTCGTGACCGTCTCGGCGGACTGGATGCGCCGGATGATCCTTGACCTCCAGCAATGGAACAAGGATCTCTCGGACGAGATCCGGGACATGATCCGGTTCTTCACCTACATCAATGAGCAGGTGGAACGCCTGAACCATCGGTTCAAATCCTCCCTGGAGAATCTGCCCCCGGTCGTCTTCCGCGTCCGGGTATGAAGCACCATCACATCTCGTACAAATCAAATGGATTTCTAAAGATATCGCGCACATACGGGATCAACGCATCCTGGGAACGGAAACCGATCCGTTGTCGTCGGATACGATCGAGTGTGCCTCGCAGGTTCCGGCGCTCTTGCGGATCGAGGAGCCGACGATCGAATTCCCGCCGGAGGACGGCATCTTTCCGACGGATCTCGGACGGTTCCTGGGGCTGGTACAATTGTGCCAATTTACGACGTCGGTTCATGATGAGATCGAGTTCTCTGTCGAGCGGAGTCTTAGCGGGAAGCGGTCCTTGTCGTGTCGGCGGATTGGCGAGGAAATAATGTTGTAAATAACGAGTCACCGGCTGGGAGAACGGATCCCTCTGTCCGATCCGGAGTGCGGTGCGCAGTCGCAATTCGTACGAGAATTCCTCCGCCGCTTGTTCCTGAGACGATTCATTGTCTTCTCGTTCTTTCTGTCCCTGTGACCATGGTCTTCTGATTATTCGTGCCATCTTTTGTTTATTGGAGGAAGAAGAAATCCGGAACATTTCTTCTTGTCTACCGATAAATGATTGAATATTACAAAGAGTATTCGTCGACCAGAAAAAAAGCCATCCTCGTATTGATCTTGCTGGTCGGGTACCTGGCGGGCATCTATTTTCTGATGATGTACACGATGTTCCGATCGAACCGGCAGGGACACCGGCGTACCTTCTGGACGCTCATCGTCCTCCTCCTGGCGCCCACCGCCGCAACGCAATTGTGCGTTCCGTTCGTGGCGCTCGCCTACCTGTCCAATCCACCGGCTCCTCGCCGGCCGTTGTATACACGGAAACAGTTTGTCATGATTGTGTCTGTGGTCACCCTCATCTACGCCTTTGTCGCGTACTTCCTCGTGAATTTCCTGCTGCTGATCCTGACCAACATGAGCCTGTTCGATATCCGGCACAAAACCATCTTCACCTCCCCCTTCATTACGGCAGAGGAGACCGCCCTCCGCATCCAGCGATCCGGTGTGTTCCAGGAGAACATCCGGAAAGGGTGGGAACGAGCTAGGGACCGACGGATCGTGTTCGGGTGCATCGGCCGGGACATCGCGGCCAATCTTCCAAACGAGAGGATCCGATTGGAAACCATCGGTCGGGCCTTCCGCGACTACCGGATCGTCCTTTTTGAGAACGACAGCAAGGACGGCACGCGCGCTATCCTGCGCCAATGGGCGGAGGAGAATCCCCGTGTAGATCTTCTATCCTGCTGCGAGGACGGCGAATGCGAGTGCCGTCTCAACATCCAAAACCTGTATTTCATCGAAACTAATCACAATTCGACCCAACGGATCGAAAAAATGAGCGCATTCCGGCAGCGAGTGTTATCGCACATCAAGCATCACTACGGGGATTACGATTACCTCATGGTCAAAGATCTCGACCTCCTCGGCGGGATCTATCTGGACGGGCTCATGACCACATTCGCCCGCGACGATTGGGACATGGTATTCGCACGGGGTCTGACCGTCCTGTTCATCTCGCCTCATTATTTCCTGTACGACCCGTTAGCGTTCCTCCGCAAGGACGAACCGTTTGACAGTGCATTCTCTTACAATATAGTGTCGAATTATTATCAATTCCAATCGATGCACATCGACAGACACCTGAAAAATACCACCCTCGATTCACCGTGGGTCGAGTGTCGGTCCGGATTCAACGGTCTTGCCATCTACCGGATGAAAAGCCTCCAGGACGCATCCTATGTACCGGGATTCCGGTGCGAGCACATCGCGCTTCACTTCGACATGGCGCAGAAAAGTCACGACCGGGTGTTTATGAATCCGGCCATGGTCCTGTTCGCGGGCAAACAGGGCCCGCCCGTCAATAAGTACCTCTACGATATGATCATGTCCGGCTCCCTGGCGGTGGAGGGTTCATCCTCTCCTCCTCCGATTCCCGCTGGCGTTGCATCATCTGCGCAATCTCCTTGATGTTGTCCTGTTTCCGGGTGATGATCTGGTCCGAGGCCATGCGCATCTGGCTCTCCTTCTCCATAATCTCCTCGACGCTCTGCGTCTTTTCTGTATCCTCCATCTCCACACGTCTCTCGGCAGCATTGGCATCAACGACAGCAACCGCAGACGGTCCGGGTTCAATAACCGGCGGTAATGGTGTCGACGTCTGTATCGATGGTGATGATGTCGGTTCCCGTGTTTCTTTGCATTTCCGGAGCCATACAAAGGCATCGCTCCCCTCGTATTTTTCAAGACGACCGTTCGGATAGAAAAGAAAGATGCAGGGCACCGTCCGGACATGGTACCCGTTCTCGTCCTTCATGACAATCTCGCGGACCTCCTTGTGGTCGATACAGAGCATCTTGATCGGGATATCCTCCTCCAACTCGTCCAGAAATTCCTTGCACCGCTGCGAATACTTGCTGTACAGGCAGATCACCAGCATGTTTATGTGTTGCGGATCTGGGTGTTTAGATCGATTATATATATCCTGTTGATATACATAAAAAGAAATGGAATTATCGTTTGGTTATTTATGTTTTAGGTATTCGTTTTCCACCGGGGAGAATTTGATATCGTTTTCTGCACATCGGGCATATTAGACCTCTTCTCAATTGATCCGCACGTAAGGTCTTTTGTGAATATTGTGCCAATCGCGCCATAAACTCCTGCTCTCCCTCAGAGGGCTGGCGTGTAGGTGGCCTGCTCGATTGTATGTCTGTTAATTGTTTAGATAAGGTTTGTTGATTTGTTTCCAAACAATTTTTATGAAAAGGATGTTTGCACGGCAATACTACAATAGGCGAATCCAATAAAGACTCCAGACAGAGCGAACAATTGTCTTCATCTTTTCTGGCGGCGGGCTTACGATCGTCGTCTATTGATAATTTACGCGCAGGTGGTTTACGATCTTGATTTTTGGAAAGTTGCCGAAGAGATAGTTGTATAGCTCTTGCAAGATCTCGATCTTGATCAACTAGAAACGGCGGTTCGAATCCTCGTATATCGACTTGTTGTCCCTGGCCACCTCTTCTTGCAAACGAAACTGATCCTCCATAATTACCACGACCACCACGACCACGACGACCACCATGAAATGGCGATGAACCGGCTGCATACGCGAATCCATTGCTATCAGATCGTCCCTGGCCACCTCCTGCACGCGCAACTGTTCCACCACGACCACCACGAAATGGCGGTGAAAAAAGTGTTCCTTCACCGCCTGGATGTTGCGATGAAGGTAGAAGAGATCGTCGTATAGCTTGTGCAACATCTTGATCAAACGATGCGATTTGGTGTCCCTGGCCACCTCCTGCATGCGCAACTCGACCACCTCCACGACCACCTCCACGACCACGTTCTCTTTGTGCTTGCACAGTTCTTAATTGATCTCGGATTAATTGTTGTTTTTCTCCTACTCGTTGCGTGGTTGATTCTCGTCCTAACTGTTTCAATCTATCACTATCTGGTGTTCGTGCTGGTGGTACACCACTTGGTGCTCGTCTTCGTGCTGCACCACCTTGTGCTCGTAATGTCTCGTTGTACTGATTGATGAACTTATTGGCAATCTGGAGTTTTTTGGGATCTGTCGAACCTGTATCCTTATTAAAATCGCTCCCTTTAATTGCATCGGGATATGGACCTATCCTGTTTTTTAGTTTTTGAAGGATCGCAGAAGCGGTGGGCCGTCGTGTCGTACGAAAGATATCACCGAAGTCTCCACGCATTGCTTCATTCCATTTCCGTTGAAATTCCCGTTGTAATCGTTCCCTTTTTTGTTCGGGTGTCTCCTCTTGGTCTGCCATGTCTTTATATAATTATTTTTTTTTTTTACCGGGCACAATTGCATCCCCGGCGCGCCGTCCGCAGACTCTGTGGGAGGGGTTTGACGGGCGGTGGCGATGGCGCGGCCGCCGTCCGGGCGGGAGCGGACTTCCAGACACCGAGATTCCCGGTGATGTGGTTCCATAATTCCTGTTCGTTCCTCATGCGGAATAGCCGGCCCGTCCGTCGAGCAATCTCTTTCCGCAGACCGAAATAGAATCGGAGGAGAGAGGATCGGGATCCGACAATATCCCCCATGGGGTGCGCGTCCAGGAATGTGTTATAATGCGCCCGGCATTCCGGGCACGGCAGGAGCCACCGCAGGCCTTCCAACAGATTGATGACCGCATCACGATGTTCCTGATCGGGATTGTCGCGAGGATAGGTGACAACGACGGTATCCAGGAATTCCCATGTCCCTTTCCCCCATACTTGAGGATCCAGGGAAGTGATGGTCGGTGCATTGAGATTCATAGTTCCTCCTACATGAATCCAACATCTTTTTTTTTATCATCAAAAAAAAACATGTTTAATTGTTCTCAGGATAAAGAATAAAACAATGGAATGGGAGACTGCCGAGATCCACATCTATCCGTGGGATGATCTCCCCAGCATCCTGTCTCGTTTCGACGAGTCGCCGGTCTTTCTCCGGGTTCGAGAGGATCTCGACACCCTGCTGGAGACGGCCCGCACCACCGCCGAAATGCAGACCTCCACTGTCCACATCGGGAACCTGTTCCGTGTGTTCAAGGACAGCAGTCTCGACCTGGGCGATGTGATCCGCATGTACCCGGATGATCCCCCGGAGACGATTGTCCGTCTGTACCTCCGGGCGCGTTTCCAGAACGAACGCCTCACCGAGGCCGATTACGACGGTCTGTTCCGTTTCGAGTTCGATCCAACCCTGAAAGTTTTCAAGGACATGCCCTACGAGACATTCTGCGCGCAGGTCCGGGAAGAGATGGCGCGCGAATCGATCCAGAAGGATCGTGAACAACTCCTTCGCACGCTGGCGGATCAAGATCCTCTCGCTTTCTACGGATGGAAGAGCGATCATCACCGGATGAGGTACGAGATGGAGGAGTCCCGCAGTCTCGGGCAGATTTTCAGCGAGATGGACCTCATCGATCCATGGATCCTGGCCGTCTTCCACCAGAAATTCTTCCAATGGGGGGACCAGGATCATCTGTTCGCCAAGACGCACCGCGAAAAGGATCCTCGCATCCTGGAACTGTGGCGCGACGGCCAGCTCGTGCAGGAGATCCGCGACGCGGGGAAAGGATTGTACCTGTACCGCCCGGACATGGAGATTGTGCTACGCGAGAACGACGATGGCACTTTGGAGATGGAGATGGAACTGCGGCCAGAATTATTGCAGCAGACACTGTCCATCCTCCATATCCCCAGCGCCTCGATACGTTCGCAGAAAGACATTGGCATGATTGGCCAATTCTATTTTCGCGACCTGTACGTCCCGTACACCCTCTTCCAGGACGCCCTGATGAACGACCCGTTGCTCTCATCGTTCTTCTATGTGAATGAACTCAAAAAAATCTCCTTCGAGAACCGACTGCCGGTCCGATTCCAATCGTTCTTCTGTTCGCTATTGGACATCGTCCCCGATAAGAATGAGACACCCCATCTATTCCTCAAGAACATCCATCGCCAGACGGGATTCCAGGTTGTGATCCAGCTCGTGTTCCCGATCAAAGAATCGCGTCTGGCACTGTTCTTCCTGATGATGTCACGGGCCATGGGCCGTTTCCAGACGGTCCTGCGCCCCGCATGTCTTGAGGCGTACTCCCGACTGCTCCCGGACACCGAGACGATCCTCGAGAAACAGCAGAAACAACTCGTCAAGAATCTCAAGGGGAATCGTCCCGAGTATTTTTCCAAGTATCCTCGGATGTTTGTCAAGAACCTGTACAGCGTCATCTGCCAGAAGAACCTTCAGCCCGAGATGATCTCCGAAGAGGAGGCGCGCGACATCCCCAAGGAACACTGGATCCGTTTCCCCGAACGACCGATCGAGGAGATCGACCCCGAATACTATCTGTGCACCAATCCCAAGTACCCGTACGCCGGGCTGAAAGAAATGAGCCTCGAGGGAGAGGATGTGTTTATCAATTACGCGCCGTGCTGTTTCAATTCTCCCCAGGAAAAAGACAATGCGACAAAACTGGCGCGCCTCAAGACCAAGAACGATGTGGAGGACGCGCCCGAACATGATGGCAGGACAAAGGGCAAGAACAAGAAGGACAACATCATCAACGGGAAATTCCTGATCAAGTACCCGGGACAGATCGGGACGATCCGTCCGCCGACGATGCAGCGGTTGTTCATGGCGCTGAACCCATTCGATCAGTACTACCGGATGGGGATCCGGCAGTCCCCCTCCTCGTTCATCGCCTGTCTCCTCACGGCCCGGCAGATCCACGGCCGTCTTGACCGCCAGGACGCGGACGAGATCCGTGTGCGCATGTCCACGGATCCCGACTGCATCAAGGCCTGTCTCCAGCAGAATCCCGGTCTGTCGCACGAGACCATCCAGAGAGACATGGCCGATCCCAATGTCTATTTTGATCCGCGACGGTTCCTGCCCGCCGCCGAGTTGTTCTTCCAGGTGCGCATCCTCGTCTTCACGCGGCCCGCGGAGATCCACGAGGAGGACGCCCAGATCCTGGAACTGTGCACCATGCGATCGCTCTATTCCAACATCAACCATAAACCAACGATCCTGATCTTCGAACACTGGGGCGGCAAGATCAATATCCTGTCCAAGCGCCCGTACCCTCACAACGAACTCATTGTCTACCGATCCGTCAACGAGACGCAATGGCGGGTCGATTTCGATCGCGAAGCCGCGTTCCAGGTCGTGGACAATCTTGTGTACCGATTCGATGGGAGGACGCCCATCTTCCCGTTCGATCCCAAAGAAACCTCCTTCACGCGCCACCTCTCCGGGCAATGCATCGATCCTCTCGGGAAAGTGCGCGCACTGCGATTCGAAGTCGGAGGAACGGAATTCCTCGGGCACCTGGATCCGCCCATGAACGTCCAGGAAGGTCTCCCGATCATCGAACGCCCGACGACGGGGCCGATCGAGATTATACGCCCCATCATCCGGTTTCTCCAGCAGTTCTCATCGTGGACCCGCATCGACATCCCCGATCCCAACGAACCGAACCTGTACTGGACGGTGCGCCAGGACCGGGTGTTCTGGAAGACGCTGCAGGATTCCTCCCCCCTCTCACTGACATTCCATTTCCGACTGCCCGCGCCACGACCGGTGGCGATCCTCGAACGATCCGAGGCGGTCGCACAGATTGTGCACACCGGCGAGCCGCTGCCGTTCCTTTTTTTCCGACCGCCGGAAAACTTCACGCCGGTCCAGTCGTACATCCAGGAAGAAAAGATTGCACGATGCCTCTACGATCTTTGTTTTTCCGTCTTTTCCTCGTTCCTGCAACAGAACCAGGTCCGCACCGACGCCATCGATCCGGACGTCCTCCTTGAATCATTCTATCAACGGGCCGTCCGCATCGGACCCATCCCTCTCCGACCGATCGATTCGCCCCAGCAGGCCATCGAGGATTTCCTCCAGGACGGTCGGCTGCGCCTCCCTTCAGCCCGGTTCTGGAAAAAAATCCGGTACAATCTGAAATGGCACCTGTTCCATTATCCGGAACAATTGCTGGCACCGCGCACCGTCCTGATGCCCTCTTTCTACAAACAGATTTCGGATTTCGGTCAGCACGAGGAGTATTTCTTTTTCCACCTCGAACAATTCGGGAACGTGTTCCGTTACTCGATCGAGAAGGAGTACGAACTCATGACCCAGCGACTCGAAACGATTACGAGCCTGCCCGATTTCCCTCTCTGGTATCATCAGGATGAATCTCCGTACCCCGCGCCTCACTGTCTCCGCATCCTCCGGTCGCTCGAAGAATGCCGCGCCCTCTCGTCCACGCTGTTCCTGTGGAACAAGGATCTGAAAGAATGGGTGTGCATCGAGCGAGGCGCGGACACACCGCTTTTCATCTCGGCGAGGGGAGACGAGTCGTACATTGCCCTGGATAAAAATTGAGAGAGAATGAAAAATCCTTGATGAAAAAAAGAACACCATGATTGATGATGCGGTGCTCTCGCTCTATCAGATCCCGAATCCACCTATGGAACTCGTGGGAAAGGGAGGATTCGGCAAGGTCTTCCGCGTCTTTAGCAAACTGGACGACCGGTACTATGCCATTAAAAGAATCCTCATCACCGAGAAAACGACCAAAGGGGCGCTCCACGAGATCCGGATCCTGGCCTCAATCGTCCACCCGCACATCATCCGTTATTTCCATTCATGGATCGAGGCCTGCCCCATCGACAAGGAAGAACCACACGACAGCGACGAGGAGGAAGAGGACGACGACGAGGAAGAGTACGATCGGCTCGTCTACCAGGACAATTACTATTATTTCAATATCAAGATGGAGTACTGCCAGGGAACGCTGCGCAATTATCTTGTCAACCGGACGGCCGTCCATCCCGAGGAATGTTATTACCTCATGACCCAGATCATCGACGGGATTTATTTCTTGCACAAGAGCGGCATCATCCATCGCGATCTTAAACCGGAGAACATCCTCATCTCGCAGTACCACCCGATCCACGTCAAGATTTCGGATTTCGGTCTTGCCAAGGTGTTTCATAAAGATCTATCGCTGACCGAATCGACCACATACGCGGGCAGTTTCTTGTACGCCTCCCCCGAACAGTACAATGGTGAAAAATATTCCTTCTCGACCGACATTTATTCGCTCGGTGTCATGCTGGTCGAGATCCAGTACCTTTTCTCGACCAACATGGAACGGATCATTGTCCTCCGGGATTTCAGGACCCATCCGCACCTCCTGGACTCGATCCATTATCGAGAATTAATCATGGAGATGACTCATCTCGATCCGATTCGACGCCCGACCATCATCCAGATGCGGAATGTATTTTTTGATCAGATGCTGCACCATCCGATTGTCATCTGCCGGGACATCGTCTGGGACATTGTCCATCATCTGCCGATATAATGTCAGATTTTTTTTTTCTTTCTCAATAGGTAGGAGAGATTATGAAATCATCACGACCTTCGATCGAGTGTCAGGTAGCGCAGTTGGCGCAGACCCTTCGCAATGTATCGAATGAATATACGGTTCCTACCGAGACGCTGGTCGTCAATTCGAACCTGGCGGTCACGCATTGCATCGAGATGGAACAGAATGTGTGCATCGGGAGCATCGGCTACACGGGGATCGAGCCGTACCGGGCGTTGCGCACGCGCGCCTCCCCCGCATGGGATCGACGATCCTCGTCGCGGTCGGCTCGTGGTCCTGTGGGCCCGGTGGAGTCCGCGGCGCTCTTATCGCGCCATCGGGATCGGCTGGACCGCGCGATCGTCGAGGGGCCGACCGGCGCGACGGGATCGTTCGCACCCCAGAATGTCAATAATGTCCTGATCGGGAACAACATCGCGTCCCTGGGACAGAATATCCGCAACATTGCCATCGGCGATGAGGCGGCGGCGTCGTTCGGCGCGACAGGCTCGATCGGTCAGAACGACTACAATATTGCGCTCGGGTACCGCGCCGCCTACGCCGGCCAGGATCATGCGAACATTGCGATCGGGAACGACTCGGCGTCATCCGGTGGCCAGATATATGAGAATATTGCGATCGGCGACCAGGCGGCAGAGGCCGGGCAGGCGTATTACAATGTAGCCATCGGCGACGACGTCGTGGAAGGGGGGCAGTACGAATCCAATGTGGCCATCGGGGATCATTCGGCGATCGCCGGTCAGAATATAAACAATGTCGCGATCGGGGGTCCCGCCGCGTTTTTCCAGGACGAGGCCAATGTGGCCATCGGGACCTATGTCGGGTTTGAACAGGTCTATAGGAATATCGCGATTGGCACGGACGCCGTGAGCGATGGACAGCAGCTCGCCTCGAACATCGCGATCGGGGACGGGGCGGCGTACGGGGGGCAGGATGTGAGCGCCATCGCGATCGGCACGGATGCCGCCTACGGATCGCCCACCGGATCGCAAGGAAATTATTCCATCGCCGTCGGTCATGAGGCCGGCGCGGATGTCGACGCCGTCCCTCCTTACAGCATCCAAGTAGGCTATCAATCGAACGTCTATTCCAATTACGAACCCGAAGGACTCCTGAATACGGGCGTGGCGATCGGCACCAATGCCTCCAGTACCGATGGCGCGCTGGTTCTCAATACCGACATCGGCGGCCTGTCGGCGGACGGTCCCGGTCTTTTTATCCAGCCGATCCGCCCCATCACGTTCCAGACTTCCAACATGTACCTTCTCCAGTACAATAACAGCACCAAAGAAATCATATACGGTCCTCAGATGATCAGCGGTGTCTACGATGGCAGCGGGACGGGCAGCGCGACCATCAATTTCGGTGTCACGTTTGCCTCGACACCCGTTGTCACGGCCACGATACTCGATCCGGGCAATACCGCATCGGGTGCCATGTACTCTGTCTCGGTCGGATCCGTCACCAAGACCTCGTTCACTTATTACGCCCGCTACCTGGTCAACGGTTCCGGGATCGCTGTAGCCGGAGAATCCATCTCCTGGATCGCCATCGGCCCGATCGCCACGGATTAACTATGGCAGATTCTTTTTATTTTTTTCTTGTTTCGTTAAAGAAAAAAAGACATGATGATTACGACCAAGAGCAGCACATCCATTCACAAAAACAATAGCAGGAGAGTATCATCGAGATCGGCATCGGAAACGGACTCGAGTCCGAATTATCTCTTGTACATTTATGGATTCCTGTTTGTAGCGCTGATTGTCGCCCTCATTGTGTACCTCGTCCCGCAACCGAAAAAATCCAAGATTGTCAGTTCGCAAGGCTACAACGACGCCCGAGTCGTCCGGCGTTTCCGCAATCTGATGGATGCCTGGAACAAGGTCGCAGCGGATCCGACGTTCCTCTCGCTGGCCAAACAACTCATGGACACCAACAGCCGTCACCGGGATCCGAATACCGGCGTCAAAGACATTTACGTTGATTATATGATGATCGACCAGTATTTCAAATCCCAGTTCCAGATCGTCCCGGATTTCCGTGTGACGCTCATCTATACGGACGGGATCGTTTTTTACGACAGCGCCATGGACATTTCTCAGGTCTATTTCATGATCAATGGTCTCCCCAAACCGGTGAACCTGAGCACTCTGGGCAGTCCCCTTAAAGATCATAATGTACTGCCCGAGGTGCTGAACAGTCTTTCGGTCAATACGCTCGTCGTCTCCAAATACGATTACATGGGATTTCCATTGAAAGATCCGCTCTACGCGACCATGATCGACAAAGGATTCGGGTTTGTGGAGCGCATGTCCAGCAGCATGGATGTCCCTTATTCCTACGTCGCCCGCACCGTGGCGGTGGGCGTGGACGGCAGGACCGGGTACACGAACGGTCTCACCCTCCGTGTGAGCATGCCCGTCGCCTGATGATCTTAGAATCAAAGAATATCAGAGAGATACTTGAATATCTCCTCTCTCACACACCTAGCCGAATTCTCCTGATGGTACAAAATATTTTGAAAACATGACGGACAATCGCCATACATTTTCAAAACTATTATCTCAAAAATGTTTTATTTATACTCATAAAATGGAAAATTTTCGGCGAATCACACGGAAAGATTTTGAAAAGACGTTCCCTCTAACATATGAATGGTGGATTCGACAAACACAAACAGATAGTTGTTTTGTGGATGACGTGAAAAGAATCGAGGTATGGGAAAATGTCCCTCACGACTGGCCTGGACTATTTTCTTTTCACAATCAATCAGAGTCAAAAGATAACGAGAAATCTTGAAAAATATCCGATCATATGTATCATGTATATAAAAGATATCTCGATGCGACAATCAATCGATGCGACCTGTTTTGAAAATCTACAAACATTCGCCAACGCAAATTTTTCCACGGCCGAATTCGGGGAGACCGAATTGCCCACACTGACGACAAAGATTGCTCATGAATTATACCAACGACGCAAACACGAGACGTCGGTAGCCTCCAGAAAACATCATTCCAAGACCATCCAGAGATTTTTCGCATTATTTGCGTCATGCCTGCGCATGTACTATCTGGCCGATCCAGACCTCATCCCTCCGTATTTTTCGACAGACCTATTCTTGCTCCTGAATGTATGCATGACGCGAAAAAATTATGACAACGAATCCATCCTGACCATCCTGACCATCCTCAATGCCGTCTTCCACGCGGATCGTGCAATCATCTCCCCATTATTCCGTTTACCAGTCGATGAACAGATCACATTCCTCTTTCATGTCATTATCAGGATACGGCGGAACAACAACGAGTCCTACGAACTCACAAACCACATCATTCATACGATATCCAGATCCAAGATCATCATCATTCAGGAACAACGGCATGATTTCATAAAAATGGTGCGCAATTATTGGATCGCCCAAGCCAAACAGAACGACGGTCGTATCGATTTCATGGACGACACCACCTCGATCCTCCCAGCGGTATCCCAAACGATCGAGGATGCATCTCACGAGAAAGATTTCTGGAGTGTATTTTTCCACAATGAATTCATTGCTGCGCACATATGCAATCTGTTCCAATCTGCCGCGCACGATAATGATGCGATACTATTGAAATATTTCATTCTATTCAATCGCAAACTCCGGACAAATTTTACACTGCGTCGCACATGCCGAATCGCTCCTACATGGGCTCGAATCGAGGGTGAGATGATGGATATTCTTTTTGGACGGACATCCCGGTACATGTCGCCCGCCGATGTACAACGATTGGCGTTCAACATCAAGTCCGTCTTCCCGAAACAATACGAGGACAAACCGGACAGGTCTATCACCCCCTACCTCAATACAGTATTGTTCGATCCCACGACCCGGGGATACTCGCAATTCGTCAAAGAACGATTCGAGGAAGGGGATGATGGAACATGGCCCATGCGTTCCTCCATTCTAGGAGATGAAAAGAATATATCGAGAATCATACTGAGCATTAAAGATCCTCGTACACGCCGCCAGTACATAGAAAAAGTCAGGACCCTCCAAAGAGGATTTGCGACCAAAAAAAAAATCCGGGGATCGTCGAGATGAATAGATATATTTGGTGACCGACTGATATTTTTTGAATCGTTTCAAAAAATATATTCATCGATAAAATATGCAGACGACCGATCCGTGGATGGACTGGACGTCCCATCTCTGTCAACTCCTGACCAACTACAAATCCACGACATGGCAGCAACTGAAGAAAAAAGTCCATCAGGTCGCAGGTCCCGAGAAAGAACAACTCACGTACTACATACAATTCTTTGGGGGCTATGTGCGCAAGGCGCTCCTCACCTCCCTCTACCGGGAGTGCGATCCGTCCGGCGCGTGCAAGATGGTCGCGTTCGGCAGCCAGAATATGCTCTCGGATTGGGATGTCACGCTGATCGGACCCTCCGCACCCGAAATTGTATCATGCATGATGAAATCGTTCTCGCGGTACTACGACGCTCCCCCGTCCATCGTCTTTGACAGCAATTTTTATTGCTGCGGGTTCCTCCAGGCTAAAGGGATTGTCGATACAAAACATGTACTGATCGTTAACGACCAGGCCGTCGTCGTGCCCATCAAACCGGAAGAGGAGAGCACCTGTCTCCTGTTTGCGCTGCTCAAACTCATCCCGTGCTTCCAGGTTGTTCCTGGACTCGTGCCCCCCGCGCTCCTCGCCCATCTGATCGAGTACAAACGATCGCTCGATAAGTCATGCAGTTTTTAGATTGTCATCCATCGCACATAGTACATTTGATCATTTGATGTCGGCGAGTCGACCAAGACCACCATTCGTTCTGATCGGGAAGGTACTGTTGCGTATCACTATTGAGGACAAATCTCGTAATGATGCCTCGTTGTCGTTTCTCCAATTCACGCGCCGCGGCCTCAAAATGACTAAAAAACGATTCGACTCGATCATTATCGTCGGCGTACGCGTCCGAAACCATAAAAAAACAAGTGTTCAAGTTAAATCAGTGTTCATGTTTGTCCACAAATCATTTTTCACATCCATCTCAATCGTCGAGGGATTTCGGCTCGGCCGGCGGTTCGGCGGCCACCGTCGGAGCCGGGATCGGCTCTTTCCCATCCTGGACCATGGTATTCAGGTTCGACATGAGATCCTGCATCGAATTCATCATCTTGCCCAGATCCAGGTTGCCATCCTGCATCCCCCCCGACAATCCCTGGAAGATCTCATTAAAGACGCCGGAACTCATCATGTTCCCGATCATCTGCATGGGATTGGCCTCCTGCCCATCGGCCGCCTGGACCTGCTCCCCAATCTTGTCCATGATGTTTTTCAGGAAATTGTCCGTCTGCGGCGGCGATGGTTGCGGTCGCTCCTTCAGGACCTGTTTCGCCCTGCCCTCGGGATGGAGGATCGCCGAAATGGTCAGGAGGTGCGTCCAGATGACCTTCTCCTCCTCGCGATCGCAGATCTGGAAAATGTTTCCCAGATCGATCGCCACTTTTTCCGAATAGACCAATCGCGGCTGTTTCAAGAGTTTCTTGTTCCGGTTCATAATCGCCTCGTCATTCTCCTTGGTAAACTGCTGGAAGATCTGGATATGCCGTTTCACCGGCTCGATGTGGATCAATCCCGTCTTCTCGATGAGATGACCGTAGAGCATCAACGACTTCTGTCTCGCCCCGAACGATTCATTCAGATCGCGAATAAAATTACAAATCGTATTGAACCGCAACGCCGTATTGTCGTCCATCCTCTTTTTATTCCTATTTTCGCCTTTTCTTTAGATCGAATCGGGAAAGAACAAGAAAAAGGATGGGCGAGGCGTACAACAGGAGGCTCAGTAAAAAAGGCGGACAAGGGAGAGGGCGCAGGTTCAGGTAGGAGAGGACTCCGTCCGCATGGATGGAATCGAGGAACAGATTGGATTGCGTGTGGACCATACTGATGTACTGGAGGAAATAGAGTTGAGGACGGCGCAATAAGAATCCCAGATTCGTAATAAACGAGATGGAGGTGTAGGAGATCAGTAGGAGGAGGACGACGACAAACGATGCGTTGTGCGGGGAGGAGAAGGCCCACATCAGCATGTTGGTCATCATCATCTGCATCGCAATGGCAAAGAAGAGAGGAAACGACCCGAACTGAATCATCATGATGATGAGCGATTGGAACATGAGAAGAAACTGATCCGTGGTGATGGCGTTCCAGAGGTACGCATTCTCTGAAAAATAGCCCTGATGGATCTCGTGAAGGATCATCGAACGTCGATGAAAATGATTTGTGAGCGTGCTGACGGGGAGGATGGAGACGGTAAAAAATAAAATCTGCACAACCGCCACGAGGTACACCAATTCCAATCCCTGTTCGGATGGATCATTATGCCATCGATTATGATGCGAACGGATCGGTCCGATCAGCATTTCCTGGAGTCCAATAATCACAATCGGCATGAGCATATGCATCAGCGTCTGGATCGGCTGTCGCTGCGCGATGATCTGATCTCTCTGATTCAACAGAAGGATCTGTCGCCAGAACGGGGTACGCGCATTCGGCGCCGGTGGCGTCGATGGCGGTGGATCGAGGACAATATCGATCATCCTCGGTTCCGTACGAGGAATGATGATGAGCCTCCCCTCCGAAACAATCCATTGTTCATCAAACTCCTCCCTCAGGTGAGACGGCAATTGATGGAACGACAGGACGCACAATTGTTTGCGATGCGAAAGGAGGAGACCGAACAGATGCCCGATCATCGCATCGTCCAATCCCGAGAACGGTTCATCGAGCAATAGGATGTCCGAGATCGGATCGAGGAACGCCACGGCGAGCATGATGCGCTTTTTCTCGCCGCCAGAGATTCCCCGTTTCTCGATGGAACCCACCCTCTCCCCCGCCATCTCCTCCAACCCGACCTCTCGCAGTACCCGATCGATCGATTCCTGATCCGGTGAGGAGGTGCGCAGGGCGGTGTAAAACTCAATCGTCTCGCGCACCGTGAGCTGGGGATGGAGATGGATGTCCTGTTTCATATAATGAGCCTTTGGACAATAACGGTCGTACAAATACTGGAGGACAGTCGACTTTCCACTCCCGCTCGGTCCCGAGATCCCGATCATTGACGTTCCGGGCAGGATCTCGTGCGAGGGAAGGGCGAGCGAGCACGCAGGAGACAATGATAATTCCATCTTTTCAATATGCAACATGACTTTCTATTTATAGATCAAGACTATAAATATGTGTACAAAACTGATTTATGATGGTTGCACACCTCCTCATGATAAGGATCCGTCCTGATCTCATCGATCGATTGATTGTGTGTGATGACAGATCCGATGGACCGCCTCTCTCAGGACCTCCTGAGCCACATCTTCGGATTCGATCCGACCTTCCACGAGATCTACCGATCGAGAGTTCTTCCCGAATTGCGCCGGAAAAATATGGAATTCATGGCCGAGATTTTTTTCTTTTTTTTCTGGGACCGGGCCGAGATCGCGTCCCTCGTCTGCGAAGAAAAGGTTTTTCGCATGCGCACCACGACAAATCAATCGTATACCGTCGAATACATGCATGAAAATGAAAGGATCATCTTTCGGATCCACAATCTTCGCACCGGATCATGGTATGACGAATGTTTAGGATAACTTTTTTCATGAAAGAAAAGATAAAAAAGCATGTCATCATCGCTATTCATCCAGACCATGGGCGTCCTGTGGTCGCAACTGTTCCTTTTCGTCCTCGTGATCCTCGGTCGTAAAAAACCCATCCGGTTCGGCGGGTGGGCAATATTGGGGATGATCCTCGTCCAGTTCTTGTTCTTGTGGGCGATCTTCGCCTCGTCCGCGTCCATCCCGCTGAGTCTGTTATGGATGTCCCTGTTCACCGTCCTCAACGGCATCCTGGTCGCGCCGGCCTACCGATCGATGTTGAGGGATCATGTCGTCATGGCGCTCGTCTCCACGGCCGCCATCTTCCTCCTCATGACCGTCTACGGCATTGCCGCGTACCGATCCGGGTTCGTCCTTCTCGGATGGATCCACTACCTCCAGTACGGTCTCCTGGCCCTGCTCCTCGCCCTGCTCGCCAACATCGGACTCTCCCTGGCAGGATTCCATTACAGCGCCTTCCAGCAGATGTTGTCGGTCGCCGGCATCCTCCTGTTCAGTGTGTTTATTGTCCACGACATCCAGCTCATCGAGAAGAATGCATCCTCGCGCACCCGCCAGAATCCGATCCTGTACGCGCTGGCCCTTTTTCTCGACATCCTCAACTTGTTCAATTTCATCTCGTCTCCCTCGAATGGATAGTAGCAAAAGAGTTATCCTTCCATACCGTCCGACATATCCGATAATGCCGTGTCAATGAAATGATCAATATTATCATTACATAGCAAGGGGGTATACTGATTAATTTTTTCATCATCTCAATGCCAGCCACCATTGTATCTGCAACAGTTTTTCAATCTGTTCTTTTGTAAATCTGTACCTGATGAATCTTGCCGGATTTCCGCCCACTATACTATAGGGTTCGACATCTTTACGACATGACTGTTATTTGCAATGACGGATCCATCTCCAATCCTGACACCGGACATGATCGTCGCATTCGTTCCGATCCAGACATCATTACCAATAATCACATCTCCCTTGGTCGAGGGATGACCTTCTCCATTGAAATTCGTAAAAACATCTCGATGGGTATGTCCGAACGGGTAGGTAGTCACCCAATCGGTCCTGTGGTTTCCGCACAAGAAGACGTTTATATTGCCTCCGATAGAACAAAAATTGCCAACAACCAGTTTGGACTGTGGATCGCCTCCGAAAACGATATGCAGACGACCATAGGTATATTTTCCATAGGATATTTTTTTTTTCTCATATAAGAATGTTAAATGATTTCGCTGGTCGCCAACGAATAGAAAAAAAAGTATAGAGATATGATAGGGATATCTCATGGCGTTCTTATTTGTGCATATACCCAAGACGGCGGGCACAAGTATCGTCCAATCCATGAATACAAAAATACGGAGGATGCGTCTTGTAGGGCATAAGCGCATACTGGAAAAATCCTCCGATCGTATCGATCGGCATCAGATGAGTGTCTGGTCGAAATTTGGGAATACAATCCATCGATACCGATCATTCGCCGTGGTGCGTCATCCCTATACCCGATTCCTGAGTGCGTATCGTTATCTCTCCGACATGAAACGGAGAGGCATTGATCATGAAGCCGGCGCGATCATTCGCTCCTATCCGAACATCAATGCGTTCATCAAACACCTCCCGCATCACATGGAACGGATCGTCCATTTTTTGCCACAGCATGTGTTTATATGCAAGGACGAGACGATCATCATCAATCATGTGCTCCGGTTCGAAGATCTTCCCGGATGCCTATCGATTATCCATCCGAACATTCCTCTATGTCATGTGAATCGATCCGATTGGAGGCAGTACAATCTTCAACTGACCCGTGAGAGCATCGGTATCCTCCAGCAATGTTATCAGAAAGATTTTGACATCCTGGGCTACGACAGGAATGATTTTTCATCGATTACCGTCCGGTAGGAGTTCGATCTTTATCCTAATCGCATCGATAATATATGTATCTATACTATCATTATCGATGAACAATACAAATATTCCTTGTGCGCTTCTATATTTTCACATGAAATAGATGAATTCGCCGGTCCTGACCGAGAGGGACAGGATGTCCTCGAGGTAGTACCGATCCTCCTCGTCGAGACGATCCTTGAATTCGGGGATGGCGCGTAGAAAAGGGCGGAAGCGTCCCAGGGCATCGAGGATCGCCTCCGCCTCGTCCGCCTCCCACGAGCCGTCGCAATCGCTGTGGTAGACGAACGCATAAGTCCCGGGCAGCAGGACATTCTTCAATCGTAGGACCAGATCATAATGGATCTCGGACGCCGACCGGATGCACGCGAGGACCCTGTCGGCCTCCTCATGACGATCCTCCTCCCGCAGACGGAGGGCCTCGGCTCGCAAGAAACCGATCCGCTGGATGTGGACGCCGCTGTAACTGCCGACCCGGACGAAGGTATCGATACACCGGATGTCGAGACCCATGATGGATTGCCTGTGTCATAACGCACAACGATAGAACAATGAGTACACAAGACTTTCTATTCATCAAAGACATTCAATCCAAAAATCAATTTTACAATGAGATCCACACGATAAGAAAATTAAGTCTCATGGAGATCCAGTACCATGAACTCGATCGGCAGCAATCGGATTGGATCGGGAGCGGCGGATTCGGTCGCGTCTTCGAGGTCACCTACAAGAAACGACGGGTCGCCTGCAAGATCCTGAAGCACGCGATCCATCCGTCCATCTTCTACAAGGAGATTCACATCATGCAGTGCCTCGGACGGCACGCGTGCATCGTGAACCTGATCGGTTACATCCACGAGAAGGAAAAAGATGAATTCATGTGCATCGTGATGGAGCGCGCGCAGGGCATCCCGCTCTCGTGCGGGATCATGTACCACGACATGACCGATCTGGTCCGGCGCAAGATCAGCGTGGACATCATCGATACGCTCGCGTACATCCATCGGCACAAGATCATCTACCGGGATCTCAAACCCGAGAACATCATCCTGAACATGGTCCACTGGTCGATCCAGTTTGTAGATTTTGGGAGCGCGATCCGGTGCACGGACGAGGAGAATATCCGCGGGATCGTCGGGACGCCCGGCTACATGGCGCCCGAGGTCTGCAGGAACGATCCATACACCTACACGGCGGATATCTTTTCGTACGGCATGACGCTCTTTGTGCTCTGGATGCAGCACGAACCGTGCCGTCTGTCGCAGGTCCAGAGGATCTTACGGCACCGGGATTCCGTCTTTCACGACATCATCCTGACCGCTCTTCACCCCATCGCGGCTCACCGGCCCAGCGCCGCCGGCATCCTGGCGACCCTCGAGGACATCCGTACGAAAAAAAAGAGCCGGACATTCAACATCTTTTCGCTGTTCTGCTGATAGGGATAAGAATTGAAAACGATTGACAAATCACAAGAAAAAAATCAAATATGGAACGCAAACGACCGTCTCGCGGCGGTGGATCCACTGTCGATAAAGAAATGCCGCAGCGGACCGTACGGAAACGCGCACCGCCACCGCACGAAGTGGAGGAGAAGAACGACAACGAGACGACGCCGGGACGGATCGTACGACGACGACAGCCACGCGCCCCCAAGAAAAAGCCACTCGTAGCGACGCCATCATCACCAGACGATCAGGAGGAGGAACGCGTCCGATCTCCCGATCCCCCGAGGATCGATCGGATGCTCACACCCTCCCCTCTGCTCTTTGAGAACGACGACAATGAAGATGAACTGATGAGGGCGATCCGGGAGAGCCGCGAGGCGTACCGCGACCACATACAACGATTGGAGGCCGATCGAGCACGACGACGCCAGCTGGCGGAGACGCTGGCGCTGCCGATCTCGCGTCTCCGTCTCGTCCTCTCGAGCACGCGCGATCCGCGCGAGATCGGCATCCTCCACCAGATCCTCGATCACGCGATGTGGAACACGCGCCCCAACGAGGCCGACGATCAATCGCCTCCGCGTCTCGCCCTCTCGCCCGAGATGAAAACCTACCTCGAACGACTCGGGAGGGTCTTTGCGCCCCTGGTCGACGCGCTGTTTACCGTTTCCGGAACAGGAGCAGACAGAGGATGACAATCAGGAGGATCAGGATCAGGATCCACCACCAATTCTTACCGAGGAACGAGACAATCGTGGTGGTAGTACTCGCGACCCGATCCTGGCCCGTGCCTCGTTTGCCCGCGTAGAGACAGGCGCCGAAGCCTTTCTTGAGACATTCAAAGGGCACGCCGAAACGATCGTAGCCCGGCGGGAGGTCCGGTTTCAGACCGCAGTAGAATTTCTCTCTGCGAGGCGGCATTCTTTTCTTTCTTCTCTGTCGATATTTAATTCATTGAGAGAAAGAAAAGAAAGAAAATGACCACCGTCCTGGTGACCGGCGGGAGCGGGCTGATCGGCAATGCCATCCGATCCATCGCCCACCGATTCCCTTTCCGGTTCGTGTTTGTCGCGAGCCGGCAGTACGATCTGACAGTCTGGGGGGAGGCCGAGCGGATGTTCTGCGAGATACGGCCCGATTATGTCATCCACCTGGCCGCGCACGTCGGCGGGCTCTACAAGAACATGAACGAGAAGGTCGATATGCTCGAGAAGAACCTCCTCATCAACACGCACGTCGTCCATTTCAGCCACGTCTTCCGCGTGAAGAAACTCATCGCCTGCCTCTCTACATGCATCTTCCCGGACACGATCGAGTACCCGATCGATGAATCCATGCTCCACGAGGGATCGCCGCACCCGTCGAATGAGACGTACGCGCACGCCAAGCGGATGCTCGAGATCCACTGCCGCGCGTACCGCGAGCAGTTCGGGGACGACTTTACGTGCGTCATCCCCACCAACATCTACGGCCCCCACGACAATTTCCACCTCGAGGACGCGCACGTGATCCCCTCCCTCATCCACAAGGCCGTCCTGGCGCGAGAGGACGGCACCGACCTCGTCGTCCGCGGATCCGGGCGGCCGATGCGCCAGTTCATTTTCAGCGAGGATATTGCCACGCTCATGGTCCTCCTCCTCCAACAGAACTCCAGGAACCCGCCCCTCATGATCCTCTCGGTGCCCGCCGCCGACGAGGTGAGCATCCTCGATGTGGCGCAACAGATTGCGGACATCGCGGGCGTCGGACTCCGTCTGGACGAGTCGTTCGCGGACGGGCAGTTCAAAAAGACCGTCACGAACCGCCTCCTGCTCGATCATTTCCCGGGATTCGCCTTTACCCCGCTCGAGGAGGGTCTGCGGCGTACGATCGAGTGGTTTATCGCGGCGCGCAAAGAAGGGATCGCGCGGGTCGGATGATGACACAATCGAAAAAACAAAAATGAAATAAAATTTTCGATGCAAATTTTATTAAAAAACGCCATGAGCGATATATTGGATGGAGTCCTTGCCTATTTTTCCCAGCACCTGACAGAGATGGATTTGCATGAGATTTCAGATAAATTATGGACGGTGCATCATCATCTCTCGTCGGACGGGAAAGGACTGTCGGGAGGGACGTTCACGGAACAGATTGTTTTTGAGATCTTAACGACGATCCTCCCGTCATTCACCCCATTTCATAAGGAACAATCGGACTGCATGATCCAGGGACACTGTTTTTCGTTCAAAAAAATCACGGGCAATTCCCAATTGGCGCTCAATTGGAGCAAGAATAACGACCCATCCAAAAAATGCATGCTTTTCAAGCATCCCATCCTCCTCCTGAACCTGAAAGGAAAACGATGGTGGACTACGAAATCCGGTTTTGATCGTTATGTCCCCATGGGATTTTATTTCATTGACCATGTGTACTGCAATCAGAACATACGATTGAAATCCAATAATAAGACGAATACCTTGATCGATGCCGAGAACCTGTACCGCATCATGATGGATGCGATGGACAATCGACGTTTCCTGGAACTCCCCCCGCCGTCCACCGACCGATACTCCTATTCGTTCAATGCGGGGTTCCACGAGATTCCGACAAAAAAATGGGCGGAACTCCCGTTCGATCCGGCGCACCCCCGGTTCATCGACTTGTTCTGCGGGGTCGGCGGGTTCCACGCGGCGCTCGCCGAGGTGGGGGGTCGGTGCGTCTTCGCCTCGGATATCGACGCGGCCTGTCGTGAGAATTATCTCCAGAACTGGGGGATCGAGCCCGACCAGGACATCCGGTCGGTCCGGGAAGCCGACATCCCGCCGTTCGATATCCTGTGCGCCGGATTCCCCTGCCAGCCGTTCAGCAAAGCCGGGGATCAAAAAGGATTCGTGGACGAGACCAAGGGCAACCTGTTCTTTGAGATTGTCCGGATCCTCAAGCATCACCGCCCCCAATCGTTCATCCTCGAGAACGTCAAGCACATTGTCGCGCACGACAAGGGCAACACATGGCAGACGATCCGCGATCACCTACGACATCTCGGGTACAGCATCCATGATTCACCGGTCATCCTCTCGCCGCTGCACTACGGGATCCCGCAATCCCGGGAACGAGCCTTCATCATCGGGCGTCGTGATGCTCCTCCTCTCCCTCCGTTCCCACGTCCGACCCTGCAGCCGACGGACATTCAATCGATCCTGCTCAAAGATCCAGAGGAGATTGCAAACTACCGATTATCCGGGAGGCATCACGAGGCGGGCCAGATCTGGGAGGCCTTCTGCCAGATCCTTGCCCAACATTCCATCGCCATCCCCCGATTCCCGTTGTGGACCGACGAGTGGGACAGAGAACGCGATCCTCAGGATGCTTTTTATATCAAGTACAAGACATGGATCGACAAGAACCGCGAATTTTATACGGCGCACGAATCGATCCTCGGCGGATGGCTTGAGACGTCCCGCCAGAACCCGTCGTGGACGGGCGCGCTGCGCAAACTGGAATGGCAGTGCAATGAGACATCACTGACGCGATGCCTGTGGACCTTCCGAGGATCCGGGATCCGCGTGCGCAACCTGGAGTACTCCCCGACGCTGGTCGCCATGTCCATGATCCCAATCTACGGCCCGGAATGGCGGAAACTGACCCCGCGAGAAGTCTGCCGGCTCCAATCATTCCCCGATTCCTACCAGTACCATCCGAAGCACTGCTATAAACAGATGGGCAATGCGGTGAATGTGACCGTCGTCAGGCACATTGCCGAATGGCTGTCATCCTGATGGATTATCATCTATTGTCTTTTTTTTCCATCGATGGATAAAAAAAATTCCTTCTTTACATTCTCATTATCCTTGTCCTTGTGATGACGATGATGATGATCGACTGCGAGTTTGTTGTTGTCGTCTTGGAGAGGATGCAGCACCACCGCCTTGCATGCGCGTAGAACCGGATGATTGTAATAGTATAGGTGCGGTCTTATAGTGGTCTATCATCTCTGTTATCTGTCGTATAAAATTTTTAATCGTTGATTTCGTAGTTTTCCCATTTTGTTGTAAGAATCGATTGTATGACGCGAATGAAAACTTGTCGATGGGGGTTGTCCGCACATAGTCTCCCAGAGCATTGATCAATTCCGCATTCCGTTCCGGATCAAAGGAACGCTGTTTCCAACCCGAGTTCTTATTGTCAAGGGCATGCTTGAGAACATGCTTTCTTTGTTCCAAATATTGTATTACAAATGGTCTATACGCATCCAGACCTTCATGTTCTTGATCTTTCCTCGCGGTAGCAACTTGTCGTTTCAGGCGTTTTGTAGCATCTTCATCCGATTGATTGTATTCTCCAATTCCTCATTTTCTGTGTACCGATCCATAAAGTCTTCGAACGCAATCCGTTGTTGTCGATCTTGTCGTTGCGGGAAAGGCCTCATACCGAGCGTTTCCTGCAGACACTCCAGGAATCGTCGTTGCGATGGCATTGGGTGTCCGCGCGCATTGTGGACAATTTTTTCAAAATCGACCGGGTAGTCGCAGAAATCAGATGTGAATGTTCGTTCGTCGCGATAATACAGATGCCTCATGGCCATGACGATCCTCTCGCACAGATTCGCATCCCCCCTGTACTGGAGAGGAAATCGGTACCGGTCCATCATGCTGTACAACATCGATAGCAGCGAGTACGGCGCCGTGTGCTTCCCTCGACCCGCGAATTCCATGGTGCATGTCCTCGTCTCGACCAGGTCGGCCAGGTCGGCCATGCTGCGCGGATTCGGATGATGTCGTGGCATATCCCGGCGAATCTCGAGGACGATCTTGTTCAGGTGCGGATCCGGTTTCGTCATGGTCAGCATGGCGCCCTCGGCGACATGATCATGGGATCCGATGGTGAACGAGATCTCCTCCCGATGGAACAATAAGAAGGCGATCAGACGGAGGAACCATTCTTTGATGTGCTTGCGATCACGATAGATGCTCGGGTTCTTTTGCATCGCGTATTGCTTGGCGGTGCGCAGCCACCTCTATTTCTGCAATCGCCACAACGTTTTTTCGAGTCCATCCCCTTCGCGCGGAGGGACGTACTCGAAGATCCGTCGTTTCAATTGGACGGCCAGGTCTTTGAACCTCTCGTCGTCGGTATCAATCTTTTTCAGATCTTTCAGGAGACGATCCATTTGTTATATAAGAGAAAATAAATAAAAATTATCATTCATCGAATTCAAATTCCTTGAGACAGAGGGAGCACTGGATCTTGCCGTCCGTCAGACGTTCCTGGAAACAGTCGTGACAGAGATTATGGCGGCACGGCAGATCGTACCCCTCCGGGTCTTTCTTGCAGATCGGACACACATCCTCCTCGGTGGCGCTGTTTTTGAGCAGCGCCTCTAGTTTTTTTTGCAGTTCGACGATTCTTTTCTTGAGCCGTTCGATCCGCAGCGCATTATTCCCGTTCTTGCGCTGTCCCTTGCTGGGGGTCTTGTGGATGCTGTCGGGATCGTAGCGTTTCTTCCACAGGAAACGGAGCGTCGCCTTCTTACGCGATGGGATATCAAGGTCCTGGATTCGTTGGAATGCCGTCTCACGATCCGTCAGACTCAGTATCTCTCGGCACGACATATTTTACTTTACCAGGATAGATTTTTGTTTTGTCGTTTCAATTTTCGACAGTTATTTTTTCTTGGGTCGCACCAAATGATTCTGTTCTCGTGCGAATATTATTCTCGCCTGGTGATCGGGTTCCGCGTCCCTGTCATGACGGAATCGCACAACCATCACCAACTCCACACGATCGATACCATCACGATCCTTACCCTCAAATGGAACCAACGGAAATGGACGATCCGGTTCCGGATCTGGCCGGACCGGGTCGGTCTGGAGTGGAAATATGCGAGCACCCTCGCCGACAATCTCCCGGTCCGGTGCTCGATCCAAGAGAAACTTGGATTCTATCTGTGCTCGTTCTATGGGACCTACCTGATCTGGTGGCTTACATTGTTACGATTCAAGCATAGGAAAAAACAGCGACAGGTGGTCATCATGGACGATCTGCGGATCACCATCGATGAGCACTCACGATGGGAGATGAAGTTTCATGTCGATCGCGCCAGGATGCGGTGCAGTGGTGCCGCGTATAGACCTCCCGATGCGAACGCCAGTCCCGCGCGTCATAGACAGATCCGATCGGGGGAGGGTTGAATTCCAGGTACGGCAGGGGATGGATCTGATCCGGGTACGTCTCGATCACCCGATCGAGCATCCGCGGGCCGGTCGCGTCGAGGACGTGGTCGTGGAAGACCGACGCCATCGAGGCCATGTCGCGGAGCACCTCCAACCAGAACGGGTGGCGCGGCGGCGATGCCATCAGGCTGTTCTGGTGCGTCTCGACGTTCGGGAACGGCGATTCGACGATCGACGGCCGGTCCGTCGCCAGGCGGTCGTAGAAGGAGCGGAGCACCTCCATGTCCATGTCGATATAGATGCCCCCGTACAAATACAAGATCATGTATCGCCCCGCGTCCGCGCGGTAGATGGCGCGCGGGTAGCGCTGGTAGATGGGGAAGAACCACGGGAACGACTCCCGGACCATCCTTTCCAGATCCTCGTCGGTCCAGAGACGGTACTGGAAATCCGGGAACACGCCCCGGACCGTTCGCTGGCAGACGGACCACGCCGCCGGCCACAACCTTGGATCCTTGGGCGCGGTCTGATGGATCAGACGAGGGATCATTTTTTTTCTATGAAACAAAAAACTTTCCATCTGATAATTGATTGATAAAAAATTTCAAGAAGAAAAAAGATTATGGAACAACTTTTGGAGCGGATCCAAAAAGCGCGATTCGTCGTTTTCGGGGCGAGCAATTCCGACCATGGCGATATGCAGCGCTGGAGCATGTGCGATCCATATTTTTTGGGAATCAGTCACACCGATAAAAACACTTGGTACATATTGTACAGACAAAAATTATTGACCTTACCCATGGGACAGCGAAAACAATTGAAAGCGTTAAGTTTCTATATGAATAGTTCTGATCGATTGGATTGGAATGATCCATTATTTGTTCCCGCACTCCAATTTATGACTGAAAATAGAAAATATCCCGTCGTGATCATGGATGTGAGTACTATCCAGCATGTGAAAGATTATTCGCATGCCCGGATGATCATGATGAGCATCGTGTCTCCCGACGGCACAGTATATCTTCCGATCCGTCGTCGTGAAACATTGAGCAGTAGTCCCATCCGGTGTCCTTGTCCGTGTGGAGATACCGCCGCGCGCCGAGGATTTGGTACTGTGGATGTGGAAGATCCGACCTTCGCAACAACAGCGACGACAATAGCGGATCACGCAACGGATTGTCCGCGTCTCTCAGATCCTGCCCGCTTGCCAAAAACAACGACAAAAACAACTCGATGCCCATTCGCGTACAATCTGTTTTCCTGATATCATTTCCTAGTACGATGAACGACCACAATATAGATTTTCTGCAAAATCGATATTGATTCATAATATGATTGTCTTGCATGCGACATGATACAGACAGAATAGCATATTGCCTATTAGAGAGACGTACAAAATCTTATATACCGGGAGCGTCAGGCCTTGTATATTTCCGAGGGAATTTCTGTTTGTCATAGGCATCGACATCCAGTATATATTTCTAGATCAGCTGTTGGATGCGTTTGTCCATATCTTTCTTGTTTAAGGAAAAATTTTTATTTCATACATCGTTCGCGCAGCAAAAACGACAATGTTAAAAATATGGCCGACATATGATAAACATGATCGGGGCAGTGCTTGCCATTCTATGTGGGTTAGGTTTCATCGCCTTGTACGCGGGCGGATTGTTATGCGTCCATGTCTACTGTCCGGCTCCCGAATTTGATTATGGATGATTGATTCTATGACTGCTGAGACCACGCGCGGAATCCGGGATCGCGCTCCTCCAGGATCTCGCGGAGCGTAATCACGACAGATCCATCGCGCGCCATGCCGAGAACGCCTCCCCGCGTGCTCGCGTACGCCTGTTCCTCCCTCGAGAGACGGCGTTGGCCTCGTTTGTAATCAAGGAACGCCATGCCGACCGCCCAGATGCTGCTCTGGGTCACATGATGGATCGGATCCGTCTCGTCGTCCACGGCGGCGAGGATCTCCTCGACTACCTCGACAAGTCCCGTGTTCGGAAAGAGCATCGTAATCCATCGGAATTCGGGGTAGAGCATGTCGTGCCAATCGTTGTTCATCATCATCTGCACAAAAACACAATACGATTGAATCTCGATCACAATGATTTGTATTCTATCGATGATAGAATTCAATTCTACGATGGATGATCGAACGGATCAATCGATCGCGAGGATACCGTGAGGAACGAGGAGCCGGTGGCACTCCGAGAGGATCCGCTCCGGGTGTTCCGAGAGGAGATCACGATCCAATCGGATATAGTCGAACAAGAACGATGGGTACGGGATGTCCGTCGGGTCGCCGCACTGGAAATAAATCGGCAAGTGCTGGTAATGGAGCCTCGCCCGGCGGATGCTGGATCCATCACGATCCAGCCCAATAATCTCCGCGTGCGGGTACTGGCGGTAGAGCGCCACGGTCGAAGCGCCATCGCCACACCCGAGATCCAGGATCCGCCGGGCGTCAATATCGACCGCGTGCAATGTCGTCAGCGGCGTAGGCGGTCGCCGTGCAAGGGTCAGTGCCATGACGTACGCCATTTTCATAATCATCTGCTAGGAGGGAATCGATTACAGAATCAGAACAATATCCTATAATCCTTACCCACCGACAGAAACAAATCAATTTTTCGAAGGATCAATCCTCATCATCGTCATCGGGGTATTCACGATTCAATAATATGGCAGCATTCCGGAGAATCTCTAAATCTCGTCTCAGCACATCGCTCACAGATTTCAACTTTTTTTTAAATTCTTGAGTGATATCTTGTCGTGTCAGTTGAACAATTTGCAAATCTTGATTCGTGAATCCGCCATATCGGAATCGCTCAAATAGGTCGTACTCGCTTTTTTTTTTAGCAATCAGTTTATTGATCGATCCGACGGCGGATACGGTCTGTTGTTTCGTCGGGCCTTTCTGCTGCGTCATTTTCTTTTTATAATTTTTTTTTATTTTTTATTTTTTATTTTATCCACGAGACGATTTTGCTGAGCAGGATGTCGAACCATGTGATCGGGCGCAGGCGGATGTATTTCCTGTAAAGGCCGTACCGGAGACGGATCGACGACAGGACAAAGAACGGATTCGTAAAGACAGAGAACGCGGGCCGGACGGTCTTCAGCATGAACTCGTTGCAGTCCTTTTCCAGATGGTACCCGAGACGGCGGTAGTACTCGCGCACACCCACCCCGCTGATGACGGCCGTGGTATGGCAGCCGTGGTAGACGGCGACATTCTCGGCGCACCACATGAGGAATTTCCCGATCCCCTTGTGCTGGATCGATTGCTTCCCGGTCGTCCCCGCGATGAAACCGTACACGTGCAGTTCGCGGATGCGGGCAATGCCGTCCCTGCGGAGGAATGGGAAGAGCGAGGTGCATTTTTTCTGGGCGGGTGGCAGGCGCAGCCGGACAAACCCGAAGAGCACCCCCTCCTTCTCGACCGAGAGGAAATACTCGGTGGCGCCGTTCGCCCGGTACGACCGGATCCACAGGTCGCTCCCCTCCACAGTAATGGTCTGGTTGTTCTTGATCTCGCGCGAACGGATATCCCTCATCGGGAGATGGTGCCGCGCCATGTACTGCTGGACGTACTGGTTAAGGTTCGTCCGGATGGTCTCGCTCTCGTACCCGAGCCGCATGTTCTTCTCGGAGGCCTCGGGGAAATCCCGGTGGACGCGATTGATCCTAGTCCACGGCTTGACGCGCGCGATGCCCTCCGCCAGCGTCCGGACGAACAACGGGTAATCGCTCTCGGCGTACGGCGTCCACACACCCTCGTCCTTCCACCGTCTCGCCGTCGTGAACGGCAGGCTCAGGCAGGGATAGATCTTGACATAGTCCAATTGATAGTCCTCGCTCTCAAAAACAATCTCAAACATCCGCGCATCCGCCTCGGGGGAGGCGTAGGGGAGGTCGGGCATCAGGTGGCCGTCCACCTTGAACCCGTTGTTCTTGAGACGCTCGATCGCGAGGACGCCCGCCAGGACGCAATGCCCCCTTCGATTCCGCTGGAGGATGTCGTCGTCGGTGTGCTGGAGACCGAGCTGGACGCGCGTGCACCCGAAACGCCTCAGTTCGGTCATGGAGGCCACGGAGATGCGATCGGGGCGCGTCTCGAGGACGAGACCGACGATCCGCGCGAGCGGCCGTGTCTCGTTGCGCGTCTTCTCCTCCTCCAAGGATTCACGCGGCCGGCAGCGCGCCATCATCTCGTTGTCCAGCGGGAGATGGTGCTGGAACGGCTTCTTCTCCAGCCACGCCGTCGCGTCCAGATCCGCAAAAATGTTGCACCCGTAGTAGATGCCGTGGATGAAAGCCTCGCGGTACTCGCGCGGATGGCAGTCCCACGTCCCGCCCAGGACAATGATCTCCAATTTGTCAGGGACGTGGCCCATCTCCTGCAATTCGAACAGCCGTCGGATCACCTGCCGCGCCGGATCAAACTCGGACACCCTGCCGCGCTTGAACGTCCCCTCGCTGCTCAGATAACTCCGCGAGATGGTCTGTTCGGCGCCTTGTTCACGGCACTCGTTCGGACAGAACGAACAATCATACTCGCACGAAAAAAAACGACCGTCCAGCGCGACCGAGACCGGAAGGACACCGCTCCACGATCGCGTATTTATTTTCATTGTTATAATAGATTGCATCGAATCGTCTTGGAATCATTTTTTTCTTGTCGAAAATCTTGTGTGTGATTATGGAGATGAAAATTGTGCGGACAGTCATCGTCCTCTGCTGTCTCGTTCGCAACACGCGCGCATTCTGCCCGCCGGTATGATATTACACGGCCAAAGAACTGTCCGTCTTCGAGCATGTGCCGTTATGGGGTACCACATGGAAAGATCATGCTCGACGATTTTTCGAGTATCATCTGGATCTCGATCTGACTACTCGGAGAACATCAAGAGAACGAGATAAATTTATCTCTTTAGTTTTTTCCGGGGAGGCGAACCGATCAGCATCTGCGATAACTGACGGACCATATCCGGTCGGAGATGAGAAAGGATCTTGGTCTCTCTGACTTTCTGGGCGGTCTGGTATGCCGATAAGATCTCGTCGCGTTCGACGAGCCCTCGCAGGAACGCGGTGCATCGGTTCTCCGCGACCGAACGATCGAGGACACTCACGATAATGTTTTTTGACAACGCCCCATAATCGTACAAGAGGCGGAGATGATGGATACAATCATGCCGAAGGATGCTCCGAAGACAGTCCGGATCGCGGATCTTGACCGGTGTTTTCAGGAGATTCCGTAATCCCACAATCTTGAGATCCTTGCAATCTTTCATCCTGGCGAGGATTTCTTCAAAAAACACGTCTCGTCGTCTGGGAGATGTAAACAAAGACATGACAATCTTCATGGCTCGTTTATCCCATTTCTCGAGGATGAGCGTCAATAAGTCATCATCATTTTCCCAGTGTTTCATCTTTTTGAGGATTGTTTTCAGCATATAATCATCCTTCCCATCGATCGTAGAGGGATCGTATATCGAACGGTCGTCGATGAACGCGCGGAGGATACGCCCATAATCATCTTCGTCCAGGATCAGCCCGGAATCGATCACGATCACATCGCTGAATGCATGATACTGATGATGGATGCTCTGGATGATCTTCTCGACAAGCGCATGACGATCGAGGAGTCGATGATCGAAATGGGTAAAAATCATCTTGATGATGGCGTCCAATAGTTTATACCGACATACATTGATATCTTCCATGTCGTATCTTTTTTTAACGACATCGTACAGAGTCTCCAAGGGGAAGGCAATCGGATCGCGGTACTCGTACCGGGGGGGTGGGTATCGTTCAAGGATCGATTCGAGGAATTTTATATAAGTGTCATTGTACCCGTCTTGGACCGGTAATTTTTCGAGCAGGTACACGAATGGATATTTCCCCGAATGATTTTGTTTGTAGGGATCGAACCCGAGTTCTAAAAAATACCTGATGTTCTCGATGAAAGATGGGAGGGTATCCGAAACGGTCCATTTCCAGCGGCGCGCGTAGCGGGTGAGCGCCGTCTCGCCTTGCCCGTCGACGACAGCAAACACATCGGGAGCCGTCGGTTTCCTATTGAGCACCTGAGATACGACATTCTGAACGGATGGCATCCTTTATCGTAGTGAATCGTTTTTTTATCTACCATCCAAAAATATCAAGAATAAAAAATATTTGTCGTGATTAAATGAGAGTATCGTGGTGGGGATTTATTGTTCTAGGGGTGGTGCACGGTCTATCCTCTCTCCGTGGAAAAAAGATCCCTCCTCAGTGGACACAAAAACAAGGTAAGATCTATTGGCACGGTAAAGCCGTCACATTGCGCGGATGCTCGTGGTTCGGGTTCGAGACGCAGGATTATGTCGTGAACGGGCTGTACAGCCATTCCATGGATTATTACTTTGATGTGATGAAATCCGTCGGCATCAATGTGATCCGGGTTCCCGTCTCTGCCGAATGGATCTACTACAATCCCGACATCCAACCGCAGAGCGGCATGTACGCGGCGGATCCATCCCTCGCCGGGAAAACCTCGATCCAGATCCTGGATCTTTTTTTTGAGAAAGCGAGGGACAATGGCATGGCCATCATGCTGGATCTCCACCGCCTCCACAACTCCTACATCTCGGAGTTGTGGTACAGTCCGACGGACGATCTCTACCCCTCCTCTGTGTTTTTCGATGTCTGGAAGACACTCCTGGAGCGTTACAAGCATCGGGATAATCTCATGGCGATTGATCTTTTGAACGAACCGCACGGGCCGGCGACATGGGGAGCCGGGAATCCGGCCACCGATTGGAATTCGTTTGTGGAGTACGCCATCCCGCGACTCGATCGTCTGTTTCCCGACTACCACTGGCTATATTTTGTGGAGGGTATCAATTGGGGGCACGATCTGCAGGCGTATGCGGAATTCCCGATCCGGTTCAATGATACGGCGCTCTACGACCGGGTCGTGTACAGCGCGCACGTCTACGGGAATTCCGTTGTCCCGGGGACTTCGATCGATCCTACCATCCTCTACCAGCAGTGGGATCATAATTTTGGATTCATGAAAATCGAGCAGGGGCAGACGCTGGTGCCGGGCGAATGGGGGGGACAGACGTCCATCGATAAGACCTGGATGTCCATCTTCGGGCAGTACCTCCTCGATCGAGAGATGAATTCGAATTTCTACTGGTCGTTGATGCCGAATTCGGGGGATGTGCACGGCCTCCTCCTCGACGATTATACCACCCTCGATGCGTTCAAAGTGGATCTCATTAAAAAAATCACCCCAGAGGCAAAACCTTTTGTGTTTGCAGGATAAAAAAATGAAATCCGCTCATGATTCCACACAGTGTAAAATCATGAGTGACCAGACAATTATCAACTTTGTCCTTGTCGGGATGTTTTTTCTCTGTTTCTTGTATGTCATTGTGTCTTTCTGCAGGTCGTGTCAGGTCTTCAGGCGTCGACGAGACGACAATCACGATTTTATACCATAAAAAATGATTCTCTAGGCGCACATCTGTCCTCACAATGAATAATGGATTTTTTCATATGTATGTACATCCTCTATAGTCTCCTCGCGTTCTGTAGCATTGTCTGTTTTTTCTGTGCGTACTGTCGTACCGTTCGTTCCAGAGATGTGGAGGCGCCAACAACGATCGAGATTGTGCGATTATAGAGGCGAAAGAATGTAAAAGAGCCTGGAGAGATCCGTCGCCGTCACCCGCGCATGGTGCCAGCACAGGTACCGGTGGCTGGACCACCGGTGCCCTTTGCATCGCTTTTTCCGTCCGGCGCGGACGTATCCCGCGCACCGTCGATTTGGCAGCGCATTCGGCAGCATGCGCCGTTCCGATTCTTTCGATAAAAATCCTACAATATGAATAATCACATCGTCCGGCAATCGCTCCCAGTACACCATGTTTATCCTGTTGTATCCTCTGATTTAAATCCCTCTGAAAATCGATTTAAATGGAGGCTAGTTTAAAGAAAAACAAGGATTGAATCATGGACAAGTGCGATCATCCGAATTGGTCGATCGAATCGTCAAACAAGATTTGCGAGGATTGTGGGATTGTGATTGCGAGAGAGGATGATCCGGAGCAGGATCATCTGACGATGGCCAAGTACAATACGGATCCCAAACGATGCCATGCGCGCAGGACGGACGAGAAAGGGATCTACAAGGATGTGGAAAAACTGGGATTCAGCGACAAGATTGTTTCCATCGCAAACATGATGTACGAACAGGTGACCAAGGGAAAAATCTACCGGGGCAATTCGCGCAAGGGCATTATATTTGCGTGCATTTTTCATGCCTACAAGATCAACAACAATCCGCAGAGTTGTGAGCAGCTGATTGAGATTTTTGGCATCGAGAGGAAAGTGGGCCTGAAAGGACTCAAATTTGTGAACCTGAATTCGCCCAAGGAGTCCAAGTTTCGTGACTATCAGATCTCGACGGAGGACATCATCCGCGAGATTATGGACAAATTCAATGCCAATGATGCGCAGAAGAATGAGGCGATTGCCATCTACGAGAAGATTAAGAATCGGTCTTCCCTGATCAACCGTTCAAGACCGCAATCGGTGGCGAGCGGGATTGTCCGGTACTACATCATCCAGAAGAACAAGGATATCAGCATGGAATTCTTTAAATCGCGCGTGCGCCTGAGCGAACTGACGATCACGAGGATCGTGTCCGAGATTGAGAACATCCTCGACCTGATCTGAACTGAACTGCATCACTGACAAAAAATTGAAAAAGAAATGATGCCCACCTATTCAATAACCAAAATTCATGAATCTGATCTTATTCTACCTGGTCGCGCTGTTTGTGATCCAATCCCGGCGTGAGCATGTGACGCCGTACCGGTGGGAGCACGAGCCCTACACCATCGAGATACCGTTCCATCAGAAATACCTGTCCCTCCTTGCCCTGCTGGCGGGAGGACTCTTCCTGGATTCGTTCTCGCTCTACAGCCTGTGGTATTTCTTTGTTTTTGTGAGCCTCGGCGAGTATGCCGTGTTTGAGAATACCGAGCATCGTGCGTGGAGTGTCAAGATTGTCGATCGGACCTATAGCGCCAAGAACGATCAGGTCCTGATGGGCCTGGTCGTGCTCATTTTCATGCTCGCGCCGTCCATCCTTGTGCTATTGCTGCACATTGTCCTGGTCCAGTGGATCTATCCTCTCCCCTCGCTCCGCTGTTCTGAAAAAAAAGAAGATTAAAGAGATGCGCCCATAAAAGAAATGGGCGTCTACATATTCCGTTCGAAGCACGACCGGTTCATCAAGGTCGGGCATTACGCGGGGCAGAACGCGTACAGCCGCGTGGCGCACCGGGGATTCTACTCGTGCGTGTGCCCGAGGACGATCCGCGAGAGAGTGTCGATGGAGGATCTGGAATTGGCGGCGTGGTTCCCGCGGTTGACGACACGCGAGGAACGATGGATCAAGAAACAGTGGAAGGAACACCGGATCGGCGAGTGGTTCCCCCTCGAATGTCTGGAACCGATCCGGCAATTCCTTGCCGGCAAGGATACGGATGAGAGCCATTTGTGCGATGCGGAGAAAGCCATGATGACGCGCCGACGATTGTAAATAGAAAATCTGAAGAAAAAATAAAAAAAAAATATGATGAATGATAAAAAATGAACTATAGTGCACCGATCATTTTAAAAAATGATACAATCGATACTGATGGTACTCCCAAATTTTGTCAATATTCGAGTAGTCGGATCCGATGTAATGTCGATGAAAATAATGCTTCCGTCTTTACTCTTGAGAAATTGAATGATGGTTCTGGATTATATACACTCCAATCGGATGATGGTAAATATTGTGAAAGACGAAACGATAGCAGTGAAATTCAATGTGTGAACGGTGTGCCTGGGAATAATGCTCTAAAATTAAAGATTGATAATCCAACGGAAACGGGTTTTACCAGATTTAGTTTTAATAATACCCCAACTACATATTGCCAGCGTGCTTTCGGAAGAAGTGATCGGATGATTGTCTGTAATGCGACATCAGGGAGCACGGAGGATAAACAACAACGATTAAAATATTCTTTCCTCAATCATCCCAAGAGCGCACAGGTCTATCTTGATCGGAACGCCGATCTTCGACAAGCATACTGGTATAATAGGACTAGACAGAAGGGCGAAACGTATTCAAAAGAGGCTCTTGTAAATGCATACAAACATTATAGGATATATGGGAGAAACGAATCGCGGAATTTTAGCATACAATTAACGGATAATGAGGCGCAATGTTATTTGATCGATTATCCAGATGTCGCCGAGTATTTGAAAAATATTGGTAAAACAACTCCAGCTGAATTTATTCAGGGCGCCAAAGATCATTTCGCATCTTCAGGTATATATGAGAATCGAGTAGTATCCGATAATAGTCGTACATGTTACTATCCACCAACATCAGCCGCCCCCACCACCACTCCGTACGCCACCACTCCATACACCACCACTCCATACATCACCACTCCATATGCCACCACTCCGTACGCCACCACTCCATATGCCACCACTCCTTTCAGTACGACTCCCCGCGGTTCCACCACTCCTTATGGGACAACTCCTCTTCCGGAAACTCCTTTCAGTACGACTCCCCATGGCACAACCCCTAATCCTACCACCACTCCTTACGGCACAACCCCTAATCCTACCACCACTCCTTATGGGACAACTCCTAATCCTCCCACCACTCCTTATGGCACAACCCCTAATCCTACCACCACTCCTTACGGCACGACTCCCCGTGGTTCCACCACTCCTTATGGTACAACCCCTAATCCTACCACCACTCCTTATGGGACAACCCCTAATCCTACCACCACTCCTTACGGCACAACCCCCCGTGGTTCCACCACTCCTTATGGTACAACCCCTAATCCTACCACCACTCCTTATGGGACAACTCCTCTCCCGGAAACTCCTTTCAGTACGACTCCCCGTGGTTCCACCACCACTCCTTACAGCACAACTCCTA